ACCCTCCGACATACATCACGTCAGTTGACGCGACAAGTTACCGTATCTACGGGTTGACACCTGGCCAGGAATACTCATTCATTGTTAGCGCAACAAACGTTTACAGTGAGGGACCAACATCAGCACCAGCCTCGGCAACACCGGTGTCAACCACGGTGCAAACGGTCGCAAACCTTGCCGTGCCAAACACGACAAATTCGACGATCTTCAATGGAACATACGCGATTACAAGTGTATCGTCCGCGAGCACGTTCACGTACGCGCGCAACTCCACGGACACCGTGGCGCAGAGTAGTGTCAACGCGAACATCGGTACGATCGTGAACAACACCGCTGACAACATTAGCGCCACGAACGTGGCAATCACGACGTCAGGACCAACATCTAGTCAGTTCGCGTATACGCGATCAATAACCGGTACACTCGGCGATATCCCGGCTGGTACACCGGTTTCAAGTGTTGTTGCAACAAATGCAACGAACACGAACTTCAGTGGAACCAAGACGCTATCAGCCGTGGACCTTGGCGCGGGTACGATTACATACACTGCCGGCGGTTCATCTACAGTGTCATCCGTGGTCGCAAGCGGAACAGCCACGAACCTGAGTAACACGACATACAATGGAACATTCTCGATCTATAACACGACCGAGACAAAGTTCTCCTATCTTAGCGCGGCAACAAGTCCACCCGACCAGTTGACGTCGTCCGCGTATGGTTCAACAACAAACCTGACAAATGGCTACCTGTATAACAGCAACTCTGCGCAAATTCTGTCAGTTGTAGGGCACAACATGCTCACGTACACGACAGTCCCTGTCCCTGCAACCTTGAACCCGCACGGTTACACATTTAGCACAACAACAACCGACGCCGACCCGGGTAACGGTGTTGTCCGGTTCAACAACGCGACAGCGTCGAGCGTGACATACCTGTACATTGACAATGTTGACTCCGCTGGAACAACGCGCACGTCATGGTACTCCACCTGGGACGACGTCGGTGCAACGACGTACGGTCGTGTTGTTATCAGCCAGAACGGAAGCAAATGGGAGTACGCGGTTAGCGCCGCGGTTACCGCGGCAAGCGGCTACTATAAGATCCCGGTAACATATATTTCCGGGTCCAGTCTACCCAGCGCCGCGGCAGTGTCTGTTACATTTATCCCGTACCAGCACTCCACGGTTTACGCCCCGTACGGTTCACTGCGCAAGGCGGATAGTACAGCTAAACTAGACATTAGGTATCGATCAGGCTGGCTTGGCTAGTTGTAAAATAGACGTAGGCGTCTAGGAAAGACTAATGACAGAAAACACTGTACACTCACCGGTATATCGATACTTCACCGTTGATCTTTTATCAGACGAGATTTTGCAAGAAATCCCGTTCCGCGGCGTGTCGTACCAGCGCGCCATAAAAGGCGCGGGTTCATTTCAGGGAAGCATCCCGGTTATCAGCGACACCGAGGATCTTGATCTCTATGAAAACACCATGCCCGGTAACACTGCCGTTTTCATTGTACGAGACGGTGAGTGCGTCTGGGGCGGTATCATCTGGTCGCGCTCATACAACATCGTTGAGCGTGTTCTACAGGTAAACGCGTCAGAGTTCACGAGCTACTTCTATCATCGCCGCATCTGGAAGACCATAAGCAACGCGTATTCTGGAACCCTTGTTGTCAATAATTCTCTCGCTGAAGTAACATTCGATGACGGGTACTCCACCACCGTCGACACTGGTTCATCCGTTCTTATCAATTTTGATAGCGCACAAAACATAAAATATGACGGCTACTATTCAGTCGCGTCTCGACCCGTCCCGACAAGTTCAAAGTTTTATTTGCGCGAGGCAAAAAGCGTACAAAACGTTGCCTATGTAACAGTGTCTAACGGGCTTGCCACGATTGAAACCGAAACACATCATCATTTCAATGTGGGGGACACGATCACGGTCAACGTGTTGACCTTTCCAGAGTTCAACGGCACATTTGTGATCAAAAACGTTGACTCGAGAACAACTAAAACGTTCATGTACGATCTGTCAATCGCTGACAGGGTTAAAACCCCGGCTACAGGTACCGCCTCACGCGCGCTACCCGAAGGCGTATACCCGAACAGCACGATCACTACGCGCACTGACACCTATGACTATGTGCGCAGTCTTATCAGCGCGGTTGCGGGTGACTTCACTGGTAGCGATTTTTCATCAAACTACATTGAACCAGGTATTCGCAAGTACGCGCAGATCATCAGCAAGGAAATCAACTCTGGTGTCGCGATCATTGAAACCGATCACGCGCATGAGGCGTCCGTGGGTCAGTCTATTCAGATCAGTGATCTCGGGGCAGAGTTTGACGGTGAACACCGGGTTTCAGCTATTTTGTCTGACACAAAGTTTTCGTATCCTTTACAAGGTTACTACCCGAAAACAACGGTGTCAGCAAAAACCGCTACGATTTCAGCGGTGCGCGCAAGTAACATGGTGGCAACGGTTGTAACCAGCGCCGCTCATGGTTACGTTGTCGGTAACACTGTGACAATGTCTGTGGAGCAGGATCTGGGTGATTTTGCTGACGCGTTTAACGGAACATTTACGATAACAGGTGTACCGTCAACTACGACGTATCAATATGACATCACGGTCTCTGGTTCACTCCCGTGGCTGTACTTTACACGACCCCTGGCAACGTATGGTGGGACCGGCTATGATATCACTAGCGGAAGTGTCACACCTGAAACGGTTTACGTCACCTTGACGGCTAGGCAGTCCAGCGGATACTTGCGCACGGTATGGGCGTCCGGGGACCCGAACATTAAATCCGGTGACACGATAACGATCTCTGGTTCAAACTACTCGGATTTTAACGGAACGTTCACCGCGGTCGGAGACTCCTCCAATGGAATGATTCTGTACGGCGGGGCAACGAGTTTAAACCTTTCATATGGTTCATTCATTCCGTACAGCCCGGTATTGACGGCGCAGAGAACATCCGCGACACTGTACACTGAAACCTCTATGGGCGCGACGGTTGGTCAAACCGTTGCTGTATCAAATGCGAACGTTCTTCTACCTATCGCGCAAAAATCCTATGACGCGGGAACTGGAACAGCCACTATTGTGACCAGTGACGCACACGGGTTGCAGACTGGCGACAACATTGATATTTTTGGTTTGCGCGACACGGCCGCCATTGTTAGTAGACAGGTTGACGGAGCGTCATCTACTAAAACTGTTACTCTTTCAACTGATCAAGGTCATAACTTCAGGATTGGTGACCAGGTGACCGTGAGTGACCTGATTGATCAGTACGACATTAACTATTTTTCTCCTGGTTCTAGCGTAGTGTCAACGTCCGTACCGCCCAGTATTTCAGCGGGTGACATCGTGACAATCAGCGGTCTCACAGAGTTCTATACAATTCTCCGGGCGCAACTACAGGACGGTCTCGCAACACTAACAGTGTACTCGCACAATGTTCAAGTAAACCAAGAGATAACAGTGTCCACGCTAAAGGACACTAGCGTCGTGTCAAGCAAGGAAATATACGAGGGTACCGCGACGCTAAACATTGACGGCGCACACAACTTCGTGATCGGCGACGTCGTGCGGGTATCAGGTGTTGATTCAACATTTGATGGAGAATACAAACTCACCAATGTAACCGATTACCAGATTCAATATGAACTTGCAACCGAGGACGCACTTACCGAGGCAAAGGCGGCGTACGCCGCGGCACTTAAGTCCGCTGTTGATCGCAAGGTTAAGAACCCGCAAAGCGACAAGGATGTTATCCGGACACGCAATGACGTGACTCGTCTATCCGCCGGGTATAGTACCTTGAGCCCTACCGCATCTAGTGGTACAGTGACGTCGTCTACGAGCGTGTTCAACGGGACATTTCGTGTATCAGCGGTAACACCCACTACGGTAAGCTACGCCGTTAGCGCAAATGACGTCGTGTCACATGCGATAACCGCGGCGTCGTACACTGTCACGTCGGGTACCGCCGATGCAACAACGTGCACATTGACGATCACTGACGGGTCAACATACAAGGTCACTGACCTGGCCATCGGAGATAAAATCCATGTTGGTGCTGGTAGTTCCAGGTTTGACGGCACATTTTTAATCACCGGTATTGACACTACGGCAAAAACCGTGACATACAGCAATAAAGGAACGGCCACGGCAGCAACGAGCGTCTCGGGAGGTTCCTATATTTCATTGCTATACGAGATCGCCGCGGACAGCTCAATAAATGGCCAGTTCCCAGTGACCGCAATTGCGACCGGCCTCACTAACTACAACGGAAGCCCGGAAAACCTGGTCTATTTTAGCAGGGCTATGAGCGTGGTGTCACGTAGCGCCATTGCTGGTCAGTGCACCGTGACATTTACCAGTAAATACCCGATTAGCGTTGGAAAATCAGTAACCATTGCCGGCATGCCAACGCAGTATAACGGCACGGTTACCGTAAAATCGTACACGATATCTGGTACGACAACGACCGTGGTGTATGACAAGACAGGCGCCACGGCCGAGGCTTTAACAACATCAACTGGTACCGTAACAAATGTCCTAAACTATGACAACATATTTACAGGTAAACCTCTTGCAAGTGGCGACCCGCAGCCAATATTGTCCGTGGCCAGCCCGCACAATGGAACATTTTCCATTACCGCTGTGACACGAAACTCCTTCCAGTTTAGTCAGACTGTCTCTAAGGCAATAAGTTATGTCGCAACAACTGGATCGGCGTCAGTTGACAGTATCTTCAACGTGTCAAACACCGCTATCACTGTTCCGTCGAGTAAGAGCTTTACGTACTCGATCATGAACGGACCACAGAACAATGTGCTTGAGACGCAGTCAAACCAGCGAGCGTTCGTAAACGTTGACCAGATTTTTAACGGTACCCAGACAATAACAGCGGTTGACAATAACAGCCGCAAGTTTACATTCCGTGTCACGCCCGTGCGCTCATCGGAAATCCCGCTACAAATTCTACCCGGTTACGGCCATGCGACGGTTACACCCGCCGCAATCGTGAGCACCTTTGGTCCGTACCCTGGTAGCGCTGATATTGGTATCGAGGTGTCCACGCAAGGGTTCTCTGGTAGAAACATTACCCCTACCGTTTACCGTGGATTTGAGCTCAAGGTTGTCGGTGACGTGCTAAACTCTTACGCGGACAACATTGACGGGTTTGAGTACCGAGTTGACTGTCGATACGACGCGGATAAGAAAAAGTTCAGGAAGATCTTTACTCTTATCCCGATCAACTTCCCTGCCCCGCCAGCGCCCGGTGAGGTTTCACCGGCAAGTAGATTCGGCGCGGATAAACTCGTGTTCGAGTATCCCGGTAACATTTCAAATGTGACATTGAATGAAACCGCTGAACACTCAGCTACGCGCTTCTTTGCGCTCGGTGAAAATGATCTTGGTCCTAACGCTGGTCCGCCGTTCTCTGTTGATGCGTCAGAGAAGTTCTTGAATGGTCTAGGTAGTAACCGCCCGTGGCCTCTTCTTGACGCTGACGTAAAAGTGAACAATGTTTACGACCAGTCCTCATTGTACACGTACGCGAACAGGTATCTCACTGAGGCGCGCCCGCCGGATGGCCAGTTCACGGTTAGCGTGAATGGTTCACTTGTTCCCTATGTTGGTTCATATAACCCGGGCGACTGGTGCTCGGTTATCGTGAATGACAAGTTTGTCTTGCAGCGTCTGGCAAATGACATCGAGCTTCGCGATACTGTTCTTATTCGTAAGATCGATTCCATAAGGGTCACGGTTCCTGACGGTACAACGTTCCCTGAAAGCGTAGAGCTTACACTTATACCTGAGTGGGAGGTGGACAAGATTGGCTAGTAATCTATATCGAGCTAATCAGTCGATTGGTAATAAGATCAACGCGATTGATAATGATCTTAGTAGCGAGAGAAAGAGCACCTCGGCTCCGCACCTGTTTCCGGGGGATATTCAGGCCGAGCATCTTGCTACCGATTCTGTTACTACCGACGCACTCGCGACGGACTCTGTGACGTCCGTTCAACTGGCGCGTGGTTCCGTTGGAACCGAGAGTCTTGGTATTGTCAACAAGTTGACGTCTGACGGCAACCTGGTCTTGAGTGCTGGTGGAACCGGCCATCTCATGCTGGATGGTACGCAGTACACCTCGCCGTACGACTCGATCAACCCAAACCAGCTTTATACGCTGGGAGTGCAGGCGTCATCAAACAAGGTAATGATATACCCGTACCCACCGAACAGCGGTTACGTACCAGTCATTCCAACTAGCGCGGCGGTGGTCAGTGGCGGATCCGCGACCACGAGCACCAATGGCGTTGTGAGCTTCACTGGAACGACCGGGATCCGTCTCAACGGCGTGTTCAGCGCGGCATACTCCGAGTACGTGGTCAAGTTCTACGCGACCTCGTCGGCCGGCTCCTACTGCTACTGGAAGTTTTCGAGCGGCGGAACAGACAACTCCACCAGCGCGTACGCGTACACGCTGCTCGCGTTCGGTCCAAGCGACGGCGGACTCACCAAGCAGGGCGGCGCATTCAGCCTGACCTCGGTCGCTCTGGTATACGCGTCCAGCGGTACTCAGGGTGGAGCTACCACGGTAAATGTGCATCGCCCGTATCAGACGTCCACCGTAAAGACATTGGACTACATAAATGCTTATGGTATCGGAACCACTCAGTGGGGTGCGGGCGGACTGGACGTTGCTGGAACTGCATTTGACGGGTTCTCTATTATCGCCTCGAGCGGAACCATCACGGGCTCCGTGCAGGTTCTTGGAGTTAGGAGCTAGACGTGCAAGATATCACCCCGGAAGACTCGGTCACACCGATATATCTCGTGCAGCTTACCGAGGAAGAAGCGACGGAGCTCGAGCAGCTTGCCGCTCAGGAACAGGCGCGAGTTGTCGCGATCGAGACTCAGCGGGCGGATCGACAGTCAGCTCTTGAAAAACTTGGTGCACTTGGATTGACCGAGGACGAGGTTCGCGCGCTTATTTCTGCTAATGACAACCAGTAGATCAGTGGCTTAGTCGCAGTAAAAACAGCACGTACCGTGTATTATTGAATCAGCTAATAGTTACGGCACAACGAAATGACAGGAGCAAAAATGTCGTCGCAGTTTGACGCGTACCTCACCAATGAGGACAAGCAGGAGATTGTTCAAAAGCGTATCCAGCAGTTTGCCTCGGAAGGTTACCAGTACGAGCTTAACAAAAAACTCGCGACAGAGCAAGGTGACGCTCAGCGCATCGAGTTGGCTGAGAACGAGATCAATGTTCGCCAACTCGCAATCCAGCAGCACCTCGCTGAGCTCGAGGATCTGCGCCGGGAGGCGTCATCTGACGCAGCGGTATAGTCGTGTACGAAGTAAAAGACGGAAACAGGATCCTGCAGTTCGACGGGACGCTACTCGGCGAGTCGTCATCGAGAAACCGCTCATCGGATCGCTGGATTGAGTTCAAGCTCTACCGCACCGAGAGCGGTTCGTATGTGCTGTCAAGAATTGGTGCATCGCTCACGTTTCATTCCGGCAGTTGCTTTCTTGTAGATAAGTACAAGCTCACGGACGTACTTGTTACCGATCTTGACCCTGACGCGATTGGTTGCTCGGAGTGTAAACCAACATTTGAAGCTCCGATCGTGTACCCTGAAAAGTTTAGATACTGGGCACAGGTAAGTGAGGATCCAGACGCGGTTCTAGAGGCGCTATACAAGTATGATCGTGGAGGCACACGGTATCTGACCAATGTGGCGCAGCGTCTACTTGAGAAGGCCGCGAGTCTTGATAGTGGAATTGAGTCAGTGTACCGGATTGAGCGAATTCCATAAGCGCAACTACGTGATATAATTAGTAACAACGACAAAAGGACGCAACATGTTTATCACAATTGAAGGCACAGACGCCTCAGGTAAAACCTCTCTTATCGAGGCCGTAGCAACCGAGCTACGCACGCGCTACCCTGAACAGGAAATAACGCAGTTTCACAAAAGCAAACCAGAAGAACTAACACGCCGCTGGGTTCTAAACGACTACGTGAACTCGATCGAGGCGATCGACTGGTCTACGCGTGTAGCGCTCTCAGACCGCTGGCATTGGGGTGAAATAACATACGCGCCGAAATATCGACCGGCAACAAACAAGGACGGCTACGGTCTACTCGGCAAGGCTGGATGGCGCTGGGTCGAGCTCTTCATGCAGTCCCGCGGTATCGCGCAGTACTGGCTTTATCAGCCCCTAGATGTCATCGAGGCGCGCCTAGCGGCACGCGGAGACGAGTTCGTAAAGGTCGAAGACCTGCGCGAAATACTTGCCCAGTACGAGATCGCCAATCAGGTGTCAGTGATCCGTAGCAAGATTCAACCGCCAGCCGACAGCCTTGACAAAATCCCGTCCATCGCCAAACTTATCGTCGATGACGCGGAACAGGTTGCCGCGTGCGTCAAGCCGCTCTCTGCTTTTCCTTACTACATCGGTGCGCACAAGCCGAAGGTTCTTCTCGTCGGTGACCGGCACAACGCGACCAAACGCTACGGCAAGGAAACCGATCTGCCGTTCATGCCAGTTGACGGTAATTCCGCAGAGTACCTGTTGAACTCCCTGCCCGGTGATCTCTGGAAAAACGTCGGTATCGTCAACATCAATGACGGGACAAACGCGGAATCCTTTGAGACTCTCTGGAACGTTCTAGGAAAACCACCAGTCGTTGTGCTCGGGAGACTGGCCGAGAAAACGCTAACGCAGATGCTGTTTAGCCAAGATAACTACGTCGTGCTGCCTCACCCGCAATTTGTACGCCGATTTGCAAACAACCACCAATCAGAGTACGGCGATGCAATCGCACGACTCGCAACAACAATGGACAAGGAAGACAAATGGATCCTGCGGTAATCAACATTCAAGACGGCGTCAACGGCTACGTTGACCTGGTCCAGCACGTGCTCGAACACGGCAAGGAGGTCGCGCCTCGCGGAATGAAAACGCGTGAGATCGAGGACGCGATTATCCGCATCGACGACGTGTACAACGCGCTGCCGCTTAACATTAATCGCGGAACGGTTCCAGGTATCGGTGCCGTCGAGGCAATGCAGCTTCTTGCCGGCGTCAGTGACCCTGAACTTGTCATCGCGGTAGGTCCACAGTTTAAGAACTACGCCGAGGACAATGGACAGTTCCACGGTGCGTACGGTTTGCGAACCGCTGGACAATACGAGGTTGTTGTCGATCGACTCAAGAACGACCCCGACACTCGACAGGCCGTTGTCACGATCTGGGATCCAAAGTTCGACACTCTCCCGGAGAAACGCGACTATCCGTGCACGGTACTGCACCAGTTCCGTATCCGCGACAACAGGCTCAACATGAGCATCTACATGCGATCAAATGACGTATGGCTCGGTTCCGCGTATGACTTCTTCCAGTTTACCCGCGTACAGCTCGCAATCGCGTCCGTTCTCGGTATTGAACCTGGAACGTACAACCACCACGTCGGGTCGCTGCACATCTATGAGCAGCACTATGACGTCGCTGATCGTCTCACCAAAACGGACGAGTACACGCGGGTACCATACATCCAGGGATCAACCTGGAATGAGATTAAAACACAGGCGTTCCTGGCGCTTGAATCAGCCAAGAACCCAGAGCTACGCGGCGCTCTCACTGAGGACGCCGCGTGGTACGGTGACGCCATGCGAAACGCCGTGCTCAAGAACAAGGCCAAGGCGGAAAACTAAAAATGGCAATCGAGCGTCCTTCATGGGACACGGTGTGGATGGACGTCGCGGAAACCGTGGCGCTCCGTTCGCGCTGCTCCCGTGCGCAGGTCGGGGCGGTTATCGTTTCACGCGAACAGCGCATTAGCGCGACGGGTTACAACGGTCCCGCGGCAAACTGGCCCGAGCCGGGTGACTGTATTGACTGGTGCCCGCGTGCTCAAGGTAAGACGGCACTTGACAACACATATGACGCGTGCCCTGCGATTCACGCTGAGGCAAACGCGCTTCTGTACGTCGACCGTTCGCATGTTGAAGGCGGGACGATCTATGTCACCGGTGCGTGCTGCATGCAGTGCGCAAAACTGATCTCTAATTCTGGTATCGCAAAGGTTGTCATGAAGGTGCGCGACATTGATCTGCACCGTAAGCCAGAAATGGTCGTAGACTACCTTGTTAAGTGCGGGATCGATGTAACTTCTATCGGAGGAAACCCGCAATGACAACAGGACCAATGACAGATGTCGAGCTAACGCTCGTCGACTCGACAGAGAAGGCGCAAGAGTTTCTGGCGTGGCTCAGCGAGCGTCGTCCATACAACGCGCTGGGAATCGACATCGAAACCGGTGAGAAGCCTGGTAACAATAAGAAGGACGCTTTCTCGCCATGGCATGGCGACATTCGTCTCGTCCAGGTTGGTGACTCTATGCACGGCTGGGCCATTCCCTGGGAGGAATGGGCTGGCGTGTTCTACGAGGCAATGGAGAAGTTTGACGGCCCGATCGTCTGTCACAATATCGCCTTTGAAGCTCGCTGGTTTGACGTAAAGTCTCGCTGGAAGATGCCGTGGGAGCGCGCACATGACACGATGATCATGGCGCACATCATCGACCCGCTTGGTTCCGGTGCACTCAAGCAACTCGCCGCCCTACACGTCGACGGTCGCGCGGTCGCGCTGCAAAGCACGCTTGACCAGGAGTTCGCAAAGAACGGCTGGACGTGGGGAACGGTTCCTATTACCTATCAGCCATACTGGGCGTATGGCGCGCTCGACACGGTTTTAACCATGCGCCTGTGGGAACAGTTCTGGGAAAAGTGCGGACCAAACGGGCCGTATAGCCGACCATACGAATTGGAAATGGCTACGCGCAAGATCGTTACGCGCATGGAGCTCAATGGTGCGCGTATCGACCTGGACTACTCGCGTAAGAAGTTTGATCAACTCACCGAGTACGCGGAGTCCGTAAAAGTCTGGGCTGCACAAAACTACAATGGTGCGTCGATCACGAGTAACATTCAGCTTGTGCGGCTGTTCCAGGACCTTGGCGCAGAGATCACGTCCTTTACCCCGAGCGGTCAACCATCAGCCGACAAGGACCAGCTTAAGTATCTTGCCGCTGAAGGTAATGACGCGGTGCGCCAACTTGCCGAGGTCGTGTTGAAGCAGCGCAAGGCAGACAAGCTAGCCAACACATACTTCAAGAACTTCCTTGAGGACAACATCGGCGGGTTTGTTCACCCGTCCGTCAAGACGCTTGGCGCACGTACGTCGCGTATGTCTATTACCGCGCCCGCGCTACAGACACTGCCTAAGGGTGACGACGTTGTGCGCCGTGCGTTCCTGCCTAAGGACGAGGATCACGTCATTATCACGTCCGACCTCGACCAGGTCGAGTTCCGCATGTTTGCGTCACTGTCTAATGACCCTAACCTGATCAGTCTGTTCCACAAGGCGGACGCGACTGGTTCTGATCCGTTCACGGAGATCGGTCGCGAGATCTATCAAGACCCGACGATGCAGAAATCGGACAAGCGTCGTAATCTCATCAAGGGAACAGTTTATGGTCGCCTGTACGGTGCTGGAGTTTCCAAGCAGGCAATCACTGCTGGCGTGGCAAAGAGCCAGATGCAGGCGGTTTCCGACGCGTTTGACACACGCTACCCGGGAATGGCCATGTTCCAGAAGCAGATTGAAGATACTGGGATGCGTCGTTTGCGCTCTGAAGGACAGGGCTACGTGAACACGTGGACTGGTCGTCGACTCCCATGTGACGAGGATCGCGTATACACGCTGGTGAACTATCTCATTCAGGGTGGTGCTGCCGAGGTTTTCAAGTCTAATCTTGTGAAGCTTGACCAGGCTGATCTGACTGAGCTGCTTATCGTTCCAGTGCACGACGAAATCGTGCTAAACGCTCCGCGTAAGGACGCACAGGAGATTATGAACATAGTGCAGCAGTGCATGACAACAAGCGAGGGTTGGCAGGTACCACTTACTTCTGGTATCGACGGTCCTCTTGAAACGTGGGGAGACAAGTACTAATGCGCGCAATCCTAGCAGTGGATCCAGGTAAGGCAACTGGAATGGCGTTGTTCACCAAGCAGCCAAATGAGGAACCTGTTCTCGTATGGTCGATCGAGGTGCAACAGCACGAGTACGCTCAGCCGATTAGGCAGACGCTTGCGCAGTACCCAGACGCCGAGGTCGTGTGCGAACGGTTTACCATCAACGCGCAGACCGTCAAGAACTCACAGGCACCGTTCTCTCTTGAGCAGATCGGTATCCTTAAGCAGTGTCTCCTCGATGTCGGGCGTTCAGCTGATGACGTGTATTTCCAGTCACCGGCTGACGCCAAGGCGATGTTTCCTAACCCGGCGTTGAAAAAACTTGACTACTGGCATAAGGGCGGAGAAGGACACGCCATGGACGCAATCAGGCATGGCATGTTGCGTTTTGTAAAAACGGGATGGAAGCCTGTCCGCCTGCTTCAAGAATAAAAACAGGTACTAAGCAGAAAAAGTGATTTATTCTGCAAAAAACCTGATAGTATTAGAAACATAAAGACGAAAGGACGGTGTTCATGCACGCAAACGTAGAACTCGACGACACGGGTAAGAGCATCATTATTGACACCGACTGGCGGTTCAAGGAGCTCTGCAAGAGTCTCCCCGGTGCCAAGTGGGATCCTAAAACGCAGCAATGGCGTGTACCCACGTCGTGGGCGACATGCCTCGCCTTGCGCTCAACGTTCCGCGAAGATCTCACCATTGGACCTGGACTTGCCGCTTGGGCGGCCAATGAGCGCGCAACGCGTGTCGACCCGGCCAATGCGTTTCGTGGTCTTGAGACGGCCGAGGACGCCTCTAATGAGGACCTGTTCCCGCACCAACGCGCCGGGGTCCAGTTTCTGCACACCGCGCGACGTGCCCTGCTCGCTGATGAGCCCGGTCTCGGTAAAACCGCGCAGGCAATCCGTTCATTGAAGAAGTTCGCCGACAATGATGAGACGCCGTTCCCCGCGCTTATTGTTTGTCCAAACACGCTTAAGAAAAACTGGGCACGTGAGTTCGGTCGCTGGTGGCCAGAAGCAAAGGTAACCGTTATCAAGGGTTCAGCTGCTCAACGACGCCTTCAATTCGAGGATGGCGCCGATGTCTATGTGATCAACTGGGAATCGCTGCGTTCGCACTCGCGCTTGGCGCCGTACGGCTCAGTTGCTCTTGCTCGCTGCGTATCCTGCGGCGGTCATGACGAGAAGATCACGGAAAACCGTTGCGAGGTTCACCTGCGCGAACTAAACAGTATTCAATTCAAGGCCGTCGTTGCCGATGAGATTCACCGTTCAAAGGATCCAAAAAGCAAGCAGTCACGCGCGCTGTGGGCTGCAACCGGTGACGCGGATATTCGCTTTGCCTTAACTGGTACACCAATCGCAAATAACGTCATCGACCTGTGGGCAATCATGCACTGGTTGTCACCGGAAGAGTGGCCAAGTAAGACGCGCTGGATTGACCGCACGGTCGACACGATGATGAACGCTTTTGGTGGAATGCTTGTCCTGGGTATCAAGCCAGCCATGCAATCCGAGTTTGACGCGACAATCAACCCGCGTATGCGGCGCATGCTCAAAAAGGTCGTGCTGCCCTGGCTACCAGACATGATGTTCGAGCGTCGCGACGTTGAGATGTCGACAAAGCAGGCAAAGGCGTATAAGCAGATGCGCGATCTAATGATTGCCGAGCTCGACGGAAGCGACGCGCTAACCGCGCCTAGCGCGCTGACGCAGACAACGCGTCTACTGCAATTTGCGAGCGCGTACGCTGAGATCACGCTCGACGAGTCAACGGGTGAGCAACAGGTAAAGCTTACGGCGCCATCGTGCAAGGTTGACGCGCTCATGGACGACATAAAGAACGGCGACTTTGGTGACGACTCAGTCGCCGTGTGCGCAGTTTCACGTCAGCTCATCGAGATCCTGAGCGCCGAGCTGACAAAGGCTAAGATTCCGCACGGGTTGATCACCGGTGCGCAAACGGAGGACGAGCGCCAACAGGCCGTTGACGACTTCCAGTCCGGTAAGACAAAGTGGGTATTGTTCACCGCGCAGGCTGGTGGTGTTGGTATCACACTGACTGCGGCACGACGACTCGTCATGCTGCAGCGCCCGTGGTCACTTGTTGACCACAAACAGGCACTTGATCGCGTGCACCGTATCGGCTCAGAAATCCACGAGTCCATCATCGTGACAGACTATGTTACCGAGGGAACAATCGAGGAGCGCGTCATCCAGGTTCTAGAAACCAAGGCTGACAACTTTGAGCAGATCGTACGCGACCGCGATCAGTTGCTTGCACTACTAAAAGACGACAAGGCAGGTAAGCTCTAATGGCAACCGAATACCCTATCCGCGTATCAAACTCGGAGCTACAAACATTCAAGGACTGTCGTCGACGCTGGTGGTTGAACTACTACCGTCGTTTGCGACCACTGCAGGAAAATAAGACCGGTGCACTTGCGCTCGGCTCGCGCGTGCACAATGCGCTTGACATGTACTATTCGCAGGGCGTACCTCTTCTTGAAGCGCACAAACACTTCCTTGACATTGACCGTGCTAATCTTGAGGCGGCGTTCCAGGACACGTCCGATCTCGACACCGAGGGAGAACTCGGGCGTATCATGCTTGAAGGATACCTTGAATGGGTCGAGGAAAACGGTATTGACGCTGAACTAGAGATGATCTCCACCGAGGAGATTATCGAGATGCCGCTACTCGACGGCAAGGTTATCCTTCAAGGCAAGATCGACATGCGCGTTCGCCGGAAGGCAGACGGCGTTCGAATGTTCCGCGACTTCAAGACCGTTGGTGGTTCATTCACGGACTTTACCGCCCTGGCCCACATGAACGAGCAGATCCTTACCTATATGATGCTCGAGGCTGCACAGAACAAGGACGGCGAGCGCTCAGAGGGTGGTATCTTTACCATGCTCAAGAAGGTGAAGAGATCCGCTAATGCCCGTCCGCCTTTCTATGAGCAGATGGAAGTTCGTCATAACATTTTCGCGCTACGCAACTTTTGGCAGCGTATTCACGGTACAATTACTGACCTGGTAAACGTCCGTGACGCGCTTGATGAAGGAGCTAATCACCAGTTTGTAGTCTATCCGCGTCCGTCGCGTGACTGCAAATGGAAATGTCCATTCTTTGCTGTTTGTCCTTTGCTCGACGACGGTTCCGCCGGTGAGCAGGCGATCAGCGAGTCGTATCGGGTCGCCGATCCGTACGGGTACTACAACAACAACACCGAAGAGAAGGGAAGTGAGATTTAACTATGGCAAACCAAGTTCAACGATCACTCACCATCATGGTGTACGGAGAGTCGAAGGTCGGTAAGTCGACATTCGCAGTAACCGCACCATATCCCCGTCTCATGCTCGACGTGGAAGGCGGTCACCGCTTCCTTCCAATCAACGTCAAGTACTGGGATCCACTTCGTGAGGAGCCGCCGCAGGCGGATGGCACATGGGACACAGTTGTCGTCAACGTTCGTGATTACGAAGTTGTCGTCAAGGCGTTCCAGTGGCTTCAGAGCGGTAAGCACCAGTTCAAGTCCTTGATCATTGACTCCATCTCGGAGCTCCAGGTTAAGTGCATGGACAGCATCGCCGGTAGCGAGCAAATGAAGATGCAGCAGTGGGGCGAACTTCTTCGCCACATGGGTGCGCTTCTTCGCGATCTTCGCGATCTCACGATGCACCCGACACAGCCGTTGGAGGCGGTTGTCCTTACCGCAATGGCTCGACCTGGACAGGACGGTCGCATGCGTCCGTACCTTCAGGGACAGCTCGCGATTCAGGCACCGTACTTCTACGACATTCTTGGCGCCATCAACGTCGAGACCGTACCAAACCAGGACCCGATGCAGCCGCCTCACAAGGTGCGCCGCATGTATGTCGAACGCACTGATGACTATGAAGCAGGCGAGCGCGTGCAGGGACGTCTTGGTAAAATCGTTGAGCAGCAGGACCTCGGGGTTGAACGCATGCTCGACATGATCTTTGGTCCCAAGGCCGAAGGTTAGCAACACAACATCCCGACCAAGGTGGTCGGAGCGATGAAAAATAAGGAGAAATACCATGAGCTCACTCAACTGGGGTGACCTTGTAAAGGACGCAGGAGACGTAGGAAGCTACGAACCTCTGCCCGATGGTGACTACGACCTCGTAGTTGTCGAGGCAACCGCCAAGACTGCACAGTCTGGCAAGACCATGTTCGCTATCAAGGCGCAGGTGCAGAACGGACCACACGCGAAGCGTCTGGTTTGGGACAACCTCGTTGTAACACCCGACAGCCCTGGTGCTCTCGGAATGTTCTTCCGCAAGATGGCCGGTCTCGGTCTGAACCGCGAGTTCTTCTCGCAGAACCCGTCAAACGCACAGATCGAGGCTGCTCTCCAGCAGCGTCCATTCCGTGCCCAGATCGGTTCGCGCGTCTGGAACGGCTCGAAGAAGAACGAGATCAAGATGTACTACGTCGCTAACGCGGCTACCGCATCTGCGGCGCCTGTCGCTGCTGCTCCGGCACCGGCGCCTGCGCCAGCTCCGGCACCAGCTCCAGCAGCGCCGATCGCTGAGGCTCCTGCTGCAGCGGCGCCTGCGCCAGCTCCGGCACCAGCTCCAGCTGCGCCTGCTGAACCGTTCTAATCTAGAGCGCTCAATCGGGTCGCCGTCCGTAGCCATCGCTGCGGGCGGCGATCCAGCACCTGAATAGGAAACACATGAAAATCCTTATGACCGGATTCACGGCTCTTCAAATCAACAGCGAGAAGCGCGTGATCCAGAAAATTGACGTCCCAGCGTTTATCGCCAAGGCCCTTACAGAACTAGGGCACGACGTGGACTGGCGTCGCGTGGAAACTGGCGAGGATCTCTCTGGTTACGATCTTGCCTGGGTAAACCTTGCACCACTGCACTCATTGAACGGTCGCCAAGGCGCGATGGGTTCACTCTATACTTTGTCGTCAGGTATTCCGTGCGTCGGATTCTTTGACGACTGGCAGTTCAGCGCCGTGTTCAATGGCGCAAAGGCTCTTGTCCGTAAACCAAGTATTCTCTACAAGCACCTGCTCGTAGGAACCGAACATCGCGGCGAAGAAGGCGCGACGTACTTTAGTCGCAAGGACATCGAGGAAGCTGTTGCGCGCATCGCGGAAAAGGATCCTGTAGCCGCGAAGAAGTGCACCATTGAGCGTTACTACATGCTCGACACTGACGAGAAGATCGAACCGTACGAGAAGCAACTCGTGCAGGCCGCTGAAGACTTCCTGAGTGACCGTTGGGCAGCAGGCATGGTTCCAGTTTGCCCGATGTACTCGTTCGGTGATCGCGCTGGCGTGCGCAAACGCATGCCGAAAGGTGTTGGCCCGATCGAGGCGCTTGATCCGTCCGCTGTCGTCAACGACACGCTTAACGCGGTAACGCCTGCCAAGCCTGAAGAAAAGGCACGAGGATGGGTACTAGGTGCGCTCATGCCGCATGATACCTGGCTTGAAAAGAAGAATCCGGCATGGCCAGTTGAAATTGTCGGTAGTCGCAAGCTTATTCGCAAGATGGGCGGTCAGCGCTTCGGCACCGAGCAAGAGGTTCTTGAGTTCTACAATAAGTACTGGGGAATCATGTCCCCGCCGTACATGCATGCGGGTTCAGGCTGGTGGCGCTCGCGTTTTATCTATGCCGCGCATATCGGGTCTGTTCTCATCACTGACAAGGGTGAAGGCGATCCACTAGGTGACCCGTACAGGCTCACCATCAGCGACGTAGAGGCAATGGACCAGGCGCAACTGGCTGCCGCTGCGCAAGCACAACGCGATGCACTGATGCCACTTCTTGGAACATACGATCAGTTCAAGGCACATGTTGAACGAATCGTCGACCGTGCCATCGCCGAGGACAAGGGTCTTAAACTGAACGCGGACGGTTCACGCGCATGAGTAACGTACTTATTACCGGCATGACCGCGTCCCACACATCCGAGGCAACCAATCAGCGCGCACTATCATTCGCTGGCGTAGTTGCCAAGGCGCTAGCGAGTACTGGTCACACGGTGACAATAAGCGCGCCCGACATGCGGTGGACGCTTGATGAACTAGCCCGCTACGACTCTGTCATCGTCGGGATCGCGCCTCTCACGAGTGTCACCGCGAGTAACGCGTATGGCGGGTTGCACGTCATTGACCTGCTATGGACGGATCCACGGCTAACGCTTATGGTTGACGCGCCACGCCCAGTGCAGATTGGCGCCAGCCTGCGCTCGATTATCGGAACACCGGATAACCTTGTAAAACCGTTTTACTCTAAGCGACGCGGATACAGTGTCGCGGCGGAGAAGGAGACATCCGCGCGTCTTCTTGAAACAACGCGCAGACTGCTAGAGGAGGAGTGGCCAGCAACTATCTACCCGTCGCTGCCGTGGCACGACGCGGAAGCTATGCGGGCTCAGTTCCCAGACGGAACCAAGACTCTCTACGGCGTAAATCTTGACGCCTTTCTTGTCTCCGGTGAACCTCCTCGATGGGATAAGACAACCGCCAGTTGCTGGGTTGCTGACGATCCTAAAGCCGCGTGGATCCAGAAGATCGTTCCAACAATCGGAGACGAGGTTGCCCCGATGAAGAACGACTCGTGGCAAAGTGACGATGACGTAGACAAGCGGATTGGCGAGTCACGTGGATCACTTATCACATCCCACCGGGAAGGAACCTGGTGGACGTACCGTATCATCCAGTCACTAAACAATGGCACGCCGGTTGCGACTGATTGGCGTGAGGCAAGTATCATTGGTTCTTCGTGGGGAATTCTTCCATCCGCAATAGAATCATTGTATGGCCGCGACATCGAGAACCTTGCATGGAATCAATTAGATGAGTACATGCAGCACATCCCGTCACGTGACGAGGCTGGCAAGGCGCTAAAAACAATCATCGGAAGCGACAGTTCAAAACGAAAGGCAAGTAAATGACACTATTTGGATCCTGGCTTGGCGACACCCGCAAGCTCCAGGAAGAAGGATTCAAGATCGACTACGCGGCGATGACAGGTGATGAACCTGAAAAGATCAACGCGCTGATCGAGTATATTCGCTGGAACATGCTGGCAATCGACGATGAAATGGCTGAGATGCGTCAACCTATTTCGTGGAAGCCGTGGCAACACGACATGCCGTACGCTGACCGCGAGGAAGTTATCAAGGAGGCCGTTGACGTTCTGCATTTCGTGGCAAACATCATTGTCGCCTGCGGCGGAACGGACGAGCAACTCAATGAGTTCTACTCGGCAAAGATGGAGAAAAACCGCCAGCGCCAGCTCAAAGGGTACGAGGTAAAGGCCGCCGGAGTAAAGTGCACGATCTGTACGCGAGCCATTGATGACGTGGGGGCTGGACGCACCGAGGGCGTCTGCGCCAAGTGCGAGCCGGTCAGCGAGGAGAACGGCAATGCCTAATGTAAATGAAGAATGGGTGACAAACCAGTTTGCCGCTGCCCGTGTTCGCGTTGGTTCTGGTAAGGCGGTACTCAAGCTGCTTGAGGTATGGAACAAGATCTCGCTGAGCGATCAACTGGCCAAGGAGGCAGTGGAGATATTCTCAAAGGTGGCGCTAAACCACGCGCTTATTCCTGAAGCGCCTGATGAGAAATGGGCACCGGCACAGCCTGGATTTATCCAGGTTGGAGACCAGGTTCGTGTCATGGCTGACGCCTTTGACGGGGAGCTTGGCGCTCTGCACAATGGAAGACGCGGAGTAGTTGTCGCTGTTCGCCATGGCGACGTGATTATGAACTCAAATGACGATGTTGAACCTAAGCTTGAGAGCGCGCACTACTCGCCGTACAAACTTGACAAGAGGTACCAGTAATGAGAACAGCACTAAAGTTTAGTATTCTTGGTAAGACACTCGCGGACATCAAAACACAGGCGGCTTACCGCGTTGCAGAGTTTCTAGAACTTGACGACATTTCTGGACTTGATGACGCCGCAGAAGTCGAGATAGCTGTTGTGCAGACCGAGGACACGTATCCGTTGTTTGGAGCAACCGTAAGCGTTAGGATTAGGTAATGGCAGACTACGATTATCAACAACCAGGAAACGTTCCACCTCAGGTTGACGCGGAGCCGCAACTTCCTCCTCCAGGAAGCGCCCCGCTTAGGGTTGAAGCTCTCCGCGATGCGGCGCGGATTATCAATGGAAGCCGCGATGCACAGTACGGCAGTCCAATAGATAACTTTGATCGTATCGCTCGAATATGGTCGGTTATTCTAGGGATCGACGTGACCCCTGAAGACGTTGCCATGTGTATGGCGGGATTGAAGATGGCGCGCTATGCGTCAAAGTCCGGGTTTCAACCTGACACCTGGATCGACCTCGCCGGCTACGCTGGATGCGGATTTGAGGTAGGAAAACTCGCCTCAGAGAAAAACAGCTAGTGTCGGACGAGCGTTTTAGGGTGTACCCGCAGTGTGAGGTATGCTGGATAGAGGAGAACTCTACCTGGGAACCTGACGGGGTAAGCTCTGACGGAAAACTTGTCGCAAGAATGTCTGCCATTGCGGTTCCTGTTGATCTTGAGCCTGGTCAAGTAAACGTATGTTGCGTGTGCGGTGAACTGACCGTCGTAGGGATTTTTGTAGAGCGAGAAAAGGCTGACGTGGTATACGACATTGACCCTAGGGACATAATTCAACAGTAACCTGATATATTAGTTCTACCAAATGACGCAAGACGTAAGGACACGGTATGCAGACGTTCATTCCACAAGAAGCATCATTCGCAAAGATGGCCGAGCCACTCGACCGCCAACGGCTGAACAAGCAGGCGCTTGAAGGTTGGCAGATACTTCTTACTCTTCTCGAGCTCGATCCGCAAGGTAATCACCGCGATCCAAAAGGCTGGAAGACCCACCCGGCCGTGACCATGTGGCGTGGCCATGAGACTGCGCTATACCAATACGTCCAGCAGATGGTTGTCGAATGGAAGGCGCGCGGCTACAACTCGACTATTGGCGACAAAGCGCAGGCAACCATTCTTCGCGCGCACCAACTTGGCAAGATCGACAGCACTGTTATTACTTACCCTTGGTGGATCCAGGACACCTCGGCATTTGCACGGATAGCATCGTCCCACCGGGTTGCGCTTCTGCGCAAGAACTATGAGTGGTATTCACAGTTCAACTGGCCGGAAGACGCGGGAACGCAACCAGACTACTACCAGTACCTGTGGCCAAGTGAAAACGGCGACCTCGTTCTTGGAACATTCAACAACGCATAAAATCTGTTGATTTACCCAATCTACCTGAAAAACCCCATTCTGTGCGATACAATGAATGGTGCGCGACTCGAGAAAAGGCGAATGCCTTTGGCAGGAATGGACCGGCGAAGGGTATGAACCCGACGATCCGGACTACTCTGTCATATTCTTCACCATTGACCATGTAGACGTCGAGCACGAAGTTGTGCGTCGCGCGCTGGCATCTGCTCTTCAGCGGGAGGGCGTCGCCGACTCTCTGGGTGACGGATACCGTTCGATCGACACGGCAACAGTTTCATGCGGGTATGCGGGCGAGGTAGAAGGTTCTCGCGAACTGCATGTCTGCGACGAGGAAGGTGAAACTTCATACGGTGACCTCGTTGACTCGGTGACTGAAGTCACCTGGGTAGAGGTTTAACCTTGGTAAAGAAGCTCGATCTCAGTTGGCAGGTAGACTCCGCGTGCGCCAAGCCAGAGAACAAAGAACTCGTAGAGTACTTCTTCTCTACGCAGCCGGAAGAGAAGTATCAGGCTAAGAATCTGTGCTTTGAATGCCCCGTCCGCGAACAGTGTCTCAAGTGGGCGCTTGAAAATCGACAGATCTGGGGAATCTGGGGTGGACGCGATGAAGGAGAGATCCGCAGAGCGCTTAGCGTTTCCTGGAACGGAAAAGAATCGCGACGTCAGCGCTATCCGCAATGTCCATTCTGCACCGCGCGCCCGAGTAAACTGACGACAGATGTCATCGAGCTTGAGGGTGGTGGACGGTGGTCAACCGCTAAAATTGTTTCATGTAGCGCGTGCGGGTTTACATGGCGCAGTCGCACAAGCGCGAATGCTGTCGAGGCGTACCACGTCGAGCGTGAAGAAAAGCTCGAGCGCGCAAAGAAGCTACGTGAAAAGAAGAAGGAACGCGAGATGAAGAAAAAATCTCGCGGAACGACCCCGCGTCCTAAGCCGGAATAACGCTGATATACTCACGGGGATCATAGTCCCCGCCGAACACCAGCGTGAGAACTCCCGGCTTTGACTGGGTGCCAGTGCGGTCGCGGTACCAGTCTGAACCAGGGTCAACTGTCGGAGCTTGGATCCACAGTCGTGAACCAATGTCCTGCGATTTAAAGTGGTGATAGTGCCCGGACAGCCAGAGATCAGCGCCACCAAGTGCGGTCTGTCCCATCGCCTGACCGTTCAAGTACTTTTCAACGTCGCGAGAGAACTGGTGCCCGTGAAATAGGCCAAGCATGCATCCGTCAATTTCAACAGCAAGCGTTTGGTGTCCGCTAGCTGGGAATCGGAACTCGACGTGCTGCAGTGCAGGATTCTCTGCACAGGCGTCCATTACAGCGGCGGCGATTTCAGTATTCCAGCCGTCGGCAGGATCCGCGGCCACCTGACGCGTCACCTCGTCGTGGTTTCCGTTAACAACCGGGATAACAATGCGCTCTGCATGCGGGGCAAAGGCTTTTACCTTTGCGAGAAGCAGACGACGCGCAACGCGCACCTGTTCTGTTTGCCCGAGATCCGATGCGGCCTGTCCTTGAAGACGTCCACCTTGCGAGACATTTCCCTCGACGTGGTCACCTAGTCCTGGGAGAACAATGGTCCCGAAGTCAAGTCCCATGCGCTGTAGACCCTGGAAGCGGGCGATGCTCTTCTCTGTAGACTCAAGAATGCGGCTAACAGTTTGCGGTGTTCCACCGCTTGCTGCCTTTTTACCGATCTGCTCATCTGCACCAACGTGCGCATATGCTCCACGACCGGTAGCCGTCTTGATACCAGTTTGCGGGCGCCATTTTTTGATCTCGTCTACGAGCTTCTCGAGGTCGTAGTCACGAGTGACTCCGCGTGCGGGTACGACGTTTACTCGTACGGACTCCAGCCAGTCGCCGTCGTATCGCTGCCATGAACCTTTACGAACAGACGTTACGGTCCATTCTTCTGGGTCAAGCCCGCGCTCACGGAGGATCTCCTCAGCGCCTGGTGTGTTACCTTCATTGGTCGCCTGTGAGATTACGAAACCACCGTCGGTTCCGATCTCCATGCGTGGACGCCAGTTTTCTGGCATTGTCTTGTCACGTGTATCACTTCCAGATCGACCGGGTGTGACAAGTTTGTCGAATGCGTCAGAGAGTCCCATGCGCTAGTCCATGCTAAACTTTGGACTGTTGCCGTAGCAACGGCAATCTCCGCGGCGGTGCTTGTTTACTGCCGCGTTTCCCACGTCGTAACCTTCTTCACGGAGTGCCGCGGCAATGGTTGTGTTTGGGAGACGCTCTGGATTTCCGTATGGAACTTCAAGAACCTCGATAAGCTTTTTCTTGTCGTCGTCTGATAGCTGGGTTCCGTAGAGCAGATTACCGATCTTGCATGGTAGTCCTGATCCGACGGGTTTTATCTTGCCTAGCTTGTCTGCTAGTGACATGGGTACTCCGTTGTCTAGTGATTACTCGCTCTAAATGCAAGTCTATTTCATAATAACTAGAATATCGGAAAATCATCGTATTTGTGACGTTTATAGTAGTTTTTATAGTACCTGCAACTATGCCTACAACGGTACATATGGCATTAGACACGACAAAAGACCGCGTTTTTATACGCCTAGCGCAAACTGCTTGGAGTTAGCCGCTATTTTTCGTCGTGCGCGGCAGCGGCAACCATACGGAGAAGAAGATCCTTCATGATCCCAACCTCGGCCGCCGTATGCTTGGACTGGTTCCGCACCTCTTCAACGTGGTCCGCAAGAGAGTCTCCGCCATTGCGCCAGAGCTGATGCTCGACGCGATCAAGACGCTCGGAGATTGTGCGACCCTTGGAATCTACACCGACGGCGGCGTCAAGACGACGAGCAACACGATAAATCGAGTACAAAATACCAAACAACGCAGCAACACCCGCGATGATAGTACAAATCGTGATGATTAGTTGTTGAACATCCACAGGTTGATTCCTTGAAAAGTATATACGCGTTGGAAAAGCTTGTAATAATTCTATTCCACCATTCCCAACCCGAGTAGTGAGTTTAGAAATACCACGGGTTAGCGCCACTTTACGGTGGAACACCCGTTATAGTTGAAATGTTACAAATACCGCAAACTGCACGACCAGCTTCGTGACAAGAACTAGTGTACAACTCACGTCGCAGTACGGCTATACAAGAGGACCAGCATGAGCCAGACGCAACGACGCATGAGTATCCGCGCGGTCGCGATGACATACGGACTGCCCGCGCGCACCGTATCCCGCGCGGTCGCCGCAGGAGAATTGCCCGCTATCATCACGACAACAGAGACCGGTCGCGAACGCGCATACATATCTAGTACCGATGCGTCGACTTGGTTTGAGTCGCTGTCCGCTCCTCAGGAGAGGGCATCGGCGTAGCGTATGACAACTACTTGGGAATCAGCGGAAGGCCGTCTCCAAAATGGCGCAGTCTGGTACGCGAATAAGGGGTGGAAGGTCCTTCCGTGCTACGGCATCATCGGTGGGCGTTGCACGTGCAATGGCACCCACCCGGAGCCAAAGGACGTCGGTAAACACCCGGCCATTCCTGAATGGAACAACCGTGCCAGCTCCGATCCAGACACTGTTCGGCAGTGGTGGGACGGCTCGGCTGAAAACAATATCGGTGTGTTCTGTCAACCATCTGGATTTTTTGTAATCGACATTGACCCTCGCTCGGATGGTACAACGTCCTTTGACAAGTTCGAGCAACTTGTTGAAGGCGCGCTACCTCCGACGGTCGAAGCAATAACTGGAACCTACTCATATAAGGGTGGCCAGGTGCGTGGACGACACTTGTTCTATAAGTGTGATCCGTCAGAGCAGCTCGTTGGAAACCTAAAGTCCGCGGGTCTTCCAGGTATCGACATCAAGCACAACGGATACGTCCTCATCGCTCCGTCGCGCCACTTCTCCGGCGTGTGCTACGAATGGGCAGAGGGTAAGGCGCCATGGGAAATTGAAATGGCTGAGGCTCCAGAGGAGCTTCTGCAGGTGCTGCGTCGTCGTGCCCGTCGCCAGAACTCACTTGGTTCAACTGAGTGGGGCTGGACTGACGATCTTGAATATGGCGGCGAGCGCATTGACATCGACAAACTTCTCGATGAGGGTATCGATGAAGGCGAGCGCGCCATCAAGATCTACCAGATGACGTGCTCTCTGGCAAATAAGTTCCCGGTAAACACCGAGGCTGGCCGCCTCGCCGTCGAGACGATGATGATTCGCTTCAACGCGGAAAAGGTTCGACCGCCTCTCGATCTCGAGGGACCAGGCGGTCTTCTCATGCACGTACGCCGTGCCATTGACTACGTCGTCGAGAACCCTAAGACGGAACGCCTCTGGCCAGGTCTACAGGAATGGGCAAACCGTTCGCAGGAAGAGACCATGGCAAAGAATGTTGCCACGGCAAAACAGACTCAAAAGAACAAGCAGGACTCGCGGGCTGAAAAGGCTCCCGAGGAAATGAACATGTATAACCTGCCTGGAACAGTTGGCGGGGCGGTCAGCCGCGCCGTACACGACGGCGACAGCGTGTCATCAGCAGCAAACCTGTCCAACATCGACGTGCCAAAGGACCCGGACGCCCTTACCGAGGGAGAAGGTGGAACGCCCGGCAAGCGCACGCTGTCCGACACCGGAAACGGGCGTCGTCTTGTCGACTCATTTGGAGACGCTATCCGCTACACGCCTGGACTTGGATGGTTTAACTGGGACGGCACGTACTGGAAGCCCGACATGGAAACCATCGAGATGCGTGAGCTTGCCAAGCGACTTGCGCCCATCATTGCCAGCGAGGTCGTCAACTATGACGAGCCTGACAAGCAGGGCGAGGTTGTTAAGTGGGCGCAACAGGCAAAGTCCAATGCGCGCCTGTCCAGTGCGATTGAAAGCGCCAACTCTGATCCGCGTATCCAGGTCGAGGTAGACCGCTGGGACAGCGACGAGCATCTTCTAGGTGTTGCCAATGGCGTTATCGACCTGCGCACTGGCGAGCTGCTTCGTGGACGCCCTGACCTGCATATTACTCGTCGCGCACCTGTCGCATATACTCCCGGTCTCCGTAACACGCGCTGGGAACAGTTTGTGGACTACGCGACTGGCGGTGACAAGGAGCTGCAGGACTGGATCCAGCGCGCTGCTGGATACTCCTTGACAGGTCTACGTACCTATGACGTCATGTTTCTCGTCTATGGTCCACCCGGTTCTGGTAAGAACACCTTTGTCGAGGCGCTGGTCAAGGCGATGGGTACCCAGCAGTACGCGTGGCCGCTCGACTCCAGCATCCTCGCTCAGGGGGACGGTCAGTCGCACGGTTCCGATCTCTATCACTGGGCTGAGCTTCGCGGACGTCGTCTTGTCTGGGTTGATGAGTTGCCAGACTCCGAGCGCATGAAGGAGAACTCGGTGAAGAAGCTCACTGGTTCATCTGAAATCTCCGCGCGTTCACCTGGTGAGAAGCCATTCACGTTCCAGTCCCGCGCCAAGTTGTGGATTACAACAAACCACCGCCCCATCATCAACGATGACGCCATGTGGCGACGTATTCGCCCTATCCCGTGGAGCAAGGTCCCTGAGAACCCTGACCCCGATCTCAAGGCGTACATCTTTGACCCTGACGGTGGTTTGCCTGCGGTTCTATCCTGGGCAGTCGAGGGCGCGATCAAGCTTCTTGGTTCGAGCGCGCGCGACGGTCTTGGCTGGTGCACCGCCGTGACCGAGGCAGCAGAGATCTACCGCAAGACGGAAGACCGTATTGGTATCTTCCTGTCCGAGGAGACCCGGCCTGCCGAGGGAGCAGTTCTTCCGTTTAAAGCTCTGTACTCTGTGTACCGCATGTGGTCTGAGGAGCGTGGAGAAAAGCCAATGACGCAGATTGCGTTCCAACGTAAGATGGCTGATCGTGGTCTTGAGATCACCGGTGTTGGCTCTCGTGCAGAGATCTCGAACTACCAAATTATTCCACGCGTTGTCACAAGCAGCGAGGTGGACTGGTCCCTAGCATCAAGGTTTGCGCGATGACATCAGAGTATGAACAGTATCACAGCTACATTCCGCACGGAGTGAACAAGATCTTTATCAGCGGTCCCATGACTGGAATTGATGAGTGGAATCATCCACTGTTCAATCTGATCGCCATGGAGCTGCGCGCCGCTGGTTACGCGGTGTGTAACCCGGCGGAGTTCTATGACGGAGACACAACGCGGACTCGTGCCGAGTACATGCGCAAGTCCTTTGAGGGTTTGCTTGAGTCTGAGATGGTGTTCCTGTTGCCTGGTTGGCAGGACAGCGAAGGTGCACTGGTTGAGGCCGCGGTCGGTGTTCAGCTCGGGCTCCAGGTAACCGAGCTTGTTCCTAGCGGAACGCTTGACGGTTTTCTGTAAACTACATCAGCGCCTTGCGCACCGTGGACCCGTGCCACTTCTCTCCACCTAGCGCAGTTGGTACCCCGTCATCGTTGAGCTTTTGGGCGATGGCGTGGTACGACAAACCCGCCTCGCGCATTAGCGACATTTCCGCCATTACCGCGAGTGGTATCTTGCTCTTTGGCCCGAGGTCGACTCCCCATACCTGTCCTCTGGCCCTACGTTCACTGTGGACGTCCTTTTGTCGCGCGGCAATGATAGCGCGTTCCATCTCAGCGAGCGCGCTCATGATGGTTACGACGAACCGACCTTGGTAACTGGACGTGTCCAGGTTTAGATCGAGCATGACAAGGCGCCATTCCTTCTGGCTGGCCCTGTCGATTATTGACAAGAAGTCTTTCGTGGAGCGTGCGAGTCTGTCTACACGGGTAACAAACAGGGCGGACGCTGAACCTGCGTCTAGGCGCGCCAGGGCGTCCGTGAGTGCTGGTCTACCCTTGATCGATTTACCACTTCGACCCTCCTCGCGAACAAGCTCGACATTAGTGTATCCAGCGTCCTCTGCGGCCTTGCGAAGTTCGCGCTCCTGGGCATCGAGTGAGATACCATCGGAGGCTTGAAGGGCTGTGGAGACGCGTGCGTAGAGCAGCGCCAGGTCGGTCTTGGGTGTTGCCGCCATCCTAGTGATCCTTGTCTCATATTCATCAAATTCCGCACTAATGTACAACTTATTCCTTGGAAACTCAAGGAGCGCGCGTGTACACCTTTTCGGGAAAACGTGTATGAATCTATCATATTCTGGTTACCTGACCAGGAGTCAAAAAGACCTCGAATGTTAGATTAGTTGTAGCGGTACTTTTTCGCAGACGAGGATGTATAATTGTGGTAGACAGCAAGAACCCGTGGATGTGCAGCACATGTCGCAAGTACTACGCGGTTTCAAGTCTAGCCAGAGACTGTGAAGAAAGACACAAACATGACAACAAACGAGCAAGACAAACTTCGACACCCGAGCAGCCCTCGAGCGCTGACGATTCGCAACGCGGCGATAGCTGAAGAGCGCAAGGAAATAGCTGAGTTTCTTCTTTCAGAACGTGGACGCGATGTCGTTCTTGACATCTGGAAAGACGACACGACCATTTTTGAGGCCATAGCTCGCGTCATTGCCGACGGAGCACGCTAGTGGGAAAGAACAAGCCGCTGTGGACTTGTTTCATCTGTGGAGCAGTACAGGCGCACAGCGCAGATCAGTGCACCGCGCCGGAGCACGATCTAAAACTTGAAATAGCAAGACGCGACATGCGTATCGCCCAACTTGAAGGTGCACTCGCTGATCTTGTCACTGATGGCAGCAGCTCTAGTCAGAAGACAAGTGTTGACTCGTTTATTGACCACTACACTGATGCACTGCGCGACTTCATGAGCAGCAGCTACGACAACACAAAACTGCACCACCCCGAGGATCTATCAGCAGCGATGTCATCATTCACTGACGCGTGGTTCGCGATCTTCTCGAACTCCTGGAGAACAGAAAAATGAGCGTAGGTAACTACTACGTCGTGCGACGACACCCCGAAGGTGGATACTTTATTGCGCAGGGATCAGTGTCAGACGGTGATGACCGCAACGGGGATAAGTTGTTTCTTGACCTCGAGGTAGAGGACAGCTACCCGCGCTACAAGAACCTGGCCGAGGCTCGATCAGAGGCGACGTCACTGTACGCAGAGCACGGATCGCACATTCACCCAGAATGTGAAGCTCCTCCTAAGTAGGAACAAAACGCCTCGATAGCTCAGTGGTAGAGCAACGCACTTGTAATGCGTAGGTCGTCAGTTCAATCCTGACTCGGGGCTCCAAATACCGCGAAGCAGTTTCCAATTATGGAATAGCCAATGTTGGCAACTGAGCGCGAGGCAAGAAGCCTCATGGCGCGGAAAACAACTAGTCAGACGCGGTCTATAGTAGATACTCCCGGCTGGAAGTAGCGCGGTGTAAGCCCGCGGTGAACCAGCCGATACTCGTCTTCAAACAAAGAAAAAAGAGGTGAAGCATGCCTCCCAAGAGAAAAGGAAAGTGCTAATGAATGAACAGGACACCGTCGGCGGATACTCAATCCCGGTAGATCCAATGGATCTCCTCCAGTGTGACAGCTGCCAGTAAGCACTCCTAAACCAGCGAATGCCCCGGCTGAAAAGTCGGGGCATTGCCAACTAAAAAGAAGGAAAACAAAAATGGGAATTCTCGGAACAGGTATTCAGGAAGGACTGCTCCTCAAGCCAGTCAAGTATCAGTGGGCAATGGACCTCTATGACCAGGCTGTGGCAAACACCTGGTTCCCCAACGAAATCCAGCTCGGTGAAGACATCGCCGACTTCAAGAAGATGACCGAGGAGGAGCAGCACGCGATCACCTTCCTCATGAGCTTCTTCAACCCGTCGGAGTTGATCGTCAACAAGGCTCTGGCCTTCGGCGTGTACCCGTACCTTAACGCTCCCGAGGCGCACCTGTACCTGGCCAAGCAGATGTGGGAAGAAGCAAACCACTGCATGTCGTTCGAGTACGTTCTCGAGACCTTCCCCGTCGATCGGGACAAAATCTACAACCAGCACGTCTCCGTCCCCTCGATTAAGGCTAAGGAAGACTTCGAGGTCAAGTTCATCAAGCGCATGACCGAAGACACCATTGACATCAGCACCGTAGAGGGCAAGCAGGACTTTGTTCGCAACCTCGTGGCTTACTCGGTCATCATGGAGGGCATCTGGTTCTACTCGGGCTTCATGGTGGCCCTGAGCTTCCGTCAGCGCAACCTGCTGCGCAACTTTGGTTCCTTGGTTGACTGGATTGTTCGCGACGAGTCGCTGCACCTCAAGTTCGGAATCAACCTCGTCGTGACCGTTCTCGAGGAAAACCCGGAGATCGTCACCGAGGAATTTGCTGCCGAGATCAAGCAGATGATCCTCGACGCTGTCGAGATGGAAGTCGCGTACAACAACGACCAGTTCCCGAGTGGCATTCTCGGTCTCAACGCCGACTACGTGGGTCAGTACACCAAGTACCTGGCTGACCGTCGTCTCGAGGAGCTCGGCTTCGAGCCCGAGTACAAGGTGTCGAACCCCGCTAAGTGGATGGCTACCGCCAACGACACCCTGCAGCTGGTCAACTTCTTCGAAGCGACCAACACCAGCTACGAGTCGAACGCATCGGCGAAATAAACCTGTCGGGAAGGTAGAGCACTTCATAGATTAAAGAGGTGCAACGCGGCGCCGTGAGAAATCCACGCCATGTTTACCTTAAATACGCGAAGCGCGGAGTAGCAGCCACGCCTGGTGGATGTTGTGGTAGAGGACAGGTTCATTTACATATAACTAAAATATGTATACAGGTCTAAAACTTACTTATCTTGCTTAGAAGGCACCAGCATGAAGAACATTTTTAAGGGCGTGCTGCTGCGCTCTCTCGGTATCGCGTTGATGTCGTTCATCCCTGGAATGGGTATCGGAGCAGCCGCCGCAAACGGTAACTGGTTCGTGGGTGGAATCATCGCCACTGGAACAGCCTTTTCCACTGTAATTCTCTACCTTGGCGTCGTCCTGACTTGGTCTGGAACAATCACCGCTAAGGACATCGAGACGGCTTTTCGTTCAGCGGCAGCAAAATCCGCCGAGGGAAATGACGACGTCAAGGAAGCGCTGGAAGAGCACACGGCGACCAAGCCTAAAACAAAGTAGGTGGCGCGATGTACCGTCGCTCTTTTGCGCCAAAAATAGCGGCAGTAACACTGTCACTAGTGTTCCTGTTTGCCGTCCTTGCTCCCGTGTTCTTGATCTCCTCTGAGGCTTCCGCGTACCCGGTTCCGCAGTCAGCGGAAGAATACGCGGCGTACATTGCTGATGCGCAGCACCTGGTTGACGTCGCGGAAGGCAACTTGTCGTCTAGGAATCAAGAAGTATCAGCCGCACAAAGTGAACTTGACTCTGCCAGGCAGAATGCCTTAAGCGCTCAGGATGCCGAGACAGCGGCGTTGAACTCGCGCGACTCCGCCCAGGTCGCGTACGACACCCAACTAGTTCCTATCAGCACTGTCACGTACGACAGCGGAATCACCGCCGACGTATTTAACCGTCGCGGCTACAACTCGGGTCCCCCCATTCCGTCCGTATATGAGACTCCAACATACTCAAAAAACGTGCCACAGATCGACTTCAACTGGGGAAGCGGGTACATTCTGCAAACCGGAAACAATTGGTACTCAGAAGACGTAATCGTAAGATTCACGGGAAACCTTATCTTCCCCGCGGACGGCTACTACCAGTTTTACACACCCGCCGATGATGGTACAAAACTAAACATCGCGGGGACGGACCTGATCAACAACTGGTGGGATAAAGGTGGCGGAGGAACACCGTCACAGTACACATTTTTTAGAGGTGGAGTGCTCTATCCGTTTACACTGTACTACTATGAAAACGGCGGGGCAGCAAACGTCTCCTTCCAGTATCGTCAAACAACCACAAACTGGCAGGTAGTTCCAGCCGCTCTCTTTGCGCAGAACCCTGTCACGACGATCACGTATGAACATGATCCAGAGCTTCTTACCGCGCTTAATTCCCGGCAGTCAGAGTACGAGGCCGCCATTGCTGCAAGAGAGCAGGCCGATGCAGACGTAGCCACGGCTGAGCAAACCCTCAACACGCTCACAGCAACGCTGGCTGATTTAGAACAACAGCTTCTTAGCGCACAGGAAAACCTGGCGGCGGTTCCAGCATACATCGCCCCGGTAATCGTTCCAACACCTGAACCAACACTTGAGCCGATACCGTCAGTGACGCCGGAGCCAGAGCCGTCACCGACACCGTCACAGGTAGCAACGCCGACCATAGAACCTGTTCCACCGGTGGTGCAGCCAGTTGCCGCACCTGAGCCGGAACCAGCGCCAGCCGCTCCGCAGCCTGTAGAAGCACCAGCAACAACGACAAGCGCTGAACCTGCACCGGTTGCTCCGCTAGAGATCACCATTCCAGAAGACCCGCAGAACATGACCGTGGCAGAAGCAGCAGTCCTAAAAGCTGACGCACTGGCCGTACTCGACAACGCGCAGCCGGGAAGCGAACAATACGACAAAGCCCTTGAAGCCCTGTACGCCGTCGCGCAGGCTGATGACATCAAGGTTGATCCACAACTAGCGGCTGTCCCGGTTCTTGGAGCCGCACTTAGCGGGGTAGTATACCTTGTCAACTTTGTTGGCAACGTCGGGGCGGACATGTCACCTAAAATGCGTGAAGAGTCCAAGAAAGTAGTCGTGTCCGCCGTTGTCGCCGGACAGATCGCACAGGTTGCCGCATCCGCGGCCGTAGCAACCACTGGGGGAGCTAGCGGCGGAACCGGCGGGAGCAGCTCGTCCAAGAAATCATCACCATCATCAAAAAGGAAGTAAAAAATGTATGAATATCGAGTAAAGTCAGTTCTCAATGTCGTTGACGGCGACACGATCGACGTTGACATCGACCTGGGGTTTGACATCTCGCTGACAAAGCGCGTGCGACTCGCGGGCATTGACACGCCGGAATCGCGCACGAGCGACGACAATGAAAAGACCTTTGGTCTTGAAGCCAAAGAGGTTCTTAAGAAAGCTCTTGAACACGCAAAGGTAGTCGTGATTCGCACTGAACTGCCAGACTCGTCTGAAAAATACGGACGAATTCTTGGCTGGCTCTATATCGACGGGGCTCAGGAATCATTCAACAAGACGCTGGTATCGTCTGGGTACGCCTGGGACTACGCTGGTGGAACCAAGGTAAAGGACTTCGAGATTCTTAAGCAGCGACGTGCCGCTGCAGGTATCAAGTAGAAGCGAGGATAATCATGAAAAAAATTGCAGCATTCTTTAAGGACCTGTTCAAGGACCTGGTTGACCAGGCTTGGACGCTACTCGGTCTCGCCATTGCGTACCTCGTTCTTGAAGGTTCGGCACGGACACTTACCGGAAACCTCATTCTTATCACTCTAGGGATCTGGGTTCTCACATTCCCGTTGCGACGCGATAAAAACGACCTCGAATAGTTCTCGCGCCTGGCGCGATAAAATAGCATCAAGGAGACAAACATGACTCTGTCGTTAAGTAAAACTATTACCGTAGCGGCTAAAGCAGCGTGCGGAGAAACCTGCACCTGCGGTAAAAAGTAGCGTGGCGTACCATAGCGAGGACAGAACCACTGTTCTTCGTGAGCTACTTGCCTTGGTCCAGGAAAAGGACTCGCAGGGCGACATCATAGCGGCCGAGGTTCTTATCTGGGCTTTCCGGCGGCTAGTCGGAGATCCAACAGACCCTAATAAGTACCCTGAAACGAAAGACAACTATGGCAACTAAAATAGCCAGCACCGAGACATTTGACGATCTAGTACTGCGCGCCGACAAGCCCGTTCTCGTTGACTTCTGGGCAGAGTGGTGCGGTCCGTGCCGCGCACTAGCTCCAATTCTTGATCAAATCGCTGAAGAGCACGGTGACAAGATCAAAATTGTAAAAGTAAACGTTGACGACAACCCGGAACTTGGCTCGCGATACCGGGTAACGTCCTTGCCGATGATGAAGGTCATTGTCCAGGGTGAAGTCGCTAAAACAATTCCAGGGGTCAAACCCAAACACGTGCTAGAATTTGAACTAGCAGATTTCATCCAATAGGAGAGACTGCGTAAGAGCCGGTTATCGAATACGATTTCCGGCTCTTCTCCTATTAGAATTGACCAATACGTCATGACGATAGGACTAAAAAATGAAGGTTGCCGTTTACACCATCGCTCTAAATGAGGCGGCGCATGTTGAGCGCTGGTACGAATCTTCACGTGACGCTGACTATCATCTGATTCTCGACACTGGATCCACAGATGACACGGTACAGATCGCTCGTGATCTCGGGATAACCGTACTCGAGGCACGTGTTTTTCCGTGGAGATTTGACCTGGCTAGAAACACGGCAATGGCGCTGTTGCCGAGCGACATTGACTACTGCGTCTCAATGGACATGGACGAGATTCTTATGCCAGGGTGGCGTTCTGAATTAGAAAAGGCGTATGAGGCAGGTGCAACACTTGCACGGCTAATGTTTACGTTCTCCTTTAATCCAGACGGTACTCCAGGGTTTCAGTTTGGCGCAAGCCGTATTCACGCTAGAAACGGTTACATTTGGAAGTACCCGATCCACGAGGTGATAGCGCCGTACCAGATTGAAGAGAAGCAGTTCTGGACTGGTATAGAAATGCAACACCACCCGGACAGGACAAAGTCTAGAGAACAGTACATGCCCATGCTCGAGGCTGCGGTACGGAGTGACCCGCTAGATGCACGCCTCTCCTTCTACTATGGTCGTGAACTTATGTATCACGGCAGGAACCGCGAGGCGGTACAGGAGCTGGAGCGATTCCTGTCTCTCCCAACAGCAACATGGGTTGGTGACCGATCCGATGCCATGCTCTACATATCAAAGTGCGTCGCTGACCCGGTCGAGGCTCGCCAATGGGTGTCGATGTCTATCCGAGAAACACCTGATAGACGCGAAGGGTACGTTCGCATGGCGCTACTGTGCTATCACTCTGGAGAGTACCGTGAGGCTCTGAACTACGCCGAGCGCGCGATAGCCATAACTGATAGACCGCTACAGTACATGTGCGAAGAATGGGCGTGGAACTGGGAGCTATGGGACGTGGCCGCGATCTCAGCCTGGTGCATTGGTGAAAAGGAAAAGGCCGTACAGTACGGAGAAATCGCACTGGATCTCGGGCCGCATGTTCCACGTCTACACGAAAACATGAAATACTACTCGGGTAAGGTCTAGTATCTCCAGGTAAAATAGATTGCAGGCGCGTGAGATTGAGGTTGGCGTGGCATTTCCTGCATCTGTACCGGTGTTGAAGATTTACAAGGGTGATACCTTCAATGCCTCTTTTGTGCTGAAAAGTAACGACGAACCAATCGACTTTGTTGCTCAGGGATGGACCACCTGGACAGCTCAATGGCGTGAAACAAAAACAGCGACGGCTTCTGTACCGTTCATTGTTGACGCGTCACAGTCAAACATCGGGCGCATCAAGATCACTATGACGGCCATGAACACTCGCAGCGTGAAAAAAGGATACTGGGATATACAGGCAATCCGCGGTGAAGAAGTAAAAACATGGCTACGCGGTGACGTACTCACGGACGGGGACGTTACGCGTGGTAGTTAAGTCGATAAAAAACGGCGATGAAGTCGTCGTCGAGGTTGTTGAGACACAGGTAGTAGAGGTCGAGGTATCCTCTGAGGTATCAGTAGTAGAGGTTGCCACTGGTGTAATTGGACCAGTCGGACAGACAGGTCCAACGGGTCCGATCGGACCTCAAGGTGTAACAGGCCCAACAGGTAGTACTGGACCGACTGGTGCCACTGGTGCTACAGGGCCTGGAGTTACCCCAGAGGAAGTCATCGCGATTACCTCGTATACTCACAGCCAGCTTGCTCCTTTTTCTACTTGGACCATAACCCACAATCTTGGTTTTCAACCCAACGTCACCGTCTTTGACACCGCATTGACGATGATCGAGGGCAATGTCGTACACAATAGCGCCAACTCACTAACCATTCAGTTTTCAGCGGCAATCTCTGGAAGCGCAGTTCTATCCTAAGGAAAGAAAATGTCACGTAATTTTCTAACTAGCATCAATCTGAACAAGAACGAACTGCTAAACGCAGCGATTCAGAGCCTTGCTTATGAGCCAAACAGCCCGTCAATCGGTCAAATCTATTTTGATACCGCCATGAACCACCTGCGCCAGTGGGACGGTACTCAGTGGCTTGAGTACCTAACCGCTGAATCGGGTGCTGGTTACATTACCTCTGTTGGTAGCAACCTGAGCGTTACTGACCAGCAGCTTGATCTGGGTGAAAAGGTAGTAATCACTGACGCTACTCAGACCCTGTCTAATAAAACCGTAGATGGCGCAAAGGTTACAGGAACCACGTCATTCCGCGATGGTTCTGACACTGAGTACGTAAAGATTGAGCAGTCATACACGGGTACAACCCGCGTCACCTCTGTAGATGACATCGCCATCCGCTCGACTGGCGGTGACGTAATCCTTTACCCAGGTAATGATGACGGCGGCCCTGGTCGCGCCTATGTCCACTGGGGTAATGACGCCACTGGATCAAACCCGCAGAACGAAATTACAACCGCTGGAAATACCCAGACTCTTACCAACAAGACCATTGATAACGGTATTGTAACTGGCACCACATCGTTCCGTGACGCGAGCAACAATGAGGGACTTACTATCGATGTTTCTAACATCGGTACTGCTCACCTTATCGCTGCAGACGACCTCTCGCTTCGTGCAACTAATGACATCGTTCTCTACCCGGGCAACGATGCTGGCGGCGGACACACTGGTAAGGCGTACATCCACTGGGGTAACGACTCCACAGACGCACACCCGGAGCGCGAGATCGCTACTGTGGGTACTAGCCAGACCTTCGACAGCAAGACCCTCACCAACACTACTCTTGGTGATGACCTTGACGCCGCATCCACATACCGAGTAGTGAACCTGCTTGATCCCACAAATCCACAGGATGCTGCTACTAAGGCGTACGTTGACGCCACAGCTCAGGGGCTTTCGGTTCTTGGTTCAGTGCGCACCGCGACTGGTGTAAACATTGACATTACCGCGAACGCTTCGAGCCCAATTAGTGGAGTAACGCTTGCCAATGGCGACCGTGTTCTTGTTAAAGCACAGGATACCGCCACTGAAAACGGTATTTACATCTACAACTCTGGTTCACAAACCCTTGTAGCGTCAACCGTTCCTTCAGACACAGGGATCAAGGAGGGTTCCTACGTCCTCGTTGAGGAAGGCGCCTATGCTGCTCAGGGTTGGATCGTAACCGCGTTCTCTGCTGGTGCTTCTACTTGGACGCAGTTCTCTGCCGCGGGTGAGTACACCTCTGGTTATGGAATTGACATTAACGGTCAAGTAATCAGTGTTCTTTTGGACTCGGATAGCCTTTCATTGTCAGGTGATGGTCTACGGGTCAACTACCACACCGATGGTGGTCTTGACAACGACAGTGGTCTTTACGTAAAGACTGGCACTGGTGTAACAATTGACAACAGCGGAAACGTCGCCCTTGACACAAACAACGGTTACGGTGTTCGCAAGGTTGCTACAAACAACAGCGCTCTTACCGCGTCTGGTGGTCAGGTTACGTGGGTTGTTACCCACAACCTGGGAACACAGGACGTCACCGTTCAACTTCGCGACCTAGCCACGAACGCCCTTGTCGAGGTTGACGTTGTGCTGACAAGCAGCAACGCAGCTACTCTTTCATGGGTTTCAGAGGACGTCAATGCTGATTCCTACCGTGTCGTCATTGTAGGATAGTAATACCGCTCCACGTATTTTACCGACACCACTACAGGACGCGACATGTCAAAAAAGTTTCTGGTACCGGTAGGTCTCCCTTACGGGAGTGCCCTACCTGCTACTGGCGCACTTGGTGACACGTTTTACAGGTCCGATGAGGGTGTTATCTACGTCTATGGTACATCAGGTTGGGCTGTTGCTCAAGGACCAATTGGACCAACCGGCCCGACCGGACCGACGGGTTCTCGGGGAGTAACCGGTTCGACTGGCGTCACTGGTGCAACTGGTGCAACTGGCGCGACGGGATCGCAAGGTGACCCCGGATCGACTGGTCCAACAGGGGAACCCGGCGCAACCGGTGATATTGGTCCAACTGGCCCTACTGGACCCACAGGAGCAACCGGTGATACTGGCGCCGGGTTGTACACGTTTTCTGACACTGCGCCATACTCGCCGCAGATCGGTGATCGCTGGGTAGAATCATCCTCGGGTGTTGAGTACACTTTTATTAATGACGGTGACAGTACACAGTGGGTTGAGACGCATACGTCAGGGTATGTTGGACCCACCGGCCCGACTGGACCGGCGGGTGCTACTGGCGCAACAGGTGAGCAGGGTACATCGATCAGGTTTAAAGGATCCGTATCTACAACTGGCGATCTACCTTCCACGGGTAACACGGTAAATGACGCGTATATCGTTGACGCTGATGGCGATCTTTATGTTTGGGACGGTGAGTTACCGTGGCATAACGTTGGTCAGATTGTTGGACCAACCGGCGCGACTGGCGCTACTGGACCAACAGGCCCGACTGGATCCGCGGGTGTTACTGGTCCAACAGGCGCGACTGGTTCTGATTCAACCGTTCCTGGGCCTACTGGCCCGACTGGCGCTACCGGCGCAACAGGATCAACTGGACCAACTGGACCCGCGGGACCTACCGGTGCGGCATCAATTGTTCCTGGTCCAACAGGCGCTACTGGCGCCGCGTCAACTGTGCCTGGTCCAACCGGTCCTACTGGTGCAACAGGTGCCACTGGCCCCACAGGCCCTGCTGGTTCAAGCGTTAAAGTAACTAAAACTAACGCCGCCCTAGGTACTGTAGCCGCAAACGCCACTTGGGTAGAGACCGAAATCACAACCGTGTGCAGCCGTGGTCTGGTATCGTTGTTTACAGTTGCAGCTGATATCTCAGGCTCATACGACATTGAAGTACGATCCGCGAGTTCTGGTGCAGGAACCGTGTTCCTATCAGCATCAGGAATTAACCAAACATACTCCGTGACCTTGCCCTGGTACTACGAGGCTGACTCTGGTAACTCTATGTGGGTGCGAGTACGAAATAACGGATCAAGCTCCGCAGTTTTAACCCTTTCAAATCTACGAGTAGAAAAATTCGCCTAGGAGATAAACAATGGTTTATTACGAACCCACATACGCCTCATCGGCAACACCTGCCGTTGACGTTATGAACGACATGCAGACCAAGATGGTTGCTGGTGGCTGGACTTTTGTTGAGACCTTTACGTCTGGTACAGATGTCACGGACGTTTACAAGTCCCCCGCTGCGAGTAACTCTCTTGCTATGGATTACTTTATCTACCTCAACAGAACAGCTACAACTGCCACCGTTGTCACAGTTGGAATTTCCGAGCAGTATGACTCAACGGGTAAAAAAGCCCTAAAGTACGCCACTAACGTGTTGACTTCTCTAACTCCTAACCCCACAGACTTTACTGTAAACGATACTGGTGTCGTGCTTAACGGAGCATCTGCACTAAACAAAATTACGCTGTTCTCTCTTGCACTAAACACCGCCCGAGCATTTAGCATCAATATAACTCCAGAAAGAGTTATGGTAACCTCTCAGACTCTAGCAACGGCAGGAACAGCAAACGGTGCCTACGTAGGCATCTTTGACGCTAGCTCCACTGCATGGACCGTATGTCTCGGAGTTGTAACCTTTACCATGAGCTCCACAAGCCCTTCTTCTGGTGCCACGTGGGGGGCTGTAACAAGGGCACCAAATAGACCTGCAGGTATCAACTTGTTTCAAGCGTTCCAATCTACGTACAACTGGGTTCAGGGTATTTTTAGAAACGGGACCGCATCCTCGCCGACTTTCACCGACACCTACGGCGGCACAGTTATTGGTCGACTAGGGATGACAACATACCCGTCATATACCGACACGGGAGTTCCCCCAGCAGGAGTGTTTAAAGACCTCATAATTACAACACAAGGTGGTGCCAACACTCTTGGAGGAGATACGCTCGCAGTTACTTACGGCTCAACAACCCTTAACTATTTTAGTCTTGGAAAGAGTACCACTCACGGTACTGTATACAGCTGCTGGTTCCCAAAGCAGTAGGTATTTATGACAGCATATACCGCCACCGTTCCAGCAGGCGCTCTCGCCTCTCCTTTTGCGAGGGTCAGTGCTTTAAGATACTCCCCAGCAGGAGCAACAACCACTTATACGTTTGTTTCTCACGCATACTCAGCTCCAGTTAGTATTCGCTCTCCGCATCTTGCCTTTCAAAAAGCGGCGCAGTCAACTACGGTTCCAAGTATTCCAATACAGACAACAATACCCAAACTACCTTAAGGAAAACACATGTACACAGCAGGATACGGAGACTCCCCTACCGAGCCCACCGAACAGAAAAGCTTTAAGACCCGTGAAGAGGCGCAGGCCTGGCTCGACGAGATCATTCCTACTCTTCCAGAGCAGACACTCGTCTCTGAGGAAATCCCCGAGACAGTTGTTGACGGAAACGTGGTTCCCGCAGTTCCAGCAGTCTACGAGTGCTCTTGGTGCGCCTGGATCTCAAACGACGACGCGTAAACTCGTCAACAAAACAATAACAGAGATAAAATAGACTCATGGCGATTAACTTTCCTTCATCTCCCCAGGTGAACGACACCTATACATATGGTGGTCGTACCTGGGAGTGGACTGGTAGCGCCTGGAAGTCTGTTACCGCTGCGTATGGTCCGACCGGGGCTACCGGTCCGACCGGGGCTACTGGACCTACAGGTTCAACTGGTGCAACGGGTGTGGCCGGTGCGACAGGGTCAACGGGTCCAACCGGCGCCACGGGCGCGCAAGGTGCGACAGGTGCCACTGGAACACCTGGAGCTACGGGTGCACAAGGGGAGATCGGACCAACAGGTCCTCAAGGCGTACAGGGTGAGCAAGGTTACACGGGTGCGACAGGTGTGCAAGGACCAACCGGACCGACCGGTATTACTGGACCAACCGGTGCAACAGGTAACACCGGTGCAACAGGTGCACAAGGACCAACCGGGGACACTGGTGCAACGGGTCCAACAGGTGCGACCGGTGAGGTAGGCCCGACCGGCGAGCAAGGACCTACTGGAGAAGCCGGCCCTACCGGCGCAACAGGACCAACAGGCGCCACTGGCGCTACTGGCGTCGCTGGTGCCACTGGCGCGACGGGTCCAACAGGTCCAACAGGCGTGACCGGTGAACAAGGTCCAACAGGGAATATTGGACCAACGGGCGCAACAGGAGCTACGGGCGCAACGGGTCCGACAGGAGAGACGGGCGCGACAGGTCCACAAGGGGCAGACGGTCAGTTCGGTGGTGCCGTATTCCAGTACAACTATTTAACAAACACTGCGGACACGACACCCGGCGCAGGTAACCTAAAACTAAACGGTTCAATTACCACTGCGACCATTCTCTATATTAGTTACATAGACGCGTTCAACGTTGACGCGTACAACTATCTACAAACAATTGATGGCTCAACCTCGACGATTAAAGGACACTTTAAACTAGAAGAAGTCGGTAACCCTGGCCACTACGCGTATTACGCGATCAACGGGTACCACACCGAGGACACTAACCATTTCCATGTCCCCATCGTCTACCTGTCCGGTTCCGTAACCTCCTGGGCAAATGGTACCGATGTAAACGCAACCTTTGTTCGCACCGGTGACAAGGGTGACTCGGGTCTTGGTGGAACCATTGCGAACTGGGGCTCCTTCTGGGACACCACGACTCAGGGCATCACCAGCTCGACTACCGCCTATCCGATCACCATCAACAGCTACGACCCGGCAAACATCGGTGTCACTGTCGTCAACGGCAGCCACATCAAAGTTGCAAACGCTGGAACCTACAACATCCAGTTTTCCGCGCAGATGGTCAACACCAACAACTCCATTCAAAACGCAAACATCTGGCTTCGCAAGGGAAGCGGCAGCGGAACCGCGACTGACCTAGACTACACCACTGGTCAACTAACCGTGCCAGGAAGCCACGGCGGTGTCCCCGGCCAGATGATTGCTGCATGGAACTACGTCCTTGAGCTAGAAGCAGACGACTACGTTCAGTTCATGTGGCAGGGTGAATCCACGGCGCTAAGCATCGAGACTATCGCCGCTGGAACCACTCCAGCTACCCCAGTTACACCCTCCATTATCGTCACAGTGACCCAGGTCACCTACACGCAGGTTGGACCTACCGGTGCAACAGGGCCGACCGGACCTACAGGCCCAACAGGGAGTACTGGACCTACAGGTAACACTGGCGCGACAGGTGCGACTGGCGCACAAGGTGTAACTGGTATTACCGGCCCTACCGGCACGACTGGCGCCACCGGGGCGACTGGTTCAACTGGCGCAACAGGATCGGACTCTACGGTACCTGGACCAACAGGACCAACTGGTAGTACCGGTGCCACTGGTCCTACAGGAGCTACCGGGGCTACTGGCGTGACAGGACCGACCGGTTCAACTGGCGTAACAGGTGCAACAGGCGTGGCAGGGCCAACAGGCGCCACGGGTCCAACCGGTGCGACAGGTTCAACTGGAACCGCGGGGGCTACTGGTCCAACCGGTCCAACCGGTACACAGGGTGTTCAAGGTATCCAGGGTATCCAGGGTATCCAGGGTGTAACAGGCTCGGCTGGTGCCACTGGTCCTACCGGTCCTACAGGTTCGACCGGTCCCACAGGTGCAACAGGCGGGACAGGATCAACAGGTTCATCTGGTATCAGCACTGGTGCAACAGCGCCCACGGACACGAGCCTGATCTGGATGGACACGACAGTCACCGGCGGGCAAACCGCCTTTGATGATCTTTCCGATGTCGCGATAGCCACACCAGGTACCGGTCAAACGGTTCGCTACAATGGTTCCACATGGGTCAACAGTAAACTAGGAACCAGTGATCTTTCCGATGTCACAAACTCGCTAGCAACCGGGCAGACGCTACGTTACAGCGGTTCCGCGTGGGCAAACTCTTTGCTATCATCCGATGACCTTTCCGACGTGGCCGTGTCAGGCGCCGCGCAAGGGCAGACACTGATCCACAATGGTAGCAACTTTGTAAACACTAGTATTCCGTCACCAAACTACGTTATCAATGGTGCCCTGGATTACTGGCAGCGCCTTGCGTCAGGTACCACGTCTGGAACACAGGCTTCCAACACGACAGGCTACCCCAGCGCGGACCGGTTCAAGGTGTACTCATCCGGTGCAGCAGCACCCGCACTGACCCTGGCGCAAAGCACGAGCGTCCCGACGTCACTCCCTGTCCAGTACTCGGGTGCGTTCTCCTGGTCCGCGTCAACGTCGACAGGTGACGTTATCATTGGTCAATTGATTGAGAACGGTAAATACCTTTTCGCTGGTCAAACCGTTACGGTTTCGTTCTACGCGAAAGCCACGAACGCGATCACCGTGGCCAGTTTCTTTGACCAGGACTATGGAACAAACTCTTTCAACATCACGACATCGTGGGCGAGATACTCGTACGCAATCTCTGTTCCAACAACGTACGCGAGTGCACCACCGACAGGTACCTCCTCTGGAAACAACACTGAGCTTCGCTTTATTCGCTTGACGAACACGAGCAGCGCCGCGAACACGATCAACTTCACTGGTCTTCAGGTTGAGATTGGTTCAATCGCGACGCCGTTCCGTCGATCAGCACCTAGCCTTCAGGCGGAACTCGCGGCGTGCCAGCGGTATTACTGGCGTCTAAATACTGTCGGAGCGTCGCTTGCTTCTGCAGGCTGGGCTTTTGCATCCAACGCAACTACTATACAGGCGCAGGTAAGTTTACCTGTCCAAATGCGAGTTGCCCCGTCGGGAACCATTGATGCAAGCAATATGTACGTAACAGATGCGGTTAATACTCCATCCGCCGTAACGGGGCTTTCTTATGATGGTCATACTTCTGCCAATATCGCGTATGTGGTTGGTACATCTTCTGGACTTTCAAACTACAGACCGTATCTATTCCGCGCGCAGTCTAATGGCTACATCGGTTTCTCAGCGGAGCTATAGGATTAAAAAATGTCAGTAGCAAAATACTATGATACGGTCTCTGGTACCTGGAAACCAATCATCACCGGACCGATCGGCCCTACCGGTGCGACCGGTGCGACCGGTGCGACAGGCGGCACTGGCGCGACAGGTGCAACAGGTAGCACCCCGACCTCGATCTATAATGTAACGATCGCGCCAACAAGCGGTGTACGCATGGGTGACCAGTGGCTCGACCCGAACACGGGTAACCTGTTCACGTACTACACTGACGCAAATACTAGCCAGTGGATACAGATGGCGTCTGGGCTTTCTGGTAGCACGGATATTCGTGGTCGCGTAGGCTCCTTGGAAACTCGTGCAACCTCCATTGAATCGGTCAACACCACACAGGATGGTCGCCTAACATCGCTTGAAACGGCGGACTCCACTACCAATAAGTCAGGGCTTGTACCAATCATCCCGACAAGTGTGGCGGTAGGTTCCGGTACCGCGTCAGTTTCCTCCTCCGGAGTAGTAACATTTACCGGTGCGTCAACGGTTTTACTAAACGGTGTGTTTAGTTCCACGTACAAAAACTATAAAATCTTTGCATCATTCCCTTCCGCGACAAACGCATATGTCACCAACCAGTTGCAAATGAGATTCTCTACAGCTGGAACTGTAAACTCCACGAGCAACTACACGTGGACCGGGTTTTATACGCAGTCCGGCACGAGCGGTAACAATGGTGGAACAGGCACAGCTCAATCATACGGTGTGCTTAACTTTACCGCCGATGCGGAATGGACTGTTTACGGTCCGTTTGATTCCTCTAGGGGTACTGAAGTAGCGGTTTTAAGCATATATGCACACACAGCTGTTCTTGGGGAAGCGGGCTACAACGCCGCGGCATCATTTGATGGTATCCAGCTTCTCGGTAACACGTACACAGGCGCACTTCAGGTCTATGGATTGAGGAACTAAACATGGAAATAGAAGAAATCACCCCTGACGATTCTGTCGCCCCGGTCTACCTGATCCCTCCTACCGAGGAGGAGATCGCTGAACTCGAGCAATGGGCCGCAGAGTCCGAGGCTCGCCTGGCCGCGGAGGAACTACGCGTCGCCGCGCGCGCAAGCGCCCTTGATAAACTCGCCAAACTTGGGCTCACCGAGGACGAGGCAAAGGCGGTGATTGGTCTCTAATGGCACTAGACTTCCCTTCATCACCGACCAATGGTCAGGTATATGACAAGTACACCTGGGACTCAACCAAGGGCGTATGGACGATTAACTCGTCTATTGTGACGACAATGACTGCGTCCGACGCTCCGCCGTCCAGCCCTAATCCGGGTGACGCATGGTTTGAGTCCTCGACAGGTTCCGTGTTCGTTTACTATTCCGATGCCGACTCCAGTCAGTGGGTGCAGGCAACCTCGGCGTATGGTACCTCGTACACTCAGCTAGAGTACAGCTCACCCAACTATGTCATCAATGGCGCGTTCGATATCTGGCAGCGCTGGACAGGTACCGCGTTCGCATCCGCCGGGTACACCGCGGACCGGTGGGCTATCGTTGCCGCTAGCGGTCAAACCGTTTCCGTTTCCCAACAAGCCTTTACTCCCGGGACTGCACCTGTCGCCGGGTATGAGAGTAGCTATTTTTGTCGCATGGCGTGGACGGGTACACCTTCAGGGTACTTCTGGTTCACGCAACGCGTCGAGGATGTTCGCACACTGGCAGGGCAAACAGCAACCCTGTCGTTCTGGGCAAAGGCCGGTACAGCCACGTCCGCGTTTACACCGGTAATTGAACAAAACTTTGGTTCAGGTGGTTCAAGTGTTGTGCAAACTGTTGGCACCGCGATTTCGTTGACAACGTCGTGGCAACGCTACTCGGTGACGTTTAATATCCCCAGCATCACTGGTAAAACCATTGGTACAAGCTCCTACCTCGACGTTCGCCCGCTATATAGCAGCTCGACAGGTGTATCAGCGAACAACATTGACATCTGGGGTGTACAATTAGAGTATGGTTCCACGCCCACGACGTTCCGTCGCAACGCAAACTCGCTGCAAGGTGAACTTGCAGCTTGTCAGCGGTATTACTGGCGCTGGTCTGCTACTGCCGCAAACACAAGCGAGTCGGTTATTGCTCAGGGCGTTTTCAACGGAACCAATAACGCACGAATCTTTATGCCGCTACCCGTGGAAATGCGAAGCGGAACTTTGTCGGTCGCCCAATCCGGAATTGTTGTTGGCGACCAAACTATCGCTTCAGCCACCCCAAACTCTTTCGCAACAGACAACTCAAGAAACACTACCAAAACAGTTCAGTTTGTTGTTGGTTGGGCTTCTCCCACATTTACAACAAGATACCCTGCTTTTATCTTTAACTCTACAACTTCCTCTTGGATAGAAGTTTCAGCGGAACTATAAGGATGATTAATGGCGCTCAACTTCCCATCCTCACCGACTAATGGGCAGACATACAAACAGTGGACATGGTCCTCTTCACTAAACGCGTGGAGAATCAACAATAGTCTACCGTCATTCGTCGTATCCTCAACAGCACCCGTATCACCCGTCAATGGTACGCAATGGTTCGACACGAGTGACGGTTCCGTGTACACGTACTACAATGACGGCGACAGCAGCCAGTGGGTTGAGGGTATCTCATCGACAACCCTTGACCTGACCACAACACTCGCCGCGCTACAAACCCAGGCAACCTCGTACACGAACAGTCTCGCCAGGCTCGGCTCCTGGGGAGCCAAGTCCGGACCAACCGCGTACAACACCGCGTATAAATACACCTGGAGTTACGGTGTACACAGCGGTACCGGGATTGACGCGACAACGTACTCTGATGGTATTATGATTACTGAAACCGGTATCTATGAGGTAGCCACCGCGCAACGATCCAATGGAAACGGTAACGGCGCGATCTGTCTCGCCGTTGACGGGAGCCGATACACCATTGACGGTTCAGGGCGAGGTATCTGGTCACATGACCATTCCACGAACAATGGTAGCTGGGCTAAATCATACTTCATCGGTAACCTGAACGCCGGGGAAAAAATCACCGCGGGTGTACCAGACACGACCTACGCTGGATGGATGACCTTTGGTTCAAACGGATACAACGGGTACCTTTCAGTTAAGAGGCTTGGATAATGGCGCTAAACTTTCCTTCCTCACCAACGGACGGGCAAATCTACCAGGGTTGGAAATGGTCCACGGCTTTAGGTGCCTGGAAATCCACGTACTCCTCTGACATCATGGTAGTTTCCGCTACCGCGCCAGTCTCACCAGTTGACGGTACGCAATGGTTTGACACCAGTGATGGTTCAACGTACCTTTACTATAAAAACGGTACAAACCGCCAGTGGGTAGAGCTAATGGCGCAGGCTGGTACACCGATAAACACTTCCGCTGTTAACGCGCTAACCCCGCAGTTTGCCGCGAACAACTATTCACTGAACAAGACAGGTAGCTGGGGAGTGAAATCAGCTCCGTCATACTTTGCTTCAGCGTACTTGAACAGATGGAACTATGGCAGACATGGCGGGCGTGGAATCGACGCTCTTACCTATGATTACGGCATCTACATTCAAGAAGACGGGTATTACGAGGTTAGGGGTGCGCAAAGATGCGGCTCTACCACCAACCCGTATTTCGGGGTCACGGTCGGTGGAAACCGAACTACTCTTGAAGGTAGGACTGCGGGAATCTGGTCCCACAGTCACTCAAACACCCTGTACACGTGGACCGAATCATACTACATTGGTCCACTCTACGCAGGTGAAATAGTCACTGGAGGGGCACCAGACTCTGGAACCGCGGCAAGTCTTATGTTTGGTTCCGGTTGGGCAGGGTACCTTTCCGTTGAGAGGTTACGCTAATGGGTTATAATTTTCCTGCAAGCCCTTCCAATGGTCAAGTATACGGTCGCTGGAAATGGTCCGCTGAGAAACAGGTATGGCGCGAAAACGCTGTCCCCTTTGTTTCCGCGATATATGAACAGGCAACCGCTCCAACAAACCCGCGTCAAGGTGATTTATGGGTAAACACGAACACGGGAACAACCTACGTGTTTTACGATGACGGCACAAGTCGCCAATGGGTTGAGCGACAGGTTTCCGATCAGGCTATCCCTGCCAAGGACGGGGTCACCTTGCTAACCTCGGAATCAACGAACGTGTCCAGTCTACTCGCCCGTGAATACGCCTGGGGAGGAAAAAGTGGTCCGTCAAGTTGGTCGTCTGCTTACATCAATATCTGGAATTTTGGAAAACACAGCGGAACAGGTATTGACGCAACAACCTACACGGACGGTGTCATGATTACCGAAAGCGGAGTGTACGAGGTTAGAACCGGGCAGCGGGCAAGCGGTACTGGAAATGACTACGTCGGTATCGGTGTTGCAGGAAACCGAGCCACACTGGAAGGTCGCCTTGAAGGCATGTGGTCCCACGACCACTCATCTAACACATCAACCTGGACACAGTCATACTATATTGGTCCACTCTACGCTGGTGAAAAAATAACCTCAGGGTCCCCCGGTTCAGGAGCGGCACTAGTGTACGGGACAGACAACGCGTACGGATACCTTTCAGTTAGGCGACTCAAATAATGGCAACCTATACACTGCGACCAGCGTCTATCGCCAGCATTAACGTCCCTGCTCCAGACTTTACAACGACCGCGGCGACATACTCAACCACGGCCCAGCTACTGTCCGTTCTAAGCGACAACAATGACTCGACCTACGCATGGGTAACGGACACCGGTAACGGTGGTTCAGTAGCAGACTTCACGTTCCAGTTATCTACACCAACAATCCCGAGCGACGAGTTTATCGTTCGCTGCGCCACGGACATGCGCTGGTTGCAGAACAACACTGGTTCCGGCAACCGAGTCAACGGTGAAACTCTTGCGCCCGGAGACACCTGGTCCGGATACGATGGGCCGCACATTGATGTTCCTAACTCTACTACGGTACCGCTCGGTACGAGTACACTAGTAACACGATCCGTTACGTGGTCACGCTCCGTCGCGTCCAGTCTCCAATACCGATGGTACGGCGGCCGCACTGAACAGGACAGCGGTTACGCAAAGATCGTCGACCTCTCCACCCGAGTTCTAACCATAAAAAACGCCACGGCGACACCGGCAAACACCACGATGGGTTCCGGAAACTATGGTTACATTCCAGTAAGCATCGCGGCAACCATTGACTGGGAAGCCTCCGCGAGTGAGAGCACAAAACTCCGCACGGTAACCGTAGAACTACGCGTCGAATCCGGCGGCAGCTCCGCGTACGGTGGCACCCTTATCACCTCGACAACCTATGACACCGTTTTCACGTCAACGTCAACGTTCACCCCGAGTATCCCTTTACCCGGTTCCCTGGCAAACGGCACATACAAGGTGTACGCGCGTGCCACACGATACCGTGAAGGGCAAACATTCTCACAGGCTCAAGGATACTCGGAGCAGATCGGTGCATGGGCATCAGCGTCCCTGACCGTAAATGTTCCCGCACCGGACGCTGTCCTGACATTTCCATCCAGCCCGACAAATGGTCAAGTGTACAGCAACTGGACATATAACTCGTCCAAGTCCGTGTGGGAGGTAACCCCTACCCCGGTAACCTCCATGGTGTTCACTGGTACCATTATGCAGTACGCGCTCCCGATCGCACCGCCGGGATGGTTACTGTGTAACGGGCAATCAACCTCGGGTTACACTGCCTTGGCAGCAATTGTTGGCGGGACCGTTCCAGACCTGCGCGGACGTGTAATCGTTGGTCAAAACAGTGGAACATTCTCTACCCTGCTAGCAACTGGTGGTGAGGAGCAACACCTGCTCACCGCGGCGGAGTCCGGGCTTGTTGACCATAACCACGGCGGAGGAACGGGGTCGATGGATAGGAACAACACCCACACACACGACGCGACGCACTGGCACGCGCTAGGTGGTACTAACCGAACCTTTGCCTCAAAGGCAGCTGGAAACTACCTGTACGGTGCCCAAACAACCACCAGCACGGACAGCGGAACAGCTTCCCAAGGCGCAGACGTCGACCACGGGCACTCAATCCCGTCATCAGGAGCAGACGCGCTGGTGGCGCACAACAATCTTCAACCTTACATTGTTTTGAACTACATCATTAAGACGTGATATAAATGGCACTCGATTTTCCAAGCAACCCAACCGATGGGCAAACCTACAATGGTTGGGCATACTCCTCGTCACGCGGCGCGTGGGAGGTTGCGCCATCATACGCCTTTGTACCCGTAGCAGCAATCATGCCATACCGGGGTTCCAGTGCGCCGACAGGCTGGTTGTTCTGTGATGGTTCGACGATCGACATAACAAACACCGCGTACACCGCGCTTGCGTCGCTTCTTGGTGACATGTACGGAACACACTCTGGTAACAATTATTATCTTCCAAACATGCAAGGAAGAGTACCCGTGGCAAAGGCCGGGTATGGAACATTCGATGTTCTCGGTGCTAAAGGCGGGGAAGAAACACACCTGCTCAACTACACTCGGTGCGGGCTGCAGAGCCACTCTCACAGTACAGGCGGCATGATCCAGTACAACACTGACTGGAGTGGCGGGAGCCACTACCACACCCTCAGCACCCACAACCACAGCAACGGTGTCTATGACAGAGGCGCGTACGTCATCGTTACAGGTGGAACAAACTTCAGCTACAACAACGGTGGTTTGACCGATCTACAAGCAACAAGCAACCCTGGTAGCGTGTCAGGTAACAACTCGGACATGACCCATCACCACAGCATTGGTGCTCAATCACAGGAATACGCGTCCAGTGCACACAACAACCTTCAACCGTACGTTGTGCTGAACTACATCATTAAGTATTAGGATTAAACAGTGGCGCTAGACTTTCCTTTAAACCCCACCAACGGGCAAACATACAATGGTTGGTCATACAACTCTTCAAAGTCAGTGTGGGAGGTAATCACCACAACGCAACCGAGTATCCCTGTTGGCTCAATCGCCATGTGGGCAACAGCTACTCCCCCCAGCGGATGGCTACTCTGCAACGGACAGAGTACCTCCGCGTACCCTGTTTTAGCGGCCATTGTCGGGCAAAACGTTCCTGACCTTACAGGGCGTGTCCCTGTAGGAAAAGCATCAAGTGGCACCTTTGCAACACTAGGAGCAACTGGTGGGGAGGAAACACACGCGCTCACCCCATCGGAATCCGCTATGCCCAGCCACAGCCATGGCGGAAACACGTATGACGGTGGAAACGTCACCCACTCCCACACCTTTAACCACAGACACCTCCAGGGGCAAGGTGGTAACCGCACTGCGACGGGCGGTACTGGTTCGAGCAACTGGTCGTACGGAAGCAACACTGGAACAGCCGCTGCTTCACTTACCGCGGCAGACACAAACCACTATCACACGATCAATGGCAGTGGCTCCGCGAACGGGGCAGCTCACAACAATCTTCAACCCTACATCGTGCTAAACTACATCATTAAATACTAAGGAGAAAAACAAAATGGCAAAGCGACCAACAAATGAAGTTGCGCAGTTTATTGAAAAAACACGCAACCATGACGCCCAGCGACTGGTACTAATCGCTGAGTACCAGAAACAAATCGACGCGAATGAGACTCTCATCGCGCAAATGGAACCACTGGCTACCTGGGAAGAAGACCCGGAGTACCCTGACTACATGAACGCGGAGCAGACAGCCCCGCCGCTCCCCTAGCGTATTCTGCCACGGTGATCCTGCCTTGCAGGGTTACATTCTCTGTAGTAAAAGCCGAGTGTACAAAATCACCACTCCAGTAACACGCTATAATTTTACTACCAAGAGATAGGAAAAACATGGCAGACAACTGGGGCGGCTACAAAAACGGCGACATCCCAAAAAGTGCACTGTACCCTGTACAAGGCGTACACTACTTTAAACCAGAGGTAGGGCACGCGCTCGTTGCCGCGCTCACCGAGTGTGAAGCAAAAGGCATCAAGGTTCACATCAATGAGGGCTACCGTCCCCTCGGCGTACCCGCTGACGCCAAGGTAAAATCAAACGGCAACGGTGACCCTGCGGGTAAAACGTCCACTGGTGGCTCAAACCAGTGGTTCCAGTACGGTCGCATGCAGCGCGGTGAAACACCAACCGCTGCCTACCCGGGTGGATCAATCCACGGTTGGGGCAAGGCTGCGGACGTCTCTCCTGGTCGCAGCAACCCGACAGTGAACGCGATCTTCAATAAGCACGGGTTTACCTTTGACATTGGTTCAGAGTCTTGGCACGCGCACTACGTCGGTGGACAGGCCAGTTCGGTAAGTGACGGAAGCTCCGCTGGCGCCAGCAACCCTGACGAAAAGTCCGTCCAGCAGAGCCTGCAGAAGCTTGGACTCTACAGCGGTCCTATCGACGGTATCTTTGGTCCTAACTCGTGGAAGGGTGTACAGACGTTCCTTACACAGCAGAAGGTCAAGATCGACCACATCGACGGTGTTCCCGACGCTGAGACCAACCGCGGTCTGCAGACGTACGCCAAGAAAGGTGGTTACACTGGTCCCGTTGACGGTATCCTTGGACCAAAGTCCTGGGCTGGTTTTGCTGCCGCGTTGAAGAAGGCACCTGCACCTGCACCTGCTGCCGCTGCACCAGCCGCAACTCCTGCGCCAGCTGCAACGCCAGTTGCTGACGCAGCAGCGCCTGCCCCGGTCGCCACACCAGTCGCTGACGCACCAGCAAAAACCGATGCGCCAGCAGCCGTGCCAGTCGCAAAAAAGACAGCGCCTAAAAAACCAGCACCAGCACCCGTACCCGTATCCAAAGAAATCCTTGAAGAACAGGAGAAGGAAATCGCTACTCTAAACGAACAACCACAGAACCAGAACCTTGGCGCGATCCTTCCAAACCCGGAAAGCCGTCGCATCGCATACGCCGTTTACACTGGCGCGTCGGTACTCGTAACCAACGTCGCCATTGGCTACTCCGCTCTGCACGCAGAGTTCCCGGGTTGGTTGACCGTCGCCATCGCGGTAATTGGTAACCTGGCAGTGCCATTCGGTGCACTCGCCATCGCGAACTCTTCACCCAAAAAGAAGTAACCACGCGAACAAATGAAGAAACCTCCCTGGTGAAAACCGGGGAGGTTCTTCTTTTACGCGAGGAAACTAAACCTGCTTAGTTACAAGGCGACCCTTAGCGTGATCAAAAACCTTTGGGCGCTTCTTATACGCCTTGTGGTTGTTACGATCCGTGGTCTCCTTTGCGACAGGCTTACCGCCGCCACCCTTACCTTTAGCCATGAGTAGATCCTATCCGGTTAGTTTAAAACAATTGCCTTGGCAAACACGACACGTGACGCCATTTTTGACGCGCTAATAATCGCCAATGGTGCAGCAACACTTAGCATGGTACCGGCCCAGAGACGAGGTTCAGCCCAGTCAAAGTTCCAGTAGTTCAAGGTGTGGAACGCGTTGGCAACAACCGCTACCACGCCAAAGGCAAACATGCCAAGGACCGCACCAAAGGTTTTCTCCTTGCGACCATTATCGTCAACACGTGACGCTAAAACAAGGTACGCGATAAGGAACAACAGGTACATCAACTCGATGAAGAAAAAGAACAACCCGCCCATCCAGGCTTGCGACAAGCCAACAAACTGGGCAACCGCGGTAATCCCGTTATATGAAACAATCGCCGATGAAACAAAGGCAAGTGAAATACCAGCAATCCATAACCAGAGAACAAGGCGCTGATCAATCTGCACCTTTGGTGCGCGACGCTCCTCCTGGTGTTGGTAACGACGCAACCTTTGCAAACGTGCCTCGTCACGAAGAAGATCGTGCTCCAATCGCGCGGGTTCATCAACACTGGTAGACGCAGACGGCGCCTGTACAGGGACCGGGATAGGAACCGTCACGGCGGCAGGTTCATACTCTGGAACCTGTTCCGTTGCGTCAGGTAACACGTCAACAAGCGGCACACGCTCCAGCGTCGCGATCTCATCAAGTGTTAGCACAGGGACATCGGAAACCACCTGTGCCGGGAATGAGGCAGGTGGCGGGGCCGGGGCTGGTTCCGGTACCTGTGCTTGAGGGTCAAACCCAAAAGGGTCAATTTGTCTTGCGTCCATAGGTTTGATTATACCCTAAAACAGGATTAATGGATCACCAACTGTTATACAATCATTCCATGGCGATAAGCAAAAACGACCTGATCGAACACCTTGTAGAGGTGTTACTTGTCGACCATGGATACGACGATGACAATGAACTCGAATGGGACCCTGAGGACCCTGAAAGCCAGTATTCCATTATCCGCGACGACGTGGAACTAATCATCGAGGTCCTTGAAAACATCGGGTTACTCAGCGAAAACTAGCGCTTAAGCAGCTTATCCGTTTCATCGACAATGTCGTCAATCAACGGTAGCAATCGCGCACTATACCTTGACCAGTGGTGACCACAAAACATCAAGGGCAGTTGTAGCGTTGCAATACTCACCATTACATACGCCTGTGCCCCGCAGGAATCACAGCGATCCGAGGCGGTGAGAATCTCAAACGCCTGATCCGGGTTGGCATTAGGTAGGGTGTCAGTGTCCATTACAACAATCATACATAAAACAACCAATAGCGACTAGGCTAAACGCCAAAACTAGTGGCGCTCAGACACTCTCTAAGACACTTTCAACCCTGCGCCAGGGTAAATACATGCCGGAAAAACAGGCATATAGTCAATATATGAGCACCCTGGTCAAACCCGATGAAGCAGTAAACACTGACACTGGTGACCATGACAAGTTCGCCCACTACGCGGAACGCGGCGAGGTCGTGCGCGCCTATATCGAAGGCATCCCGATCATCGCACTCTGCGGAAAAATATGGGTACCATTCGGTGACCCGACCAAGTACCCGGTATGCCAGACGTGTAAGGAAATAATGGATGCGCTATTCATCGGTGAAGGACATGAACAGTGATTAAATACGGTTACCAGTGCGAGCGACACCATATGATCTGGGAGGACGGTGAACACATCCCTGGAATGGAACTATCCTGCCCTAAATGTGGTGAACCAATGACACTGCTATACATGGTAAGTGAATACCAGCGGCAAGGTAAGGACAGGAACTAGTCCTCGTCGTCATCCCATTCAATGCCGTCATCGTCATCATCGGAAGACACGGAAATACCCACGCCGCCTTCCATGAAAAAATAACTGGTCAACCGTAAAGCCTGCTGCTCAGAAAAACCAGCCGACATGAACGTGATAAACAGTTCATGCATATAGAGCGCGTCCATTTGCAAGGACGTCAATGAGCTGCTCGTGAGTTCCTCGAGACTCTCAGTTTCACTGATCTCGGGTTCTTCAAACTCTTCACTATCCAAAGAGAGCACCTCCTGCAGGTTCACATACAACAATACCGTGGGTACAACCTGGTTGAGCTTGATGACGCGCGCCTTTTAAATAACATAAACCCGCGAGGTAAACACCTACACGGGTCTATATTAGTGCTTTGAGACTAGTCCGAAACCTTACCCTCAGCGCGAAGTTTAGCCATGATCTGCTCACCGAGCGCAAGCATCTCCTGCGTAAACGCGTCACCGTCATCGATACGCGAACGACGAACCGTGTGACCACCAGGCGCGTACCTGAGAGCGGTATCGCGGGAAACACCCAGATACTCCGCGATCCGGTCGTGCGACCAGCCATTCGCACGCAATGAGCGCATCTCGCGAATCATTCTTTCGGTAACCTTTACATACTTCAAAGTGAAGCCTCCTCGATACTTACGACCCTCGTGGTCCAGCGAAACGTTGTAATCTCTGGGTCAATCGCGATAGCACTCGACGATATACCCATAAGTTGATCAACGGAACAATCAATGGCGATGAAATCAAACCAGTCATGATCCCCGCGAAGAGTAGACGCGTCAACGGCTCCAGGGAACCGTATCGCCCGGTAACTGTCAAGGTCAATGATGTATGTGCTACTCATGGTTGTCACCTTGTACTTACCAGTCAGGCGATCATTCAATGTCGTAATGTCACTCACTGAGAGTCTCCCTTAATAAGCGCAAGAGCAAAACAGGCCGCGCAATCATCAATGTACATTTTCTTATCCCCTTGATGTTGCGCCGTGAACTCGCTATGCTCAGAATCAAGCAGCGCGATAATACGCTCACGTTCCATCCACTCACCAGTAGCAATCCCGAGCTGGTACGCGTCCTCGACGCTATCCCCTGTCACTTCTCCATCCCGTACTTTGAATGATCAATCGAAAGATCAATACCCGCCAGGCGAAGCTCATTGATAATCGCGTCAATGTTCCACTTAATCGCGTCACGCTGAACAGGCAGCATCAACCCGTAAAACTCTGGTTCACCAAACAACTCTTCAAGAACCCGGATCTCATATTCCCCGGTTTTCTTATCGATCAAAAGATTAAAGGTAATGTCCTTACCAACAGACCTGGACAAATACCAGTGTGTACCTCGCTGGTCAATAAACCCGAGATTGCGCATCTTATCCACTACCGGAGAATGCTTCTGTTGCTCAGCGTTCTCCCTTGTTTTCGCAAAAACACGAACCACGACGTATACGAGAAGTATACCAATCGCTACAAAAATCATTTTCAGTCTCACTTAAACAGGTTACCCGGTACTCGGCTACCAGTGTTCACAATCTCGATGACACGAGAAAGACTAACAAGAAGCCATTGCGCGTTTTCAAGCTCGAGTTCCTGTGCGTACTCGTCATTTAAATCCCGTACAATACGGTCACGCTCAAGCGCAACAGCGTCACAGGCGGGGCAGGTGTCCTCTTCCGAAAAGAAAACATTGTGTTTCTCGCAACTAGGATTCACTTTGGGTCGCCACCAATACGATCCTTGAGCGCGCTCTTCTCGTCATCGGTCAACCATTTAACAGCGTCAAGTATTCGTAAAACACGTTCGCGTTCATGTTGAATACCCTGGCGGTATGCCCTTGTGTTCTTGTTCTCCACCTTACACCTCTTCTCCTTGGATCAATGTTTACCCGTTACGCGGGTGCGCAAAGGGAACCTAGTCATCACCCTGTCGACGTGACAGGAGCAACATTGCGTGTTTAAACCCTGCCTCAAATGAAACCTTGTCAACGTTCAAAGGGAGACAGTTATCGTCGTGCACATGCGCCTCGGTTTCCTCGAGAATATCGAGACCACGTAGACGACCGCGAACAACACCCTGGTAGTGCGCGTAGTGTAATACCTCGTTAAACACGCTCTCAAGGAGTTCACGATGCGACCGGTCCAGGTTCTTAAACTTGAAACCGTACCTGTTCTTTTTCTTTGTCACTGGGTACCTGCCAGTTTTCGTTCAACGTACTCGATACCACGCTGATGAGCGGCAAGGGCGTCATCGAGTGTGTGGGTGCGCTCAACCCAGTCGTCCTGGAAATCACTGTCGGGTGGGAAAACCATTGTCTCAAAGATCAATGGTTTCTTATGCTTACCCCAGTCGTCGATACCAAGCCAGACCGTTGAGACAAACCAGCCGTCGATCTTCTTGGATGCAACATGGCGATACTCCTGGTCACTGAACAACTCAAGGAGCTTTTCCCGGGTAATCGGTTTACCTGTTTTGTCGAAGTACTTCACTGCGTCACTGCCTTTCCTATGCTACGCGTTTGCCCGAATAGCTGCGCGCTGTACACCGAAATAGAGAGGTTGCGATGAGGACAGGCCGAGACCCTTCGCGATCTTTGCAAGGGAAACACCGTTCTCATACTCGAGTGCGAGCTGGTCGTGGTACGCCTCTGGTCCTTGAAGCTTTGCCTCGCGAATACGCTCAATGGCGAGCTCGGTTTCCTCCGGGGTTGCACGTGAACGTGAACGATTTGGCAGGGCGGGTAGTTCACTTGTCATAACGCGCCGACGCAACCCAGCGTATGTTACGCCGAGTTCCTTTGCCATGGCGACAAGGCTACCACCCTTATCCGTGTATTCAACGAGAAGTCGAGTGTATTCGCGGCTGGCCTCATGCTCGGGTGTTACATGCGTACGTGAACCATACGCCCGTTTTGCGAGTGGGAGAAGACGCTCAAGCTGCGCGCCATACTCGCTAACAAGGTCAGTCATTGTGTTGTTGTTCCTTTCAGTTGCCTAGTCGACGAGAATGTCAACAAGGATTTTCAGTGTTTTTACAGAGAATAGTTGCACCGTGACAAGTGCGCGTAACGCGGTTTCGATCGAGGATATAAAGGTACCAGTTACCTTGTGGTTGACCGGGTCCTCAAGAGTGAACACACCGGTTGCGCCCCTAGCGGCGCTTGATGGTTCAAATGTTAGTGAACCAAGGTCAACACCGGCGCATGGTAGCGATAACCCGTCAATGGCGAGTGATATTGCCTGTTGGGCTATTTCCTCGTCGACACCGGTAACGGTGACGTGTACAGTGTACAAGGGTGTCTCCTTTGTAATTGTCCTTACGTGATCCCCCTGCAAAAACCATTATATACGTGGTTTATGCTTTTTGGTACAACTACCGGTACCTGTCGTCATCCTCGTCACGGTCATGAAGCGGGTCAGGGTCCATGAATGGTCCAACATCGCGCCAAGCGATCTCGCGGGTGCGCAGCGTAAGCTCCTGTGCCGCGGCGGTAATGTCCTCTGAAAGGAGCATCAGGTCAACCCGGTCATCAACGGTTTCAGGGTCGTTGACGCGTTCATTGAGTACATTGAGCGTGTTGAGTACCGTGCGCATTGCGCGCATGGTGCGTTCAGTGCGCACTTCTCGGTCCATGTCCATGTGTACATCGTACATTGCGGTGTAGAAACCGAGTGGTCTTTTCTTGCGTATCTTGCGTATCTTGCGTATCTTGCGTTTTGTCCGGCGTTCTGTCTTGCGTGTATCCTGCGCGTATCCTGCGTTTAGGCGCCGGGCGGGCACCCTGGAACACGGCGCGGCGGGGTGTGAAACTCTGGCGGGCAGGCTAAAAGCGGAGGCGGCGGAGGGAGAAAAGGGGAGAGTTTTTTGACAAAAACGCTTAGTACCTGAAAGGTCATGCGAAAACACGGCGGGTCAGTACTAAGCGAAAAAGAGGGAGACGAAGAGAAAAAACGCTTAGTATCAAGGGCAAGGGTACTAAGAAAGAAGAGTGAAGAAAAAACAGTTTAGGCGCTTAGTACTATAAAAAAACTATACATGAATAGCTGAATACTGGATTATTTCTAGTTTACGTGTATACACCTAGGCAGGGGCCCTTAACTAAAAATAGTTCAGTATCCAACTATTGTGTATTTTAGGTATCTTTTTGTTCGTATAGTCTCAGCTTTCCTGTTACAGTATAAACAACCGAAAGGAACACCATGACGCAAAACAACCCATTCTCAGCATTCGACTTCACACTCGAGGAAGCGCTCAAGATCGACGCTGAACTCACATCACGCAAACCAAGAGACGGACGCATCTGCAGCTGCGGTCACGCCGCTGCGCGACATGACGTCACAAGCGGAGTCGTCTACTGCAAACCATCAAGACTCGAATGTAACTGCCGCGCACTAAAGGTAGTACTCGAATCAGATGACGTACGACCCTTCCTGAGAAAAACCGAGGGCGCAGGTGCACTACACGCACTCGGTCGAGGAACAGCGGCAGCACTCAAAAAAGGTATCCACTTTGAGTGGGTCATTGAGCCAGTATGCGAACGCTGCAAAACACCAGGACCAATCAGCCCGGTACCAGTAACCAAAAACGGTATCGCCGCTCGCGAGGATACCGGGTACAATGTGCTACTCTGCGCAACGTGCAGAACAGAGGTCTAATGGTACATGAGATAAGAAAAATCCGTGACGGGTTATCCGCGTGCCCATGGTGGGTAAAAATCGTTGTCGCGCTCGGTATCCTGTACCTGCTAAACCCGATCGACCTGATCCCAGACTTCATACCAGTAATCGGAGTAATGGACGACGTCGCACTCGTCCTGGTACTCTCAAACCTAGTGAGGAAATATGCTGACACCAAAGATGCAACAAAACTTTGACGTGCTAATCGCAACACCAGGAAGAATGCTGCACGCCGAATACGTGCAGTCCCTTGTCGAAACCTGTGCAGCACTCGACCAGCAACACATCACATACAAGTTCCTGAACAAATACTCGAGCCTTGTTGCGTCCGCTCGTGAACTCACAATCCTGGACTCGTACTCACATGAGTACGGACGGGTCAATGAGGTTGCGTCCGGGAAATACAAGTACAAGAAGATCATGTGGATCGACTCGGATATCTCATGGGAACCGCACGAGTTTCTGAGACTCTACCAGAGCGACAAGGACATCATCGGTGGACTCTATCAGACGGGTCCAGACGGAACGGTCGCCGTGTCAATGAACGACAAAAACGGGAACCCGAGATTTGTGAACAAGAGCGAGTTCATCCTTGACGCTGAACCGATCAAGGTAGACGGGTTAGGTTTCGGCTTCCTGTGTGTCGGTGCAGGTGTCTTTGAAAAGATGCAGCGACCATGGTTCAAGACGAGAACAATGCAGTGGCCGGACGTTCCATACGAGACTGATATGGGTGAGGACTACTCCTGGTGTGTTGGCGCCAAGGATGCTGGTTTCGATATTTGGCTCGACCCGCTTGTGAATGTTGAGCACCACAAGGAAACCATCTACATGATATAATAGAATCATGAATGACGAACAAGAGCTGACCGCTGAGGCGGAGGCAAAAACCGAACCGACAAAACCAATCAAACCACGACGCACATCAAATGACGACCCTGCCGGGTACAAAGGTGGACGACGCGTAACACGCCAATCCCGATGCGGATGGTGCATGGACGACCTGCACGAAAAATGCAAACACGAAATCGCGCACTTCGACAAGCTCAGCATTTGCGCCTGCGACTGCAACAATGACTGGACACCACGCGACCTTGGTAGCGGTGAAATCATCGACACTCCACGACCAGCAGTCGAGGACTTGGACAGCGAAGACGATGATGAAACCCAGGAACCAGCAGCATCCAAGCCACACACCGTGAGACGCAAGACGACGCACTAACGCGAGCAGTTATATACTTCTGTTTCTGAGGAGCCGAAACGGCCTCCCTGTCTCCCCTCTTTGCGCCAGAACCCTTGGAGTGTCCGCGTTTTTTCGTTTTGTACAACTCGGGTGTTTTCGTGGTGTGAGTGTCTTCTTACCCTCCTCACCTTCCCGTGACCCTGGTACACTGGTGGCATGACAGAGCTGCGTAGTTTGTTTGGTGAACCTGAGGATGAGACCCCTGAGGTTCGCATTGATGAACCCGTGAATCTTCGCCCTGATCTTTCGGAGATCGGGATCGAGGAGGTGGAGCGTGGCGTGTGTGAGGACACGTACGAGAACCGCGGGATTCTTCGTCGTGCGAAGATGGGTTGGGACACGGTGTACTCCACGAATGGTGTACCGACCGGGTTGATCATGGCTCGCAGTTACGCGATGAACAAGGAGCGTCGTCTTCTTTCGCTCGCGGAGAAGAAACCTTTGCTGGTGGACCCGGATCATTTGAACTCTGATTACCTGACGGGTCTTGACCTGGTAGCGGAGGAGGCATCGGATTACCTGGTTCCACCTTGGGTTATTGGTGCGACACGGATGTGGATCAAGGAGCAGGATGATCCGATCGCGACGGAGAAGCGGAAGCCAACGGCTTTACCTCATCGTTGTCGGGCGATCAAGGATGACGGGATCCGGTGTATGCTCTGGTCATCTGGTCGTCCAAAGGATGATGGTTTGTGCCGGATCCATCTTCGCCATGTGAATAAGCGACCGGGTGATGATATTGAGCGTGCCCGTGCGCGTTTGACGCAGGCTGCGCCTCACGCGGTTGATACCCTTGAGGAGCTGATGATCTACGCGACCTCGGAGCCGGTGAAGTTGAAGGCGGCGACGGAGATCCTGGATCGTGCTGGTGTTCGCGGCGGTGTGGAGTTTGACGCGAACGTGAAGGTGATGGATGCTCGACCGGCGGCACAGGTTATCGCGGAGCGTTTGCAGCGTCTTGCTGCTCCTGCCCTTGACGCGGCGGTTGATCTTGTCGGGGATGGAGTCACTGAAAACGGATCGGAACCTAATATCATTGACGCTGTGGTCATTGACTCCACAGAGGAGAACGGGTAAATGGAACTTGATGGTGTTATCGCGGCTGCGGAAAAGGTTGCTGCCGGGTTGGAACGGGATGTTCAATTGGCGTCTACGCGCGAGGAGCATGTCCGGTTGACGGCTCGCTGGAACGAGGCCGTTGCCCTGGTGAATTTGCTCGTGGCGAATCAGCCGTCCTGATAGTATAAACGTATGTTTAAAGTGACGAATCGCACGGCCGTGTCCTTTCTGGAAGAGGCACGGGCGCAACTCGGGTACGTGGCTCGCCCGAACCGGGATAGTTTTTACGGTGGTCAGGTCGGGTATCAGAATCTCCCGTGGGACGGGTCGTTTATTGACGTTGTAGCACGGGTGGCCGGGGTATCGGACCGGGTGCCAGCGTGCGCGTATAGCCCGAACGGGCTTGCCGGGTTTGTACGGGACGGGCGAGTGTACCCGAATCCGCAGCCCGGGGACGTCGTGTTTTTTACCTTTTCAACGGGCGCGAATTTTGAGGCTCCGCATGTGGGGATCGTGTCCGATGTTTCAGCCTGGCGAACACACCGGGTGTTTAAATCCATTGAGGGCATGGTTGCGTCGGGTAACCCGAAGGGTATTCCGACGAATGACGGGGTTTATGAGCGTGTTCGCTACGCGCATGAGGTGCTTGCTTTTGGACGCCCAGCCTGGGGGCGCAAAATAAGCTACCGGGTGACGGGTGATGTTTTACCTAAACCCGTGAAGTTTACGCATGTTCAGCCCGGGAACCGGAAACCTTTGCGTGCTGTGCGTCTGGTTCAGGACGCGTTGGCCTTGACGGTTGGGCTTGAAGGTTTTAGTGACGGGGTGTTTGACCCTGTTACGCGTTCCGGGTACGCGTCATGGCAACGATTGTTGGGGTATGTGGGTTCGGATGCGAATGGTGTACCTGACATGGAGTCATTGACCTTGCTTGGTTCGCGTACCGGGTTGTTTAGTGTTGCCCAGTGAACTAGAACTGGAGTGGACTTATGGACAGCTTCTAACTTCCCTGTGGGGTTACTAGGAAGTTGGTTTCGTGTCGCTGGCGCGTGTTATATAAATCCATGATATAACTGGCGCAAATTCCGCAAACACCTGATATAATTCTGTTATGGCGTTGCAACCCAGCATGCCTGTTGACGGAAGTGATATCACTACATGACAAATACCAAGATCGGATTCCACGAATCCCTTTTGAAGCGCAAGCGCGAGGCCGACGAGTTTCGCTCAATTGTTTTTGACGCGATCCTTGAGATCGGGCAGCCCGTGACGGTTGCCGAGGTTCAGGCGTATGTCGGGCAGGAACTCAACCGTGAGTTCAATCAGCCTCGCATTCGCTACGCCTTTGACGCGCTTGTCCTTGAAGGGAAACTTATTCACCGTAAGGAAACCGCACAGGAGCGGGTGCTCCGTTTCAACGGGCGTACCCCGGTTGCGGGTGCGGCTGAGCTGTACTATCCGGCGCACATCTCCGGGATTGTCCCAGCCCGCACGGCGGTGAGCGTGGTACCGGGTGTCGAGTTGACGGGTCCGCTTGGAGCCCGTGGTCGTAAGCCGGGTTCGAAAAACAAGTCGAAGCACGCGAAGCCCTCTGCGGGTTCGGTTTTTGACGGGCTTGCCTTTGATCTTCTCGTGGAGAAGCTTGTTGAAGCCCGCCACGCGGATCTCATTGCTGAGAACACCGGGTTGAAGAAGCAGCTCGCGGAAATCCGTAAACTCGTTTCATAGCCTGCCTAGCCCGGGGGAGCGTTTACCGGGCGGGTGACGGGTCGACTCCAGTGCCAGTGGCATTGGAGTCACACTCGTTTCTAAAACTGGTCACTTTTTTGAAGTGTAGCCTGGGGAGTACTAATAAGCCCGACGGGCGCGTTTTTTGAAGTGTAGCCTGGGCAGGGGTTTATAAGGCGCTGCCGGGCTGGTTTTTCAGGTCTGCTGCGAAGTCCTCGCAGGTTAAGCCAGCTTCCTGGTGGGTACACGGAAGAGGCTTGATGCTACCCCATCCCGATCCGAAACCGTGCCTGATATAATTGACACGTATCCAACCCAAGGAGGAAAAATGGCAAAGTACAAGATCTACGCAACCAAGACGATTACGCTTGAGGCGATCGTCGATGCTGAAAACGAATTCGAGGCATGGACTGCTTCGGATGAGCTCATCACCGATGACTTCGATCAGGTCAACACCGTGTTCAAGATCGATGAGATCGTGTTCCAAGATCACCTGATATAATAGATATTGCTTCACAAGAGGCAAAATCCGAATGACGAAACGAAACGAGGACAACATGGATCCTTTTGAGTGTGAAATCGAAGGCTGCTTCAACTCAGCCATGCAGGACGCAACACTTTCCAGTGAAACCGAGGGCGATGAAACCCTGCAGCTCTGTGACGAGTGTCTCGAGTTCTTCAAGGAAGAGCTCGAGTATGAGATCGTCAAGATCGAACGCTACAACTCGACGTGGACAGGCGACTCCGAATAGATACCTGATATAATTAGATATATCAACGCGGAAACCCAAAATCCGCAATCCGAACGACGAAAGGAAACGCCCATGGACGTTACCATCACCTCAGATAAAGAACGCGCCTGGTCCAAATTCAAGTCGACCAAGTACGACCACCCCTACCGTGAGAGCCGCGTGTTCGTCGACTTTGGCGAGAACGTGTGGGAACACCTGCAGAACCGCAGGAACCGTCCCTACACGACGCTCAAGCCTCTCATCGCTGCCGCACTTCGTGAGCGCGGCATTCCCTTCACCAAGCTCTCATGGAACCGCTATGCGGGATGCGGCATGTGCCCCTGCTCCGGTGGGTTCATCATCGAGGGTGGACAGACTGGCCACGACCTCTGGGTCGCGGTCTCCTAAACCAGGCGCCAGGTCGCGCATCCCCCCAGTGCGGCCTGGCACCTGATATAATTAGAACATAGCAACACCAACCCAATATCCGTAACGACGAAAGGAGTCCATCATGGGCTACTACGTAAAGATCAAAGAATCCACATTCCGAATTCCCGCCGCAAACCTCGACGCAGCACTTGTCGAGCTCAAGGCACTCAACCACAAGCCAGACGTCGAAAAGCACGGTGGCCACTTCAACAAGGATGGCGCCAAGGACGTTCGCTGGTTCTCGTGGATGCCGGAAGATTACGACAAGCACGTCAAGACCGCTGAAGAGGTTTTCGTTCTTCTCGGTTTCGAGTGCGAACAGGACCCGGCGACTGGTGATCTTCTCATCACCGACTACGACAATAAGACGGGTCAGGAGGAGCTCTTCCTTGACGCGGTCAAGAACCTGGTCAATCCAGACTCGTTCATCACCTGGATGGGTGAGGAAGGCGAGATGTGGCGCTGGACTCCTGAAGGAGTCTGGGAACCCGTCATCAGCTGGCGCAAATAACCACGACAGGAGCGTCTGCCATGCGGCAGGCGCTCCACTGTCGTAGGCACCTGATATAATTAGCACATAGCGTAACGACGAAAGGACACGCCATGACTACAAACCCAATCACCTACATCTACGACCCGGCTCAGATGGAAGCCATCTTCGAGGAGCTCACCCGTGAGGGTGGCGAGTACGAGGTAAACGCCATTTGGAACACCAAACGCATCTACGACGTTGACGCCCAGAAGTGGATTGACGTCGAGAACCAGACGCACGACACCTTCATCATCAATGACGTGAGCTACCAGTGGTACCACGGTCACAACATGAAGCACCCGCAGACACCCACGCTCGTCGCGTTCTGGACGTCCAATCACCGCGAGGATGACTGGGACGAGCACGAGGTCGAGATCGACGCGACTGCGGCTGAGGTCTACGCCTTCATGCGTAGCGTCAATGGCTACGACTTCTATGATGGTCCCGACACCATCGCTGAGGCGCGAGGTGAGAGGTAATGACACTGCGCGCGGTCATCGACGTCTACTGTGGATACTGTGATGGTGTCCATGAGACGCAGCCCGTCGAGGGAATCATCGATGGTGACAGTAAGTCCTTCAGCTGGATCGCGTTCTGCCCTGAATGTGATCTCCACATCGAGGGACAGGACTCGATCGAAAAGCTGAATCTCAAGTAGGCACCTGATATAATTAGATATATCAAAACGACGAAAGGAAAATGCCATGGGAATTTACTACCAGGACATCATCAAGGTCGAGGAGAAACTCTTCGAGGACCTGACCACTGCACTCGAGTGTGCACGCGCGGACTACGACAAGTGGTGCACGGTGAGCAAGAGCTACACCGAGCTGCGTGACGTTTTCCGTGACGACGCGACTGGCGAGATCGTCATCAAGTACAAGTACGATGACGACCTTGACGAGTCGGAGCGAGAGGATCGCTTCAGCGTCGAGTGGATGGAAATCGCGACCAGCGTCTAAGACCTGATATAATTAGATCATCAACAAAACGACGAAAGGAAACTGCCATGGAAAATATCCAGAGCAAGATCATCGGAAAAGCTCTCTACCTTGAGCTCCGCAACGGAAACTACACCAACCAAATCATTCTGATGCCGGAAGGCACCAGCGCGGAGGGAAAGTACGTGCCCACAACCACGTACCGTCGCCGCATCTCTGAGTCGACGCCGCGCAAAACCTGGCGCGTCATGTCCAGCCTGTTCCGCAGCGAGCGAACCATCGATGGAACCCTCGTTCCGCTCGGTCGCGAGCACGCGCTCGCCACAGTCACAGATCGCCTTGGCTACACCAAGGGACTGTTCGACCAGCTCGTCAGTGGAGGGTACAGCATCTACAAGCAGCCCATCACTGTCGAGGTTACTCCCGAGGACCTGGTCGACGTGTACAACGCGAAGACTCCCTACAAGGTCATCGCGCGAATCACCCGTTCGCGCCGTGCGCTTGGCTTTGGCGAAGACCTCTTCGTCAAGTAGCACCTGATATAATTACATTACCCAAACAAACGACGAAAGGACACGCCCATGAATCCCACGGATTATGATGTGTTATACCCAGGACTCGGAGAGATCCTGAACTCAGCTGCCACCCAGTCGGTGAACGACGACCTCGCGACACTGCTCGCGAAGTACATGGTCGACCAGGGCAAGGCAGTCGCAAAGACTCCCACCAAGAAGAAGGTTGTTCCAGTCGTGAACGCTGACGCACTGCTTGGCTCATCCAAGTACAAGCGCCCGAACGGCGACGACTACTTCACCCGCAAGTGGGGCGAGCACGATGACGTCGAGGTTGTGCGCAAGGCGCGCGACAAGTCACAGTTCATCCTTCTGTACGGTGCGCCAGGTTGCGGTAAGACCGCACTGGTCGAGGCCGCCTTTGGTGAAAACCTTCACACCGTTCTCGGTAGCGGTGACACCGAGGTCTCCGACCTTGTAGGTGGATACGTCCAGACGCCGTCTGGTGGATTCGTCTGGGAGGATGGTCCTCTGCTCAAGGCTGCAATCGCTGGTGAGCCGCTGCTCATCGATGAGGTTGGTCTCATCGACCCGAAGGTCCTGTCGATCGTGTACGGTCTGATGGATGGTCGCCGTGAGTACACTGTCACTGCGAACCCTGAGCGCGGTACCGTGAAGGCGAAGGATGGTTTCTACGTCATCGCCGCCACGAACCCGAACGCTCCTGGTGTTCGACTCAGCGAGGCGCTCCTGTCGCGATTCACCATGCACGCTGAGATGACGACTGACTGGTCACTCGCCAAGAAGCTTGGCGCTCCTGCCACCATCGTCACTGCGGCGCAGAACCTCGCGAAGAAGCAAAAGGAGGGCGAGGTAAGCTGGGCACCACAGATGCGCGAGCTTCTCGCGTTCCGTGACGTCTCTGCGGACTATGGCACCAAGTTCGCTATCGCGAACCTGCTGGCTGCTTCTCCTGAGATGGATCGCCCGGTCGTCGCTGACGTGTTCACTCGCGTCTTTGGCGAGGAGTGCCGTCCAGCCAAGATCTAACAAGCCCGGTGCCGCGGTTTCTTCGTCGTTCCCGCCGCACCGTTCCCCAAGGAGGGGGCCTGATTTGGGTTCAGGCTCCCTCCATCTAAAACGACCTGATATAATTAGAACATAGCATAACGACATCTTGACGGAAGGACACGCTATGGCACACATTCACTCTTCAAACACCCGCGCAGAGGCAACGCCATCCAAATGGCTCCGACTTGGCGCACAGCTCGGTGAACTCGTAAACACCTGGGCACATCGCACTGACCTGGTTGCCTACGTTGGTCCAGGCGCTGGTGGTCAAGCTCCCGCATGTTACAACCCGCGGCTCGCCGAGGTCGAGGTAAACGTAACCGTGGCATTCGGTGCGGCAACCACTCCAGAGATGATTGACAACATCACCAAGCGCGACACGCAGTTCGAGTACCCCAAGGCAACAGGCGCCATCTACCACGAGGCGCTTCACGCCAAGTACTCACGCTGGTCGCTCGAGGATGCAGCACGCGAACTCAGCGAAAAGGAGCTCCAGGCAATCAACCTTCTCGAGGAAACGCGCATCGAGGCAAATGGCGTCAATGACGTCCCGAAGAACCAAGTGTTCCTTCGCGCCTGCGCACTGGAGATTGTTCTCGCTGACGCCGAGGAAGGACTCGGAAAGATGACGTCCACTCGTGCGGCTGCCCAGCTCGCTGGACTCACACTCGCGCGCGTTGACGCTGGTGTCCTTGAGCGCAGCGACGTGGACATCATCGCTGACGTTCTCGATGGGATGCTCGGCGAAGACCTCATCATCAAGCTGCGTTCCATCTGGAATCGTTTCCAAATGCACGACCAGCACTATGACGCAACGCCGCTCTACGACCTTGCCCGTGAATGGGTTGCGGTCGTCGAGGAAGCCGCCAAGGATGACGAGCCAGAGGGCACTGATGGCGAGGGTGACGAAGTACCCGAACACATCAAAGAACTTCTCGACGCTCTTGTAAATGATGCCGAGGCAACTGGGTTTGCTGCCGCAGACCAGGCTGCCGACCAGGCTGAAGGTGAGGCGTGGATCGAGATCGCTGGTGGAAAGTCGCGCGCGGCAAAGGAGCGTCAGGAAAACGCCAGGACTGCCACCACTGTCTTCAGCAAGGGCACTGGCCCGATGGCAACCAGCAAGTCAAGTTCGCGTCTCTATGAGAAGCGCAAGCCAACCTCTGAGGAGCGCGTTGCCGCGGTCAAGGTGGCGACCATGCTTGAGAAGGCGAAGTACCGTGAGCGCGACATGCACGAGATCCAGTCCGTGACTCCTCCCGGTCGCCTGCGCACTCGAGCTCTTGTTCAGGGCGCGGCACTCAAGTCTAAGGGAATCATGGCGCAGACCGAGCCGTGGCGTCGTCACGTGCGCAAGCACACCGATGAGCCAACGCTCAAGGTTGGCGTGATGGTCGACATCTCTGGTTCTATGGGTTCCGCGATGGTTCCAATGGCTGTCACCGCGTGGGTCATGTCTGAGGCGTCTAAGCGCGTTCAGGCACGCGCCGCGATGGTGTACTACGGTAGCGACGTGTTCCCGACCTTGAAGCCAGGTCAGAGTCTCGACCAGGTGCACGTGTATACTGCGCCTGACGGAACCGAGAAGTTCGACAAGGCGTTCAAGGCGATCGACGGTGCGCTCGATCTTCTGCACGGTGATGGCGCCCGCTTGCTCGTCGTGGTGAGCGATGGACACTACACCTACGAGGAGACCGCGCGAGCCGAAGCGTGGGTCAAGCGTTGTCACGCTGAAGGCGTTGCCGTCCTGTGGTTGCCGTTTGACTCTGGCATGATGGCTCAGCGAGTCTGCAAGGGCACTGACGCGATTGTGCTCAGCGGTCGACTGGATCCCGCCGAGGCAGCAACCAAGATTGGTCAGGCTGCCGCGATGGCGCTGACCAAGGCAGGCGCACGCGCGGCTGCATAACAAGCTCCAGTGCGGGGACGGTTACCTTCCGTCAATCGTCCCGTCCCTGCACTGGGTTCTCTGTCAGGGCGACCTGATATAATAAAACTAACAACGACGAAAGGACAGCATTATGGCTGAACAAATCTTCATCTCACACAACGGATCCGGAACCTTCTTCGGTCTGGACGACGACGTGCAGCTCATCAGCGCGACGGACGTCGAGAACAATGACAGCGAAGCACTTGTCTCCGGTGACATCTCCGACGTTGCGGTTGACTACGGGTACACGATTACGCCCGAGCTCGCACAGATTCTCTACGAGGTAGCAATGAACTATCACGAAAAGGGAGTAGTACCCGTGATACAATAGTATCTACGGCCGCGGAGGCTACCACTAGTTTCCGCGGCCAAACACATACAACTGAATACCCGCGGCTGATGCGGGACTGTGTGCAAGAAGAAGCGCGGGAAATACCCACGCAGGAAGGAGAACACAGTGACAAACAAGCAAACCAAAAAAGAACAACTAAACCAGCTCCGCGAAAAGTGGAACTGGGACTCCAAGGAAGCGATCGAAGACCGGGTCACTTTCATTCTCAACAAAGCCCGCCAGGATTACCTGCGGGTGTACGGCAAGGCGGACGGGATCGCACTGGCGCGGTATCAGTCCGAGCTACTGCACGAAGATCGTGCGGTCGGGACGCAGCGTGCGATCCGACGACAGGAGCGGGCACGGGCTCGTAACCTGATCCTTGAAACCTTCAAGGATTTCCCACGGGACACTGTCACTGGCATGATTGCAGCCGGGGTGGTAGACGAGATTACCGGGTCAGAGCCCGAGGACGTCTTCGCCCAGATTGAGCTCGATCCAAGCGTGGCACGCGTCGAGACAGGACCAATCAGCCTGCCTAGCCCGGGGGATATGACGGGTGCTGACGGGTCACTATTTGACGACCTGACTAGCCCGACGAACCTTGGCGCGCTTTTTGGCAACCGGGTTGCCTTGTCAAGCAGGTCAGCGAAGGCTCGTGAGATCGTGCAAGCGGTTTCTGGATCTGTCCAGTACCCTACAACAGAGTACCTAGCCTCGTAGGTTCAAGCTACTCGTAACGGAAGTGGTCACCAGGTTACTGGTGGCCATTTCTGTCATAGGTGCCTGATATAATTAGATATATCAACGCAATGACGAAAGGAGCCGATTATGGCTGCTAATGAAATCCCTGAAACTCTGGTCATCAACCTCAAGTTCTCTGTCGATCGAGACTGGATCGAGGAATACATCGCCGATGGCGAGGAAGTCACCTTGCAGATGATGCTTGACGCTCTTCGCGAACAGGCACTCGAATGGCTCGCAGATGACGCGTACAACATGGTTCAGACCGCTGACGTCTTCGACGGAGACGGAAACCAGGTCTGCTAGTTGATTGGGTGTCACAGGCACCTGATATAATTAGATACATAAGCCCAAACCAAACGGTTTGGATATCCGGAGCGAAAGCACCTGATATAATTAGATACATCAAGCCAAACGGTTTGGTAAACGACGCAAGACAAAAACCGAAAGGACGTGATGATTATGGCTACTGTCGAGATCACCACTACCATTACCACCCAGACCGAGGTCGCTGACCTCACCGGAACGAACGCAGCGGCCTTGCTCGCCGAGTTCGAGGAAACCAAGGCTGCCATCAAGGCGCTCGAGGAAAAGAAGGATGCTGCTGAAGCTCTCCTTCGCGAGCTGCTCGGTGACGCGGAGGTTGCCACCATCAACGGCGAGAAGCTGTTCAAGCTCGTACACGGCATGAACACTAGTTTCGACCGCGAGCTCATGAAGAAGGCATTCCCTGAAGCCTTCAGCGCGACGCTCAAGAAGAAGGCTTACACCTACATCAAGGCGATGTAGGTTCCCAGACTGGATACCGCACGTATGCAGAATGTTGCACAACGCGTGCGGTATCCTCCGGCCCTGGTGAGAATCCCCCCTCTCATCAGGGCCATTTCCATTAGTGCGCGGTATCGTAGACACCAGGTCAACAAGGAGAATCATGAACACAGTTGCTGAGTTACTCAGTGTGGTAAAGACACTCGCGCCTTACGCGCGGATTGAGCAATATCTTGATGGCAACATTGTCATCGTCCTCAATGCGCGGTTGGCAGATGACAACGCGCACCTTGAACCTCTGGACGCTGACGTTTTTGACGCGGCAGGAGAGTAGATACCGCGCGGTCATTTGAAGTCGCCTGATATAATCATTACAGCAATACAAAATGACGAAAGGAGTCCTCATGGACGCTACCAAACACGACTGCGAAGACGCCGGTGGGAACCTTGACTACTGGGCAGAGACCTTCACCTGTGAGGACTGCGGCGCGGTACGCGCGGCAACTCAGAGCGAGCTTGATGACTACCGTGCCATGCTCCAGGAGGACTTTGAAAGGGACATGGCAATCATCTACCAGCAAGAACTCCGTGACGCCTCTGACGCTCTGGAGAGCTAGCGCCCCGAGACTCGAGTACCTGATATAATAGGTACTAGCAACACGGAAACACAAAGACAAATGACGAAGGGAGTTGCCATGGCAATTCGACTGACAGACGGAAACGCGTTCGCCATCATCGGTGAGGGACGCGAGGAACTCAAAAAGCAGGGACGCAGCGATGAAATCGCCCAGTTCACTGCTGAAATGACCGCAGGTGACTACAATCACCTTTTGCAGACCATGCTCCGCTGGTTCCCAGACGTAGAGGTTGGTGAGTAAATGAAGACAGCGCTTCGCGTCAACGCGGATCTCACCACTGAGGTCCTCGACCTGACCAATGACGAATACGACCAGCTCAGCAGAGCGGTGGATGGCTGGATTCAGGCCGTCAACCTAAACCCAAATCTCACCATCTGGTGTAATGAGGAAGGCAAGCTAAACGGCTTGCCAGTCAACATCGCGGGAACAGCGGTCTGGGAGGAATACTTCGGCCGCACGGACGTAATCGTCGGAAACGTCGTATTCACTGGCACACCAGATGAGAATGGCGACACTCTTCCGCTCGCCGACTTCCAGGTTGCACAACTCCAGAAGATCGTCGCCAGCGTTCGCGAGCTGACGCAGTGACCGAGCGCAAGAAGGCGAAAGGTGCGGGCGTCTGGGAAATCCTGGACGCTCACACCGGCGCACGTCTGAACAAGTTTCGTGCGCGGCGTCAAGCAGATGTCGATCGAAACATGCAAATCGTTCTCGTGGGTCTCGGTAAACAGCCAGACGACGTCAAACTCGTGTTCGTCGCAGACTGGGAAGACTAGACCGCGCGGTAACTAGAGTACCTGATATAATTAGAATATCAGCACGACGAAAGGACACCACATGAACACTGTAAAAGAAGTTCTGGAACTCCTGGAAACAAAAATAACCGAGACTCAGGAAGAAATCGACGCGGCAGACGCCGCAGGCGAAACTTCAGAGCTCGAGTACCTTGACGGTCTCATGGAAGCGTACACGCTTATCGAAACCGCAATCAAAACCAAGAGAGACTGAGGTAGCCATGACAGAAAACATCTGCACGGACTGCGGGCTAACGCCAGGCTATGAAATAGCCCAGCACTCTCTCAACAAGGCCGCCTTTATCAAACTTGACTCTGTGAAAGGCGTCATGATGACCGCAAACCAGCCAGACTACGCTGCGGCCATTGAAAAGGTTCTCACGGAATGGCGAACGCACGCTCTTCCAGCCTGTGATCCGTTGGCAATATCGTGAAAGCCGTCTACTGGATCCAGGCCAGAATGAAAGGTGCCGTTTGGTACCTTGAACGAGGATACATACCAGTCTGGCTGTATGCGGCAATCCACTTCACACTCTGGGCGATTGGGTTTACATTACTCGTTCTTCTCCAGCCGCTTATTCTTCTCGCCGACAGGCGCGAATCCCGGTCCCGACAGGGACTAGAAAATGAAACAATGACGAAAGGACAGGTGGTCGTATGACAACCGAAATCGAAACAGCAACTGCACCCACGGCAACAGCGAAGAAGCTCGTTCGCGTAAAACCATACACGCGAACTGAAGAGCTCCCTGAACTTGCCGAGGGAGTGACCCTTCCCGCAGGATACACGCCCGCCTACTTCCGTAAGCGCAAGACCCTTGCGGTTTTGCGCGCGGTTGACCGAACGCACTACTTGGTGTTCGACACCTCAACTGGAAACAAGTTGAAGGTGGGAACCTGCAAGGAAGCGTCGTCCACGATGAGCGAGATTCGTCGAGGACTCAAGACCTTCGCGTAAATGCCTCCTCGCGAAGAAAAAGGAGAGACCCGGACTGGACCCCGGGTCTCTTCCTTTATGCGGCTGATGACCAGTCTGGAGTGCATGATATAATTAGAATATCACGGCAACCAGACGGAAGGAGATGCCATGGCTAAAAACAAAAAGCCTAAGGGCACGGAGAATAAGGCGTACATCGAAGGTATGCGTCAGATTCGCCGCTCCAATGCCGCGGGAACGCATGACAGCCGTCCCAACCGCGAACGCACTCGTTCCGCTGCGCGGAACAAGGCAATTCACGAATATCGTGACATCTCGTAGCAAATAGAGTAAATACTCCAAAGCACCTGATATAATAGATATATCAGCACAACGACGCATGACGGAAGGAACCATCATGAATGAAAAACCAAAGTACATCATCCGACGAGCCATCATTGGACTCGCAAGCGTACCATTCATCGCCTCCATCTACACCATCGGATACTCACTGCTCGTACTCGCAGGAGTAAACCCAACCAGCACGTTCGACGGTGTAATGGTGAACGGTGTCATCATCGGATTCGCGGTAGCAATCGTCTTCACCTTCATCAAGCAGGTAGTGCGATTCGCGGCATGGATCACGGAGTAACGACATGACAACCAGCACGTACGCAATCTTCGTATCAATTCCGTTCACCAAACTTCAACTCGAGATCGAGATCGATCTCCCGCTCTTCAGAAAGGCAGGACGCCATGAGTCTTGAAAATCTACAAATCATCTCAACCGATCACCACCGCAACGGTGTCGGAGGACACCCGTTCCGCGTCGCACTTGTCGACGACCCGAACGAAGGCGACACGAAACTCGTCATCATGTTCGCGGAACCAGGTTACACCGCGGTGCTATCGCTCGACAAGCTGATTCAGGACGAGGACATCGCCTTTGGATCAAACTCGTGGAGAGGCGACAAATACGAAGACGCTCTCCGCGACAAGCTCTTCTCCAGCGATGACGAGGACGACTAACCATGACCTCGACAGTTTCGATCCGTACGATCCTTGACCAAATCGTTTCCGGTGAACACGATGACCATCTTGCGGTTATCATGAGCACCGCGAGTACGCGGCTAACCAGAGTACGCGGCAGCGTTGAGTATGGAATCGGCGACAGGGTCAGATTCAACTCAGCCTGTGGAACCAAGTACCTGATTGGACACACTGCCCAGGTCGTGGGCAAACGACGCACCAAGGTCGTCGTCAAACTCGACAAACCAACAGGTCGATTCATTCGCATGACATCCGATGGACCAGTCAGCGCGGAAATCACTGTTCCACCTGCAATCATTGACCTCGCCTAGTCAATACAGCCATTTTCCACACCTTCTTGATACTATTCACCTAAGGAGTTACCATGACAGAACCATTGATAAACGCCTGGTACCCTGACGGAACCTGGGTTGGCTCATTCGTAAGCGCGGAATACGCAAAGGAATGGCTAACCAACGCGGGTTACAAGATCGACGAGTGCGAGGTTTCAAACCGTCGCTACGTTCGTCCTGAAAAGAAAGAAGAATAGCAACATGGAACCATGGACAATTCTCGGTTGGATTCTCGTTTTCCTCGCCGTGTTCGTAGGGGTTGTGTTCTGTATCGCCGTTATCGCCGCGCTATGGATCTCGATCAAGGGTGCAGGCGCCGACCTTCGCGGTAAAAGCCACAATAAGAACTAGCGCAATGGACAGCAAACTTTCCAGCGCGGTTATCGCCTTGGCCTGCGCGGTTGCCATCGTGATTATTCTTGCTATCTCAGCAACAGGTGCCAGGTAAAATCTTCCCAACCTACCTGATATAATAAGTAATACAAGAGACGAAAGGACGCACATGGACAAAGAAAAAGTCATCTACTCTGTGCCAGTCAATGTCAAGCGCGCCGTAAAAATTACCAAGGAAAAAAACGCGCAAGCCGAGGCACTAGCCAAGGCCGCTGTTGAGCCAGCGCCACTCGGGCCAATCAGATCCTGGATCAAGTATCACACGACCAAGGACGAATACGGTTTCGTACCAGTCGAAACCCGTGAAGCCTACATCATTGTAGGTATCTGCTACATCATTTTCCTACCCGTTGCCATTTGCGGCATCGTAATTGCCTTAACCTAAGGAGCAAACATGAAGGATTACTCAACATACTTCGCCGGATACCGCTACCGTCGCTACGCGGCAGCCTTGTGGCTCGCTGATCTGCTTTGGGCGGCCGGAATAACAGTCATCGCGGTTTTTGACGCAAATGACTGGTTTGAAATTCTCGCAGCCGCTCTTCTGATCTTTGCGGGCATATCGTCAATCACGGTTGCCGCTCTACACTTCGTTCACCTTTCACGCGCCGAGTTTGCAAAGATTCGACCGCTTATCGGGGTGGTCAGCCCTTTCGACTGGAGGTACGGACAGTGAAAAACGCAATACTGTTCAGTACCTACGGAATGACAGCCCCGTGTCACCATTGCGGCAGCCCGGTTCGCGAAGGAATAAAGTTCTGCGACCCGTACTGCAGCGTGAGCTACAAGGCGAAACAGCAAGGTGCCAAATGACACGCGGCACTGACCAGCGAGAAAAGATCTACGTTCGCCAAGCCTGTGAGATCTGCAAGGGTGACGAGGTTCTCGTATACGAGGCAGGCGACCAGCTGCTTTGCGCGGAACACACGCGCAAACATCTGCGCGCCAACCCGACCAAGCAAACCTGTGACACCTGCGGGTCAGATCAAAACGTGTTCCGCGACCCATCACATCGTCGCAATGAGTATCTCTGCATGAGCTGTCACAATGTGAACGGATTCAAGGTTCAGGACTCTGTCACGATGCGTGCGCTGCGTAACATCGCGGGAGGTTCATGATGGGAGAAATCCAGCAGGTCGCCGAGTTGTATCTTGGCGGTAAATCACTCGTCGAGGTTGCAGCGGCGATGGACATAACGTACGGCAAGGCGAGAAAGTTGCTTGCCGCTTCAGGAACAGAGCTTCGCGACCCGTCGAAGCGACTAGTTGGGCGCACGCGCCCGGAAAAGGAAAAGAAATGAGATTCACTCGTTTTATTCGCTCGATCGTTTGGCCCGCAGTACTTGCCGTCGCGTTTGGCATCGCGGCACTTGCCGTCGCGTTTCTTTCATCGGGCGATCTTGCCCAGGTAATCGCGCTTTCATCAGCCGCGGTAACATCTGCTCTTCTCGCAACGCGCGCATAACCTGACAAAAAGGTTTCAAACTTTTTTGAACTTTTTTAGCAAAATGACTCCAAATGAGCAATTGACCTGATATAATAGATCTATCAACGCCAAACGGCTAGATAAAACGACGGAAGGACAATGCCATGGAAAAGAAATTCTGCCTCCTCAAGATCTCGGACGGTACTCGCGGAGCGAGCGGCAAGAAGAAGATCTACGAAGTAACTGTCAGCGGTCGCAAGGTGACCATGAGCTGGGGAATGGCTGAGAAGCCAAACCGTCAGACCAAGGTCGAATACGGCTACACGGAAAACGACGCGATGCAGATCGCGACCAACAAGGTCGGCGAGAAGCTCATCAGCGGATACCAGATGGCGTACAGCGTCTAGCAAAAAATCTCCAGGAGAGGAGACGCCGAAAGGCGTCTCCTTTCTCCATTTGTCGCGCAACTCCAAAGTACCTGATATAATAGATACATCAGCAAGCCAAACAAACAAGGAGTCAATATGAAGCGATACATCGACATCGAGGAAATCCAACTCATCGCAGGAGTAACTGCAACCATTCTCGCCATCGCCGGATTCGTCACCTTCGTGGTAACCATCGCTTACCTGGCAAGCGTGCGCTAGTAGGCGCGCCGCTCCAAAGGCACCTGATATAATTACATACATAACGACGCGACGACCAGAGGAGACGCCATGACATCAACACTCATCACCAACGCGGCAAGCGAAAAACAAATCAACTTCATCAAGACACTCGTCGACGAACGAGAAATGACGCAGGACGAGCGCGACGCACGACGCATGACCACCCACCTGCTCACCAAGAAAACCGCGAGCGACCTCATCGACACCCTGCTCAAGCTACCAAAGCGCACGGACAAGGTCGCCTTCACTTCAACCGCGACAGGTTCACTGCAGGAGGCGTTAGCCAAGGCGCCCAAATCCAAGTACGCGATACCCGTCGATGAAATCGACATCGTTGTCGAAAACACGCCGATGCATGGTGACCTGCTCTTCATCGAAATCCGCGAATACATGAACCGCCTGTTCATGCGCCGCCTGACCGGAGCACCCGGCGGATTCAGCCGCTGGCACGTAAACCCCAAGGATGCAACCACCATCGTGGAACACATCGCCAAGGACCCATACCGTTACGCAAAAATCTTCGGTAAGCACTACAGCTGCTGCGGAAGTTGCGGCGCAGAACTAACCGACCCGGTAAGCCGCGAGCTCCAGCTCGGCCCGGAATGCCGAAAAAAGTTCGGAAAATGAAACCATGGTGATAAAATCACCAATAACGAAAGGAGCCAGACATGGCCGACGTAATCGCACACAAAATCACAGCAACAGACTCAACCGGTGAAATCCTCATCCAGTACGTTCAACCAGCATTCCTTCGACAGGTACGCAACATCCTCCAGGAGGAAGGTTACGACATCGTCAACGAGGAAGAAGTAACCGAACTACCAAGCGGGGTAGACTTCGACGTCACACCAGTAGAAAACACTGACGCCGTGGAATAACACGCACCCGTCCGGGGGGACATCAACCAATGACACAATGACGAAAGGAATGATGCCCTATGTGGATCTTCACTGAAACCGGATTCGTATCCGCCGTACAACACCGCGACAACCCCGACCTGCTCGTCGTCCGCGGTCGAGACATGCTCTCACTCGAACCAATCACAAACAAGTTCCCTGAACTCGACATCACCAGCAACGCGACAAGCGACTACCCGCACCGAATCATCATGCCCAAAACAAAGTTCAACGACTGGGTAGGCGAAAGCATCACGGACCTGAACTACCCCAACTTCAAAAACCAGGTAGCCAAGGTACGCGGAAACGCGTTCGCAGGACTACTCGGCAAGGTCTGGGGTATCATGCTCGGGGCCGAGGACGAGGAAGCCCGTCGCGTACGCGCCGCGTACGACCGCAAACACGGATTCGCGGAATACCGCTAACCACAAAACCACTGACCAGGACACCCGGCCAGTACGGGACGTAGCTCAGCTTGGTAGAGCGCTCGGTTTGGGACCGAGAAGTCGCAGGTTCAAATCCTGTCGTCCCGACAATAAAAACAAACCCGAAGGAGCAGTATCATGGGAACACTTATCATTCTGCGAGGACTACCCGCCAGCGGGAAAAGCACGTGGGCAAAACAATGGGCCGACGAGGAACCCAACCGCCTGCGGGTAAACCGTGATGACCTGCGCTACGCGCTATTCGGTCGATACATCAACGTAGACGAAAACCTGGTAACCAAGGTACAAAAAGCCGCCATGCAGGAGGCAATGCGCCATGGCTACGACATCGTACTAGACAACACCAACCTGAACACGATCCACGCCTACGCGGCAATGGACCTTGCCATACGTGCGGGGTACCACATCCAGGTTAAGGACTTCGAAATCACGCTCGAGGAATCCATAACCCGTGACGCCCTGCGACCAGACCGAAACGTAGGCCAGGACGCCATCACAAAAATCTACAAACGGTACATGCCTGCGGGTAAACTCCCGTACCTGAAGATAAAACAGCCAGAAAACAAAACACATAGAACAGAAAATCAGGTATAGTACAAACATGGAAAACGAAAAACCTGACTTCACGCCAATTGACGAACCCGTCGAGGTCGTCAAGCCTGCGGCTACTCCAAAACCAGCAGCACGCAAGATGCCAGTACCCGACATCGCGTTCATCGAGGACACTGAGTCCCCGAACGTCAAGGTAACAAGCATCTCCAACCCTGTCGCCGAACACGTCGTATCCGGTGGTGACCACGACGAGGTACACCTCGCCAGTTGCGTGTTCAAAAACAAGTACGCACGTAAAAGCCTTACGGTACACCACCTTCAGCGCCGTCTAACCGAACTCGGCTATGGCGAAGCATCCGTGGACAGTGACGGTTACTTCGGGGACTACACCCTGCAAGCCATCGAGGCTTTCCGCAAGGACAAGAACATCAAGGGAACAGACCCGATCGATGCGGCAACCTTCGAAGCCATCTTCATCGGTGACCCTAACGTCAAGGTAGTCATCAAGTAACCTGCGGGTAACCAAGTAGACAGGATCCTCTTGTGGGGATCCTGTCTTTTTTCATACCAAACCCTTGCGGGTATGCGGGAAACCCTTTCACACAACCAACACGACCCTAGTACATCGCCACGACACCCGAACAAACCCCGCACTTACAAACAGCCAAATACCACGTGCCACATAGCGCTCGGGCGCCCATAGAGTCACTTTCACGTCACCAACACCATAACCATTGTTGCCCTAAAAAGCCCACCAGAACAGGCAACCAGGCTACATAAGCAACAGCCAGGCCCCCCGGGGAGCCCCTAGACGCCTGCCAAGACCTGCACCAACCAGCCAGACAGGCACCAGGCATACCCGTCAACCATCCCGAAAGCCCGGAACCCCGGGACACCATGGCAACCTAGCAGGTATCAGACCAGGACGATACCCAGGCGATCGACAGGGACACCACAGGATACCCAGCATACATCAGCAGGGAACCCAGCACAACAACCCATGGAACCCCTGGAAACCTAGATAGGTTACACAGGCTATACCAGCCTGTCTACCAGGTTTTCCAAGGCCAACACATTGACCTGTCTACACCAACCTACAAAGCCAGCAACAACTAGAGTACAACATGGTGCCATTGACGCTCGCAGAAGTGTAACCCTGAAGGAAAAATGCAAATGGTTGCCACCGTCGGAAAAGTTCCTCGAGACACCTAGGAAAGGGCCTCTCGTATCCCGTAGCCTTCTCTCGCGTCCAAGCGAGTTTACCTTAAGGTACTACTTCTTCTCCGTCTGTACAAAAGTCTGCTGCCCTTGCTGGTACATCTCCGGATTGGAGTGATACAATAACTAAATGGCAAAGAGCATCATGGAACAGCTCGCCCTCCTCTCTGAAGAGGAGCGACGTGAAGTCTTGGCGGGCATGGATCCCGAGATGATCCTGTGGGACTGGTCCCTGTGGGGTCGACCTGAGCAGCACCAGCCCGTGGATAAGGACTGGAACATCTGGCTCGTGCTTGCTGGTCGTGGTTTTGGTAAGACACGTCTTGCATCGGAGTGGGTTCGCGAGGAGGCAAAGTACACCACTACCGGTCAGCGTCGTTTCGCGCTTGTTGCGCGTACCGCCGCGGACGTGCGTGACGTTATCGTTGAGGGTGAGTCCGGGATCATCAATGTCTCTCCCCCGAGCGAGAAGCCGCACTATGAGCCGTCGAAGCGTCGTCTAACCTGGCCGAACGGTAATACCGCGACCCTGTTTACCGCGGATGAGCCTGACTCATTGCGTGGTCCGCAGTTTACGCACGCCTGGGGTGACGAGATCGCCGCCTGGCGTCAAACACCTGACGCGGCTGGTATGACCGCGTTCGATAACCTTCGTGTGGGTACGCGTCTCGGTGATAAGCCAAAGCTCGTGTTGACAACGACCCCTAAGCGCGTGCCGATCCTGTACCAGTTGATCCGTGAGTCTGAGAAGGGTAGTGACGTGCGGATCACCAAGGGTTCGACCATGGATAACGCTGGTAACCTGTCTAGCGCGTACCTGAACGCGATCACGGGCGTGTATGAGGGTACGCGTCTTGCCCAGCAGGAGCTTATGGGTGAGATGTTGTCTGACGTTGAGGGTGCGTTGTGGACCCCGGAGCTGATTGACGCTGCCCGTGAAAGCGCGCTCCCGCCGTCGACGCCTTTGCGTTTGATTGGCGTTGACCCCTCGGTCGCGGAGAATCCGCGTGACGAGTGCGGTATCGTTGTTGTTGCGTCGACGGGTGACCATGATCTGTATAAGCGCCACGCCTGGGTTCTCGAGGACGCCTCGGTGCTTGGTGCCCCGAATGTCTGGGCGCAGCGCGTTGTTGCCATGGCGCGTAAGTGGGGTTGCCCGGTTGTTGCCGAGGTGAATCAGGGTGGTGCCCTTGTTCGGAACGCGATTAACGCGATTGACCCGTCGGTGAAGGTTCTCGAGGTTCACTCGAAGTATGGTAAGGCTTTGCGCGCTGAGCCCGTGACTCTTGCGTATGAGCAGGGGCGTGTTCACCACGTGGATTACCATGCGCAGCTTGAGTCGCAGATGATTTCCTGGATCCCGGGTGAAGGTAAGTCCCCGGACCGTGTTGACGCGCTGGTTCACGCCTTGACCGCTCTCTTGATTAAGCCGCCTGCCGGGTTTACTGGCGGTAAGGTCCGTGCGTCGTCACCGTCCGCCGCGCGTCTCCCGAATATGCGTGGCTCGGCTGGTCGAGTGTTTAAGGCGCGCTAGTTTTTATTTTTCACTGATACCTGATACGGTATAAATAACGCAAGAACGACGGTTCGAGCGGAGTGATGGCTGAATGTGACCTTCCAGTAGGGTCCTAAGGCACGGCTGGCCCTAGCGGGTTTCCTTAGCGGGAGTAACGGCTGGTCGGGTGCGGTACATACTAATGTTCTGCTGGAAACCCGTGGTGGTAAAACGCAATCCACCCACTCACACTAAACCCCCGGAACAAGTTCGAAAGAGCGCCGGGGGTTTTATTTTTCCTGAATGAAAGGTGGTTCCCGTGTTGGTTAATGTTCCTACCGTTGACACGGTGTATATCAACCTTGATGATCGACCTGATCTGGACGCGCGGATGCGTGAGTTGCTCAGGGAATACAGGAGCGTGACAAGGTTACCCGCCACGGTTTGGTCGTTACCAGCGGCGGTTTCGATGAGTCACCGTCGTGCCCTTGATCACAATGCGGATGATAAACCATTGTTGATCCTGGAGGATGACTGTGTGCCTTTTGAGCCGCGCGCCTTGATCGAGGTTCCGGATGACGCGGACATTGTTTATCTCGGTATTTCGAGTATCCCGTATCTTGGTAACCCGGAGCGCAAGGAGGATTTTATTAAACCGTATGAACCTGTTGACGCGTCCCGTGATGTTTGGCGGGCGTATGGTTCACTGCTTACGCACGCGGTTTTGTATTTGACGCCTCGCGGGCGTGAGTATATGCGCGCGGTGTGTGATTTTGCGATCAAGGTGAATGGTCCGCATGATTTTTATGTCGCGGAGTCATTGTTCACGGTCAAGGCGTACGCATTGAATTCCCCCTTTTTTGCGCAGTCCTCGCAGTTTGAGGTGTCGAATGGTACGCTCGATTTTTTCTATGACTAACATAACGGTGTACACTTCCCCGATATATTGAATAAATGAGTTCAACTGAGCGCCGCCCCGCGTATCGACAGGCGCTACCACCGCAGGAGGCGGAGCTGTTGAACACGCTTTTTGACGAGGAACTCTACACCCGGGTTCGCAGCCTGTTTGATGCTGGCTGGACGTTGCAGGCTATCGGTGACGCCTTTACACCGCCGCGCACAAGGTCAACGGTACGGTACTGGGCTACGCGTCGCCATTCACCGTCAACGCTGCCACAGGAGCTTCCTGCACCCAGGTACAAGGCTCGCGGGTATGTTTCACGTCGACCCAAGTCGCCTGGTATCCCGCAGGATGTTCGCGACCGGATCCTGAACCTGTCAAATGTTGCCCGTCGCTACCGGGCGAAGATGAACCCTTTGTCCCGCGAGGCTTTGGCCAATGAGGAACTAACCAATCTTTGCACGTCACTGTACGAGGCAAATGTACCAGTCCGCGAACTTGCCGAGGCTGCTGGTGTCACCTATCGTGCAATGGCACGTCGGCTTGGGAGATAGAAATGCAGATCATCTATGACGTGTTCCCGGCGCATGTCGCTGTTGCACCCGCTGGTTTATGCGAGCTTTCAGAGATGACCGCCTTTCCGCCACCGGAAGGGGCGTACCGCGTTGACAAGGCTCGCGTTGTTGTCACGGCAACGCATGTCATGGTCGCCAAGGACATGGATGGCGGGCCGGCGGTTATTTTTCGCGAGGAGTACAGTGAACTCGTGAAGAACAGCAAGGATAACGATTCATTTGTGAAAACGAGCTCCGGGAAGATGCTCGCGTTCCGAAAGGACACGACCTGTGGCTGTGGTTCGCGTCTTCGCGGCTGGAACCCGTTTACCGTGTTACACTCGTCAAGCGACCCGGCGCAGTAAGGTAGAGCAATGCCACAGGTTGATTTTTTAACGGTTATCGTTCTCGCACTCGCCGTGTACCGGTTGTGCCGACTTGTCATCGAGGACACGGTGTTTAACGGCCTGCGTAACCTGGTCTGGTCAAAGTTTCCGCCGTCCACGCTGGTTGGCTACTGGTTTACCTGTTACTGGTGTACGAGCGTCTGGTTCGCATCACTTGTTGTGATTTCATATATGATTATTCCAGTACCTACTTTTGTGGTTTCGCTTATTTTAGCGTTGTCCACGATTGTTGGTATTGTTGCCGCGCGGATTGACAACTAGTCACCCGTTCCGTATACAGAGACGAGGAGAGTATCTTGGGAGTTTTTCGCCGCGAGGATGAGCCGGTTAACCGCGCCGCTCGCCGTGCCGCTGGTCAACGTTCGCAGCAGCCTAGCGTTCCAATTGTTCAGTCATTCCCGAACTACAACACGGCTAATTCCGCCGCGTTCTCTACCCCTCGTGCACTGACCGCTGCCGCGGCACAGATCAACCTTAATGATAAGGGTGAGGCTGAGCGGTTCCGTAATCGTCGCAATGGCGGTGGCGACTCCTGGCAGGATGAAGCCTGGGAGTATTACGACGCGATTGGCGAGATCAAGTACGCCTTTACACTTGTTGCCTCGGTTGTTTCGCGTATTCGTCTTTTCGCCGGGTACGTCGAGGACCCGAGCCAGCCTCCTATCCCTATCCGTGCATCTACCATTGACGATGCGCGTCTTGCTTCGGCGGCTGAGCGTGCGATTGTGCGTCTTGACTCCGCCTATGGCGGCCAGGCTGGTCTTCTTCGTGACGCCGCCTTGAACCTGTCGGTTGCTGGCGAGTGTTACCTTGTTCAGATCCCTGAGCGTCTCGGTTCGGGTGTCCCTGAGTCATGGGATATTCGTTCAATTGACGAGCTTCGCGTTGACCCTCGCGGCACGTACACCGTTGTTCCTCGCGGCGATGTTCAACAGGGTAGCGGCCAGAAGGGTAATGGCGGTTTCCCGCTTCCTAAGGGCGCATTTGTTGGTCGTATCTGGAAGGCTCACCCGCGTTACTCGGACGACCCGGATTCGTCGATGCGTGGTATCCTTGATCTCTGCTCGGAGCTGCTGCTGTTGAACCGTACGTTCCGTGCAACGGCGCGCTCGCGTCTTAACGCTGGAGCCTTGTATCTGCCTGACGGCCTGTCCGTGGCAAGTGACGCGGGACCTGACTATCCTTACGCTGATGACGCCATTAACCAGGATTACACCCCGGAGGAGGCCGAGGACGAATTCGAGGAGCAGCTCATCGACGCGATGACAACTCCGATTCGTGACGAGGACTCTGCGGCCGCGGTTGTGCCATTGATTATCCGCGGTCCAGCTGAACTCGGGGATAAAATAAAGCAGTTCAAGTTTGAGCGCTCATTTGATGAGGCGCTGGTTGCTCGTGCTGACCGTGTCCTTGAGCGTATTCTTCAAGGTATCGACGTTCCAAAGGACGTTGTTACTGGTCTCGCGAACGTTAAGTACTCGAACGCCTTGCAAATTGACGAGTCCTTGTACAAGGCGCACATTGAGCCATTGATGCTTTTGATCGTTGATGCTCTTACCGTTGTTTATCTTCGCCCGTACCTCTTGGCCAATGGTTTTGACCCAGCGCATGTCGAGCGTGTATGCGTCTGGTATGACCCGTCGCAGGTCGCGACGCGCAATGACCGCGCGGCTGACGCTGATTCGGGCTTTGACAAGATGGCTGTGAGCTTTGACACCTGGCGTCGCGCACATGGCTTCACTGACGCGGACGCACCGCAACCAACGGAGCTTGCGTTGCGTCTGCTTATCGAGAAGGGCATGATCACTCCTGAAACGAGTGAGGCGATGCTCAAGGCGTTTGCTCCTGAGGCAATGGACGCGGCACGTGGCGCATCGCAGGCTTCCTCGGTTGCCCCGATCCCGTCTGCCTTGCAGGATTTGTTGAAGGGTGGAGCACCGGCTGCCCCGGTGGCTGAACCCGCGTCTGCGCCGGTTGAACCGCCTGTTCTCGCTGAACCTACCGCTCCTGCTGCACCGGAAGGGGATCAGGGTGAGCAGCCTGCAGGGTCATAACGCTGACGAGGACGCCGTTGTCACGGCTGCTGGTTCCAAGCCTGCGCCAAAGAAGGACCGGATTCACGGATCAAAGGTAAATAAGCCTGGTTCCGCTGAGACTGGCACAAAGGTGAAGTTTTCCGCACGCACCGAGGATCTGCTCCGTAAGAAACTCGAGGATCACAACAAAAAGGCGTCACCTGGTCGCAAGGCGACAATGGCGCAGCTCAAGGCTGTTTACCGTCGTGGCGCTGGTGCGTACTCGTCGAGCCACCGTGCTGGTGTTGGTCGTGACCAGTGGGCGATCGCTCGCGTTAACGCGTACCTTCACCTGTTGAAGAGCGGTAAACCAGCGAACTCTAACTACGTGCAGGATAATGATCTTCTCCCTGCGACCCACCCGCGCTCGACAAAGAACGAGGCGCAGGTTCTTATCGCGTCCGGTGTTCTCCCCGAGGAGCACGCGCTCGAGATCGAGATTCTCCCCGAGGAGGAGTACGCATCCTCCGAGGACGCCTTGCTTGCCATGGCGGAGATTTCTGGTGCTGGCTATGAGATTATCCCGGCGCTACGCGCCGCGTGGCTTCGCGGGGTTCACGCAAAGGAATCACCTTTTGATCGTGCCATGTTGCTCGCGTCCGCCTTGTACGCCAGCGAGGACGCTGATCTTCTTCCACTAGTAAATGATGACACACGGGAAGGTTTTTACCTGTGAATGAGTTCCTGAACGCGCTGATCACGAAGATCGATGGCGAGCCAGTTAAGTCTACGGTCAAGCCACACGATTCTGCCTCGCTGCGTAAGGCTATTGCTGAGCTTGCCGCGTCAGAGAACACCCTGGTGCCCGCTGAGCGCCGCGTTACCGCGCGTGATATTGAAACCGTTGCTGCGCGTTCATTGACCGCGACGGCTGGTATGGAGCGCCAGGTTAGGTTCTTCCGCGCGTACCGTGACGTTGCCGCATTTGTGTCAATGGCGATCCACGGCAAGGTTCGCGAAGGTGACGTGCGTAACCGTGATCTTCTCCCGGTTGGTCACCCGTTGTCTGAGCGTCGTCACGCCATGACCGCCTCCGCCCACGCCACCGCGTACGCGCGCTGGGTCGCGGCTGATCCGCGTATCGCTGAGTCCGCGCGCGAGCTTGTTACCTCGGCGTATCTTGCCCCGGTGTCGTCAATTGAGTACACACACGCGACGACGCGTTTGCGCGCGATGACGGCTGGAGCTGTTCCTCAGGATGTTCTTCTTGCCTTGTCCGAGACGGTTTTACCGATCATCGCGGTTGGTAACCCGTTTACAGGAAATAACTCGAGTCTTGCCCGTTCTCTTCGCGCGCGCATGCAGCACCGCGATCGCCACGGCCAGTTTGCCTTCGAGGGCGGAGGTATCCAGTTCTTCCTGAAGTCGCCAAAGGGTGTCACATCGGTGACTGGTCGTTTTGCTGGTAACTCGTCAACGAGCAACGCGTTTATCGTCGAGGTGCACAATGACCCCGTGTTGAAGAACGGCTTGTATGCTGTTCCAGCGGCGGATTCCGAGGCAACAAAGGCGTATCTGCCTTTACCTGGTGGTGCTGAGAACCAGGCGACATATGTGACACCTCCAAGCGGTGTAAAGGTTGCTGAGCTTGGTGATCTTACACCAATGCAGGCTCCGGATGGCTGGACGCTTATTCATGAGAAGAAACCCGGCGAATCTGGCCCTGACCGAGTGTATAAGACGGAGGACGGGTACAGCGTTGCTGTTTTTGACGCCGGTGCGAACAAGGACGAGGTCAACGGCTTTATTAAGGACGGAGCCAATCCGTACTTTAAGAGTGTAACAAACACTAAGTACAAGAAGGCGGAACCTGACGCGGCAAGTGTCTGGTACAAGCCATTTGATCAAAACGCCGTGCAGGTACCTCAGGCAGCGGCTGGCAAATGGTCTTCGGACGAACCGTTCTACTTTACCTTCCGCGACGCGACGGATCACACGGATAAGCAGTGGGTCGGATTGTCGCAGTCCTGGGCAGACGTGAACGACCTGGTCCAGGCTGATCAGCCTAAGTTTGAAAAAGCGTATGGCGACATTGTCTCTGGTAAGGAAAGTGCCGCTCAGAAAAAGATCGAGCAGGACAAGCTTGACGCTGAAAACGCGAAGAAAAAAGAGGCAACAACCGCTGAAGTACTCGCACACAATGACGCGGCACGCGCGCAGATTGCTGCCAATCTCGCTGACGGTAAGGACGCCGTAGGAAATGATCTTCCTGGCGGTTGGACGCCTGTCGCAAATGACGCGGTGTTGAACCCGACCCCTAGTCAAACATGGACTAAGCCGGACGGGTCGCAAGGGGCGTACTTCCTTGAATCGGCAAAGATCGACCCGTCAAAGGCGTACTCGTACGAGTACACCAGCAATGGCGTAAAGTTCACTGTCACTAACAATGAGGACGGGTCGCTGCAGATCAACGGTGCGGACGCGCCTGACTGGAACGCGGCAATAAAGATGGCAAGCGAGGCTGCTGCTGGTAAAAAGGCCGCGGACATCTACGAGGCAAAGAAGGCTGTTGCCAGCTTTGATCCAAATGGCGATATCGCCGCCGCGATTGACGCTGGAGCGTCGCCATCAGAGATCAACGCGATGCTCGATGAAAGTCCGGAATATAAGCAGTTCCTGACGGGTCTTCACGGCGCCGAAATGGCAGATTTCCCTAATGCCGGGGACAAGGCGCTGATCGAGCAGAGCAAGCAACTGGGAGCCGCGATCCAGGCTCTCGGCACCCACGACACTGCACCGGGGCTTGATCCTGCATACGCCGACTACTCCGACGAGCAACTGCTAAAGGCGCTCAATGCTCGAATTGCTGAGGGTACGTCAAGCGACAACCTAAAGAAGATCGAAAATCTTACCAATGAACTGAAGGCCCGCGGCGTAGAGAACATTCCTTCGCTCCAAACGGACGAGGAAAAGGCACAGGCAAAGGCTGAAGCCAAGGCGGCGGCGCAGGCAGGCGAGCCAGCGTGGAACATTCCTGACGGCGCATTCAAGCTCGTTCACCCAGAGGACTATCAACCCGAGGGGCGCATTGACGAGGTTGCCAGTGACTACACTGATGACCCGAAGGTTCTTGCCAATAAGTTTAATGCAGCCGAGCTAAAGGACGCCCTCGCCGAGGCTGTTCTCGGTGTCAACGATAGTTTCATCGAGGACATCATTAATTCTCCTGTAGACGAGAACATTGACGAAGAGGCTGCACCGCAGAAGGGTAAGCCTGGTCCTAAGAAGAAGAAACCAGAAACCCCCGTCGAGGGGTCCGGTTTCGGTAAACTAGCGTTTAAGGGTGGAGACGAGTTTGTCCCAGCAGACGCACTGTACAACGCGCTCATTGAGCAGGGTGTCGATGCACAGATGTACCTGGCTGAACTGTACGACTACAACACTGGTGAAAATAAGAACGTCAGCATTCTTGACGCATTCCGCAACAATAAGCCCGAAGAGGTCAAGGCCGCCGAGCCAAAGGCCGTAATTGACAACTTTGATCAGGGTGTTCCTCCTGCAGAGGATGTCGTGGCTAACCCCGATGCAGCGGCGAGGGTGGCTAATCTTTCGCCGGCCGCAGTTGCCCAGCTCGAGGAACTTTCAAAGCAGCCGGACTCTAATCCACATATCAATGAGATCGCTGACTACGTTAAGAGCATCGAGGACAACAATGCGCCAATAAACCACTTTATTGGTATTATTGACAAGTTTGCCCCGTGGGCTATTGATGGTACGCCAGAGCAAAAGGACGCCTTCCGCGCTCTGTGGGGTGTCATGCTTTCACTTGACGGTGGATACGGTAGCCAAGAGAATTACCAGGGCAGCGACTTCTACATGACACTGCATGACGCGATCATGAAGTACCAGGGTAGTAGCCCGACTAGTGCGGAGTTTAGAAAGCTTCTTGCAGAGCTCGGGTCATTCGCGGACTGGAAGAAAGATAAGACTGCCATCGCGAATGGTAGCGTCGATGCTGCCAATAGCGACGGTATTGCCGCTCTCTCGTACCGACTTATGGCGCAGCTGAGTTCTCCAAACACCACCGATCTGTATCGCGGGATCCAAGCAAATGTTGGATCCGATAAGCTTGCCGCTTATACTGGTGAAGGAAACATTCTGTCCTTTGACCCTCGCTCATTTAGCACCGGTAGAAACACCGCCGCTAGTTTTGCTGGCGTTTTCGGTAATAGTGGCGAACTGGCTGCGGTTATTTTCCATATTCCTACAGGTGACGGTGTCTCTGTAGGTGTTAGCGACATTTCTCCGTACCAGGAGGAGGGCGAGCAGCTCGCCTGGGGAAACTATAAGGTTGTCAGTGTAAAGAAGACGATGAATGGCGATAAGCCAATCTACGAGGTTACACTTGGCAAGGTTGACGAAAACGCCGCTGTTCTTAACGGGCAGTCAAGTGACTACTCGAAGCTTTTGACGCCAAATGAGGACGTCAGTCTTCCAGAGTTCGCGTACACACCCAACCCTGAACCGTACACGCCGCAGGGTATCAATGTCGACGGTGTGCCTGCTGGTGTAACCGATAATCCTGCCGATATCGCTAAGCAGTTCGACGTGACCGAGCTCGAGCATGCCTTTGAGTCTGGTATCATCGATGGTAGCGGAAAGGCGATCCTGGAGTTCCCCGCCGATGGCGGATACATGGCCGTTGTCGATGTCGAGGCAATTCGCGACGCTCTGCAGATTCACGGCGTTGATACTAATGAGATCTTGAAGAGTATCTCAAGTGACGAACTAATGGCTGACACCGCGCAGAGCCCCGTGAGTGCCCCTGAGAACAAGGAAGCCGTCACAGCTCCTGGAGTTGTTGACGTTTCTGGCTGGACAAAGATCGGCAACCAGGCTGGTTCTAACCCGGGAGGGTTCTACCAGGACGAGAATGGCAATAAGTACTACGTCAAGTATCCTTTGACTGATCTTCACGGCGAGAACGAGGCGCTTGCCTCGGAGCTGTACAAGCTCGCTGGCGTAGATTCTGCACAGCAGCTTATTGGTCGTGACGGGCAGGGAAATCTTGTCACCGTGTCGCCGCTTATTCCAGACGCGAAGGCTGACATGGCTGATCGTTTGAAGAACCCGGACTACAAGAAGAAACTTCAGGACGGTTTTGCCATTGACGCATGGCTCGCGAACTGGGACGTCGCTGGTCTAGGGTTTGACAATGTTGTCACTGACGCCAATGGTGATCCTGTTCGCGTTGACCCCGGTGGGGCTCTTCTGTTCCGCGCTATGGGTAACCCCAAGGGCGGTGCATTTGGCGATACCGTCCCTGAGCTCGATTCACTGCGTGACCCGAATAAAAACTCGAAGTCAGCCGCGGTGTTTGGTGACATGACCACCGAGCAGCAGATCGACTCTGCCCGCAAGTTGCTTGATATCACCCCGGATCAGATCGATCAGCTTGTTGACTCCATGATCACGGATCCTGCCGCCCGCGACAAGCTCAAGTCGACTCTAAAGGCGCGTCGTGATTATATTCTGGATCGCTATGGCCTAAACGGTAACGCGCCTGAAGCGGCACCGAGCGCGCCTGAGACAAGCGTACCCGAGACTCCTGCCGGTGAGGTAAAGCGTATCACGTCCGATGGTGCAGAGATTTCGATCGGCATGCAGGTTGGTCACAAGAAGTCTGGCGAAACTGGAACCATTGTCAAGTACGACAAGGGTAACCCCAAGTACGTGTACGTACAGTACCCTGACGGCACAATAAAGAACACGTCAACAAACCAACTCGTATCCAAGAACAGCGGAGGTGGTGGTGGTAACGGCGGAACAGAGACCCCGTCTGCTCCTGAGACGCCATCAGTTGGTGAACCAAACGCTGTCGAGACGCTGGCTAACCCAACCTCGACGCCTGATCTGCAGAAAACCCAAGGCGAGGAAGCGCTGACTCCTCCTCCTGGAGCGATGACGATCAAGGACAGTACCGGCGGGGACGTTTGGGCTGGTCTTGAGGTTACCGATAAGAACGGTGCAACTGCAACAGTCGTAAGGGTCAATAAGGACAACTACGCAGAGGTTCAGTTCCCTGACGGTAAAAAGGCTTGGCGCTCTGGTAAGACTCTTACAGCCACAGGAAACCAGGGCAAGGCTGCTATCACGCCAGCAAAAATTAAAACAGGAAAAGTAACGCCGGCTGGAACAGCGCCAGTTGTTGTTCAGGAGCAGCTCGACTGGAACACGCCTCAGATTGATGGAACGCCCTCACTTGGTACTATTCTTTCCGATGTTGTAAATGGCACGGGTCCAAATCGCGGCATGGCCGGTGCATCCGCCGCTGTCGACAGTGACTCGATCGAGGACCTAGATGTTCGCGTCATGCACGTCAAGGATGTAAATGGCACCGACGGCGTTCGTCTAAAGTTCAAGCTCACCGCGTGGGCTGGAAACAACAAGGTCAAGGAGCTTTTGAAGATGTCGGACGCGGAACTTGCCGCGGCCGGTGTCCAAAAGTTCAATGGAATTAAGATTGAAAAGATCATGGTAGACGCCAATGGCGTCGGCCGCGTCGTGCCCAATGAGTACGGATTCCAGGACTACGCGGGACAGGCGTTTAAGATCACGACACCCGACGGGATCACGATTACGCTGTATCGTGCAAACACCACCTCGGGATCAGCGATAAGTAGCGGATCGCCAAAGGCGTTCCACAACCTGGTGCAGATCCAGGCTCCAGCCGGGGCGACACAGGAGCAGATCGCAGACGCGATCCACCGGGCTGGTGTTGTCGACACGCGACCGGCAACTCCTGCGGACGCAAGAATTCTTATCGAGAATCGTCTAATGAGCATCTTTGACTCAAAGGTAGACGCCACGAAGAACCTGTCTGGCGCAGAGCGCGAGGCAAGCCTGAAGCGAATTGCTGACAAGTACGGTATCACACCGGACGACGTCGTCATGGCAACCGGCGCAGCTGGTCGCATCGAGACGCGCCTGAGCCCCGAAGGAGCGCAAAAGATTGTCCAGGCAACTGGAAACCCGACGGCGATTCAGCACAATGTTACTGTTCCGTTCTTTGGTAGCAACATTTCCGATGAAGAAAAGGCGCAGAAGCTGGCCGAGTGGATCGCAAATCTATTAGCTACTCCTCAAGGTGGTCTTCTGTCTACGACAGTTCGCTGGACTGAGGGAGTCGGTGGAAGTGGAATGTCAAGTCAGAAGGACGTAACCACTGGCGGAGCTGACTACGTGTTCACCAAGCCAGTCAAGCACATCTGGGACAAGGTTGGTTATGGCGTAGTTGTCTACTTCGATCCAGCCAAGTTGTATGAGCGCCTAGACTTCTACGCCAACTACAGTGACAACTTCGGTAAGCGCCATTCCTCGCAGGACATTCTAAAGGCCGCGAATGTTGGAGCGTATGAGTTGATGTTTAAGAACCGCGTGTCCTTTGACGCGGCAACAAAGATTCTTGTTCCAAGTCAGGATATTCGCACCAGAATTATTACTATTCTTCGTCAGAGGGGGATCACCGAGATCGGTGGTATGCCTCTTGAGCAAGCAATTATCGCAGGTTAGGAAAAGACACAATGGCTGACAATCGCAAATTGACCCTGGTTCCAGTAGACAATCGTCTCACGGATGGCTTCGTCCAGGGACCCTGTGTGTTCGTAACCGAGGATGACGAAGGAAATGTCGCGTATGTTCCGATCTATGCGGTTACTCTTGAGATCATTGACGGGCAGTACCATGTCGGCGCCGCTGAGGTTTCTGGAACACGTTACTACCCGATCGACAAGGTCTCGGACGTGAAAATCAGTGACGCTCGCGGGACACTAACCTTCTCGAGCTACGGTAATATCTATAAGGTACGTGCGTTCCAAGAGTCAGACGGTTCCTGGGCCTCACGGTTTGGCGCTGTTGTGCCTGTAGAATCATTAGAGGAGCGATACATGGCCGAGGTCGAGAACGCGTTTTCTCCCAACGCGCCGGCGGATGATGAAAATCTTTACGCCGCTATTGACGAGAACACCAATGAGGTAAAGTACCTCGTGTACTCCTGCGCAAGCGGTCTTTACATTCGCTCAAATGGCGGATGGTTTGCTCTCCCGTCAGATGACGAATCCCTGGACAATCTCATTGTTGACGAGATGGACCCCAAGGTTATTAAGATTTTTGACCTCGCCGAGGCGGAAAACGAAACACTCATGTCGGACGACGTGCAGAAGTACGCGGTCGCATTTCGGAATGGACAGTAATGGCTGAGTTTCTTGGATCGCAGGGTTCATATGTTCTATTTAGCAATGGAGCAAATGGCGCAATCGTCGATACCGCGCTGAACATCGTTGTAGAGACAGGCGACGCTCGTACTATTTTTTCTGCTGGAGAGTGGAGTCTGTCTCCTGTAGAAGTAAGTCAAGCTGCCCGCGATCTCGCCGATGCGGCCATGTCGTCGCTTGACATCCGCGTAATCACTGCTTCTGGTCGCATGTACACGATCCCTAAGGGTGTACAGGCCGAGGCACAGCGCGCACTTGACTGGCACAAGGAATTTAATCGCGGCGGAACCCCTGTAGGTCTAGGCATGGCACGCACTCTTGCCGAGGGCGGACAGATTGGTATCGAGCGTGTTCGTCACATCGCGAAGTATTTTCCACGTCACGAAGTTGACAAGAAGGCGACAGGTTACCAGCCTGGAGAGGACGGGTTCCCTTCAGCTGGCCGTATCGCCTGGGCTCTTTGGGGCGGGGACGCCGGGTGGCGCTGGGCTAGCGTAATCGTTGATCGCGAAAATAAGAAGGCCGTGACAGCTGATGGACTCGGCTATGAGCCGTCACCAGCAGTAGACTTTGACTATGACGCTGATCTTGACGCATTCCACGCGGCTAATGAGCTCGATGAAGGTGTTGGACCAGAGTTCATCGCCCGTGTGCGCATGGACGGTTCAGGTATCGACCGTCTGTACCGCGTTGACATCGACGGTCAGGTTTACGTATGGGACGACCTTTCCTGGGACGATCTCGGGCACGTCAATGGCGACATCTATACCTATGACCGTGCGCTCGACGACCCGTACGACATGGTCGAAAAGGACTACGTCATTATTGACCCGGCATCGGCCGTTGTTATCTCCGCGTATATGCAGCAGAATCCGTATGACTACGTTTCTATTGACCAAATCGACTCCGTAGAGGCTCAGATGGTCGCTGATGCCCTGGCCGAGATCGACTGGGAGCTTATTGACCGCGCCATTGTCTCGGCTGGTGCGCCTGTCGCCGATCCTTCAGCGACTGACGGCCAGTATACGCCAGAGGAGCGCGCAGCTAACGCCTCGAAGCAGGTTCGCGACGCTGGAGGCAAGTTTGCCGCCGCTGGTAACCGTGTAACCGTTGGCGGTGACTCGAGTAGGACCGGTGAGGTTACCCAGGTAAACCAGAGCGACGGCTCGGTTGTTGTCAAAATGGACGCAGGCGGATCGGTGACTGTTCCAGCGAACACTACCCGCCAGATTAACGCTGAAGCCATTGGCACCGAGTCGCTCGGGACAACCGCCCCGAGCGCAACAGCCACCGCACCTGCTGGTCAGCCCGTTGACCGCGGACAGGTTCTCGACACCTCTGGTATTCTTGGAGAACCACGCGTACCGATCAATCAGCCAAACGCTCGTATCCCTGGAACGCTCCCTGCCATGACCGCGGCTGACCTTAAGCAGGTCATGTACAACTATCCTGCCTGGGTGAAGTCGCAGCGTGACCAGTTTGCTCCGCAGAAGCAGATGGCACCAGTCGAGGTGCAGTCTAAGGGAAGCCTCGACGTTGGAGCACCGGCAAAGGCGCTGGAAAAATCATCTGGTAAGCAGATCATTCTTGATGCGTACAACCACCCGCTGATTCAGAACTGGCTGCACGGTCGGGACAAGCAGACCGGAACCCCTAACGCGCTATGGTATCACCCGGTAACCGCTGATGCGTCACCGCAGGGTGAAACCGTTGTCCCGGGTGCGACCCCGGAACCGGCACCTTCAACCGACGCGGCATCGGTTTCCGCTGAACCAATGACCCCGGAAACATCCGATGTTCAGCCACTGTACTTCGCGGTTGTTTCACCAGATGATCCTCGCGCGGTTCTTGACCTTGTCGCCATTGTTCCAGCAAGCGCCACATCCAATCTTCCTACAGCGTACAAGCGTGTTAAGGGAGACTGGCAACAGGACGAGGGAATTCTTGGAGATCTAAACTCTGCAACACCTCCGCCTGTCGTTCCTCTTGACACTGACACGTTGAACAGCGTTCTTCAGCAGATCGACGGTCTTGCGCCTATTGCTGCTGGTGGAACACTTCTATCCCACGCGCTCATGGTTCTATGGAACAGTGATATTGAGACCATTATCGCCGCTGGCGGCCTGGACCGCAACCGTGGTAACGCAGAACGCCTGCGTCGCTACTGGGTACACGGAGAGGGTGCCGCAAAGATTCGCTGGGGTAAGGGTGGAGACTGGAAGCGCTGCGTGCGCTATCTGTCGAAGTATCTGGGTGTTCGCGCAAAGGGCTACTGCCAGTTGCGGCACAAGGAGGCACTTGGCTTTTACACCTCTACCCACCGTAAGATGCTCAACAAGGCTAAGGGTCGTAACAACTCGATTATCGAGGAGTTTAGCGGCGGAACTGGAATCGCTGAGCCAGTGTACGAAGTTCCAGTACCTGAAGAGTACAAGGACGTCCCTGACATTGATCTTAAGATGGATGTCGACGCCATGCACGCGGAGCACGACGATCTGTACGATGAGTCGTGGCAACCCGACGAGGAAATTGCTGCCGCAATGGACGAGTTGTCCAAGTGCAGTGACGAGGACTACCTTGTTCTTATTGCCGCTGGCGGCCTGGACCGCAACCGTGGTAATGCTGAAAAGCTTCGCCGTTACTGGACCATTGGTAAGGGCGGGGCGAAGATTCGCTGGAACACTAAGGGCGACTGGACACGTTGTGTTCGTCACCTTGAAAAGTACCTTGGTCCTCGCGCCAAGGGTTACTGCGCACTGCGACACCACGAGATGACTGGAATGTGGACAGGCGATCGTGCCCACGCCGCATTGTACGGTCGAAAAGGTCGTCGAAACAACATGTTTAGTTCAGATGTTCTTGTCTCGACCGATGAGATGATCAATCTGTCAACAAGCACGCCGGAGACAATCACCGCTGACGCTGGACTTGACAACGGAGCGCGCTTCTTTATCCCGCTCGTAATCCCCGAGAACCTGGAGTCTGGTGACGGACGCAGCTTTGAGGAAGGATCGATTGATATTCGCGATCTTCCTCTCCCGCTCCTTTGGCAGATTAAAACTGGCGACGGTCACATGGGTTCGGTTGTTGTTGGTCGCATTGACAACATGGAGCGAACCGATCAGGGTATTGGAAATGCCCAGGGAGTGTTCGACACTGGCCACTTTGGCGCCGAGGCAGAGCGCCTTGTTCGAAACGGCTTCCTGCGCGGAGTTTCCGCTGACATGGACAAGTTTGAGGCGGAAGAAGTTACCGCTGAAGTTGACGGTGAAGACGGTCAAACCATTGAAAAACAAAAACTAAAGATCACTCATGCCCGAGTGATGGCAGTTACTATTGTACCTAAGCCCGCATTCCAGGAATGCACAATCCGCATTGTCGACGACATTCCGGAGATTGAACAACAGGAGGAAAACGTGATTCCTGACGGAGTCTATGTAGAAGACGTCGACCCGACGGAGGCAGCCGCAATTGTTGCATCTGGTATGATTGCTGGAGCAATCCCAGTTGTACCGCCGACATTGTGGTTTGCTGATCAGAAACTCAACAAGGCAACGCCACTCACGGTAACGGATGAGGGTCAGGTATTCGGCCACATTGCCGCGTGGCACGTTGACCACATTGGCATGGCATTTGGCACCAAGCCTCCCCGCTCGCGCAGCAAGTACGCGTACTTCCACACTGGAGTTGTTCGTACCGAGGATGGAACGGACGTTCCAGTTGGTCAGCTCACGCTCGCTGGTGGACACGCCTCGCTCGAGGCAAGTGCACTCGAGGCGGCGCGCCACTACGACGACACCGCGTCTGCAATCGCTGACGTTCACGCTGGCGAGGACGCCTACGGTATCTGGGTCGCTGGATCTCTTCGCCCGGGAGCTACTCCTGAGCAGGTTCGCGCGCTTCGCGCATCGGCACCGTCTGGTGACTGGCGCCCGATCAAGGGTGGTCTCGAACTCGTAGCCGTTTGTCAGGTAAATGTTCCCGGCTTCCCGATCGCACGCGCACGCGTTGCATCCGGCCAGGTAATGGCTCTGGTCGCGGCCGGCGCGAACACACTCGCTCGTATGAAGAGTGACCCAGTAACGGAACTCGCTGCACGCCTGGAGCTGCTCGAGCGTAAGCAGAATGAGAGTGGTATGGAAGACATCCGCGCACGTTTCAACTCGATCAAGGCTGACTTGAACATCGAGCCTGTCACCGCAGACGCTGGTTACGAGGAGATCGAGCCAGCCGAAGTCGCCGAGACGGTTGACGAGAACGAGTCCCACCTTGTCGAGGAGCTTGAAGCTCTTCTTTCAAATGTTGTCTCGGTCTACTTCCGCGCGCACGGCTACCACTGGAACGTAAAGGGCCAGGACTTCTCGCAGTACCACGAGCTCTTTGGCGAGATCTACGAGGACGTGTACAGCTCGATCGACCCGATCGCCGAGAACATTCGCAAGCTTGGTTCGGACTCGCCATTCAACCTTGGCGCATTTGCGTCGTCGGACAGCATCGGTGACTCAACAATTGACACCGCTACCGCGACTGGAATGGCATACGACCTTTACAGCGCGAATGAGGAACTCGTCGAGCAGCTTAAGAGCGTGTTCCGTTGTGCCAATGAGTACGACGAGCAGGGTATCGCGAACTTCATCGCGGAGCGCATCGACATGCACCAGAAATGGTCATGGCAGCTGAAGGCTTCGGTCACACCGGAACAGATGCAGATCCTTGACAATGAGACTGGCGAGCCTGCCTATGAGGACGAGGACGCGGAGACCGAGATGGTCGGCGGACACGAGATCGAACCAGTGTACGCCTCGGGCGGAGAAGAACTCGAGCAGTTGAGCGCTTCAGAGTTTAGCGCAGCTCAGAACCTGTCAATTCAGGTTGAAGAGATGCGCGCACGCATCGCCGAGTTCAGCAGCGTAACTGAGTTTAAGAACTTCACCCCGGAGGAGCGCAAGGCTCTCGCTGAAAAGGGATTTGCTCTCCCGGACGGTTCCTACCCGATCCGTAACGTCGACGATCTCAAGAACGCGATCCACGCGTATGGTCGCTCACCTCTCAAGGGACGCATGGAGGTGCGCAAGCACATCATCAAGCGTGCCAAGGCGCTTGACTCCCGCGACCTGATCCCTACCGCCTGGGCAAACCCGACCAACTCGCCAAGCCACTACGCGGCTGACAGCGAGGACACAAGCCTGGGAAAAGCGTAACGGCTGAGTTTGCCGAGCAGTCGGTCGATACTGGCCGGTACACTGCAAAAACTCAGCCGCGGGATATAAAAGGTAAATTCCGCGAGGTCCTTGCAAGAATCAAGGTTGACGCTGGCGTATCCGGTATTCAGGACGTTCTTACCAAGGTAAAAGAGGCTGAGAACTACGACAACACCGGTAACTATGTCGAGGCAACAAAGTCCGCAGCTGATCTGATCGGCCTTATCGACCGTATTGATTCAAAGGCTGTTACACCTCACACGCTTGAAAGCGTGCGCCAGGCGTCAAAGGACCTGGGTAGCGCGGTTGCCAATCTCCCTCTGCCATTTGGTAGTGAAAATGAAAAGGTTCGCTTCAGCGATCTCCCTCCAGCGTTGCAGACGCTTATTGGTGACATGATGAAGCGTGTAACAAAAAAGATTGGCGCGAAGGACGCGGCTGAGGCTACGGCAAAGCTTAGCAACTTCAAGTCAGGCGGTGATTACTTCACCCAAAGTGAAGTAAGTGCTGAATTGAGCAAGATGCTCAGATTACTTACCTAGTAGGTAATGTAATATCTAGATTAGGTGGAGTGCCTCCAACGCCTTGCGCGGGCAGAGTCCCTCAGCCTTGACTAATCAACTAGATCATCGGGAAATACTCGATGATCCTGACTGGCCCGGAGGAGGGACAGTGGACCACATCAAAGAAATGCTCGACACACTGACCGAGCTCAGCGACGACCAGGTCGCAGAGCTTCAGTCGGCAATCGTCGGCGAATTTGAGACGGTTGAGAAAGAAGATCCTACTCCGCAGACAGTAGATGCCATGACATCGCTTGCTGACATGCTTGACACCGTGCGCGGTGAAGTACAGCGTCGTGAGGCCGCAGCTGAAGAGCTTGCGTCGCGCGCCGCCGAGGCTGCTACCCGCGTTGCGGAAGCCAAGGACGCACAGCCTGCCGATGCCGTGAGCGGTGATAACAAGGAAGAAGGGGCAATGGATAAGCCTGCAGATGCAGAGACCCCCGAAGCCGATGTGACCGAAACAGCCAAGTCAAACCCGGCTGAAGCATCGTCTGCTACGGAAGAGGGTTCTGAACTTTCGACCACAACTGACGTCGAGGCTGCTGTTGAAGCAGAGTTCGCCGTCGAAGAGGCAGCTACCGAAGAAGAGATCGTCCCAGTTGACGCTCCTGAAGAGGTTCCTGCTGTAGAGGAACAGCCTGCAGCTCCCGCTGAAGGCGAGCCCGTCGTTGAAGGCGAGCCTGCACCCGAGGGTGAAATCGCCCCCGAGGTCGAGCCCGTCGTCGAGGAAGAGGTTGTTCCAGTTTCAGAAGAGGAAGTCAAGCCAGCTGCCGCTGAAGCAGCTATTGACGCCGACGCTGAGGCAGAAGCATCAAACACACCATCAATCGCTCAAGATGAGCAGAAGGAGCAGGAGGCCCCAGTGACCGCCGCAGCAGAACAGCCTTTCGAGGCACCCGCTGACCGTCAGCCTGTCGCCCAGGTAACAGAAGCAGCAGCAGTGGCAATCACCGCTGGTGCTGACATCCCTGGCTACACCGCCGGCAGCACCGTATCCGACATGCAGGAAGTTGCAACGCTTATGTCAAAGCGTCTGCACGGCCTGCGCAACGTCAACGGTGGAAACGGAGAGCAGCACATCGTTGCCTCCATCACCACCTCTTTCCCAGAGGAGCGTGTCCTTACTCAGGATGCAGAGTCCAACTGGGCAAAGATCCGCGAGGTCGTTTCGCCTGAGGCAATCGTTGCTTCTGGTGGACACGTCGCTCCGTTCGAGAGCCGCTACGACGTCTTCGGCATCGGCACCACAGCACGCCCAGTGCGCGACTCGCTCGCTCGCTTCCAGGCTGACCGCGGTGGTATCCGTTTCATCACCCCGCCGGTGCTTTCGAGCTACGACTCGGCTGTAAGCGTTTGGACCGCTGCTAACGACGCAGCAACCACCCCAAACCCTTCGGCAAAGTCAAGCCTGACCGTCGCTGCCGCCCAGGAGAACACCGTCGCTACCGACGCTGTTACCCTGCAGCTCCAGTTCGGTAACCTCGCTACTCGCGCCTACCCCGAGCTCATCGCTCGTCACAACGAGTTGGGTCTCATCCAGCACGCTCGTGAGGCTGAGCAGTACCTCGTCAGCAAGATCAACGCTGCTTCGACGGCAGTCACCTCGACCAACCTTATTGGTTTCGGTCGCGACTTCCTCGTTCAGATTGGTCGCGCCGCCGCTGCGTACCGTTCGCGTCACCGCATGGAGACCGATGCACCGCTGCGTGCAATCGTTCCCGGCTGGGTAAAGGACGCCATGGCTGCTGACCTCGCGCTCAACATGCCTGGTGACAACCTGCTCAACGCTTACGCTGAGATCGACGGCTACGTCGCCGCTCGTGGCGTAAACCTGACCGTTTCGCTTGACAACACCGTTTTCGGTGCTCAGGGCGCAACTGCTCTGGTTGAGTTCCCGGACTCGTTCGTCTGGCAGCTGTTCGCTGAGGGCTCGTTCCTCTTCCTGGACGGTGGCACGCTGGACCTCGGTATCATCCGTGACAGCACGCTCGTCGGTACCAACGACTACAAGATGTTCGTGGAAACCTTCGAAGGTATCGCCTTCGTTGGTGTCGAGTCCCTCTCGATCACATCGACCATCTCGGTCAACGGTGTCGCAGCTGCTCTTCGCGACACAACTGGTGGCGCTACCGCCGCTGCTATCGAGCTCTAAGCCCGATACAAACCCAACTGGGATCTCCCGGGGACTTCGGTCCCCGGGAGACAACCCGGGTAATCACAGACTTTAGGAAATCAAATGGCGTTCAAAGGAAACTTCCCGGCACCAGACCTCGAGCCAACCGAGTTCGGTCTGTTCGCTGTTGCCAAGCCTAACGCGCACCTGACCGGTGCGGAAGATGAGTCCTGGGTTCGCGGATTCTCACAGATTTACGACACACGTCCGAACTACGTTCGCGCGTGGGACGAGACGTCGCTGGTGTCATACACTGCTTATTCAAACCCGACGTCAACACTGTATGAGCGTCTCACCCCGATCTTCCTCGAGGTTGACGACCAGCGCTCGACATTTGGCCTCAACGGAGAAGACCGCATGGTGCGTGTTATCCGTCAACTCGAGGGAACGTCACAAAAGGCTCTTGAGTATGAACTCTGGAACGGAGAAATTGCTCTCGCTAAGGGTCTTTCAAACCCGTTCCTTACCAAACCGACGGTGACAGTGATTCACGACGAGGCAGCGCATGGTGCTCCTTACACGGCGCGTCGCGCGCTTGCTCTTCTCGAGCACTACACTGGTGAAATGTCAGCCGCCGGTGAACACGGCGTCGTGCACCTGACACGCGATGTGTTCGTGCTTATGACAAGTAACAACAACCTGTTCCTTGACAACAAGGACAAGCAGCACATGCAAACCGCGACCGGTACACAGGTTGTCATCGGCTCCGGCTACTCAGGAGACGGTCCTCACCGTCTTATCTCCACACTGGCAGTATCCTCTGGAGTAGGAACAGTCGTCACAACGGATGCGCACTACATGAAGGTAGGAGAGACGGTTTCTCTCGTCACTGACGCCGGTGGAACTGCGTACGACGGAACTTGGGTTGTTGCCTCTGTAACCAACACGACTACCTTCACTCTTACAATGACGGGTGTTGCGAACCGTTCCGCGGCCGCTCTCGCTGGAAACGTACAGATGCAGGGCAACGACAACACTAAATGGATTTACGCCACCGGCCGCTGCGATGTTATGCTCGGAGAGTCTGTTGTCGTGAACGAAAATCTGGCACAAGGCTACAACGTGTCGGGTAACAAGAATGACATGAGGATCAAGGCTACACGACCTGCAATCGCGTACTTTGACCCTTCAATCCACCTCGCAATCAAAGTCGACCTAACGGCTTAGACTGTATAATTAGATCAAATCAACCCAAAGGAGAATAGCTCAATGGCTACTCAAGAATATGCCGCAAGCATCCAGGGTGTCGCCATTCGTGTCACCCGCCTCGACGCTTCCGGTAACCTGCAGAACGGCCCTGGTGACAGCTACACCACCTCGGCTTTCATGCGCATCTCGTTCACACCAGAGTACGAGGAAGGCGACGAAATCGTTGAAAAGTCGGCTAACGGCTCGATCTGCGTTTCGTACAAGGCTCCTGACACCCTCAAGCGTGTAACCATGGAGCTCGCCATCTGTGAGCCTGACCCTGAGCTTACAAACCTCATCTCCGGCGGTCTTCTTCTTCGCAAGAACCTCGGAACGTTCTCGACAAAGGACACGACAACCAAGTCGGTCGGTTGGGCTTCGCCAAACGTCGGTGACGACCCCGCCGGTTACGGTGTTGCCATCGAGGCATGGTCGTTCGCCGTCAAGGACGGTAAGCGCGCCGCTACGCTGCCTTACTTCCACTGGGTGTTCCCGTACGCTCGTCTCCGCCAGTCGGGTGACCGCGTCATCGAGAACGGCATGCTCGCCACGACATTCGAGGGCTACGCACTTGGAAACGGCCTGTTTGACAGTGGCCTTGACGAGCGCTGGGAGTTCCCGCTTGCTACCGAGCGTCCATACTCGTACGCACGTACCACATGGGCACCGACTGGTCGTCACGGTTTCTACACCTGGCACGGCGAGCTCACCGCATCGGTCAACAACAAGGCTCTTGCCAGCAACGTCGCGACTCTTACAACTGCAGCCGCTCACGGTTTTGCTGCTGGAGAGACCGTAACGATTTCCGGTGTTGACGCCACGTTCAACGGAACATACACGATCGCCTCGGTCCCGACAACCACGACGTTCACCTACGCCAAGACCGCTACTGACGTCACGTCAGCCGCTGTCTCGCCGGTCGGTGCCGCATCGGTTGCTGCTGGTAGCCGCGAGGTTGTTACCCTTCTTGACCCTGCTACAACGAAGACGTCGGCTGACGGATTCAACGTACCTGGTGCGGTCGAGTTCAACGCTGATCAGACAATCGACTTCGTCCTTACATCTTCGGCGGATCCGACTAACTAATCACTCAGCAACTATAACGAACGGGTGGCATGCAACCGTGTGCCACCCGTTTGTACATAGGAGGACATTAAATGGCAGGATTGTGGGTTACACCAGCGGACCTTGGTGCGCAGTGGGAGAACTCAGAGTACGCCGATGACGCGTGCAAGGCTGCGTCGTATCTTCTTTGGGTTTTGTCCGGTCGCCGATACACTGGCACTACTACGGTAACCGAACACTATATTCGCTTTGCGCCTTTGATCAACACCCACCTGATCCGTGAAGCGGCGATCATCTATTCGCACATCGACGAGACTCTCCCGCTGGTTAAGCCGTGGGCCACCAATGAGACTCGGATCCGTCTCCGCGGGCAACCAGTGCAGGAAGTACACGCTGTTCGTAACGCGAATGGTGGAATTGTGTCGCCGGACACGTACTATGTTGTCGACCACTCCGCCGTATACTTTTATCGCCCGGCACTCATCATTCCCGCCGACATCGAGATCACCTACACGTACGGCACCAATCCACCTCTTCTAGGTAAGATGGCTGCACGCCGTATCGCGACCGAGTTCATCAAGCTGTGGATGGGTCACGAAGACTGCGCGCTACCAGAGCGCGTAACATCCGTAACCCGCCAGGGCGTGTCGTACACCGTGCTTGACTCGCAGGACTTCCTTGAGGAAATGCGACTCGGTATCTATGAGATCGACCTGTTCCTTAAGACAGTGAACCCGAACAAGGCGCAGAAGCGCTCAAAGGTTTACACTCCTGACCTGCCACATGCGCGACGCTACAGCCCGCCATCATACGCCTACAGCCGTAGCTCATTTGATTTTACGGTATCAAAGCGCGGAGGAACAAAGACTCTTGCTCTCTCAGACATTGACGCAGAGTACCTTGGAACGGAAAGTGGCTGGACCCTTGAGCTTATTTTGCGAAGCAACGGTGCGACTCGCTCGGTGAGTGTTCCGGGTGGAGCTGTAGTAGACGGAACAGAAGTTGTTTTTACCGTGTCGTATAGTAATGTATATGACGCGCTGAAAATGATGTCAGCCGGCGTGTGGGATCTATACGCCACAAACAATGCCGGTCAAAAGACGCTCGTAGCGTCCGCGAACTTGATCCTGGACATGTCGGTCTAGAATCAATATCAAATAACCACAAGGAGAACAGAATGTCAATCATGACAAACTTCCGCGCCGAGGACATGCCTGGCGCTAAGAAGCCTGCAGCGAAGCCTGTTGCAAAGAAGTCTGCGCCTGCAGCTGCTGCAAAGAAGGTCGCGCCTGTCGTTGAGGCACCCGTTGAGGTCGTCGAGGTTACCGAGCCTGTCGTCGAGGAAGCACCAGTAGTCGAGGACTAGTCGATGGTCGACATCATCAATCTTGACGCGTATGACGTGGATCCAGACGTCTTCAGTGTATCAAATACACTGCAAGGCGTGCTGGACCGTGTCGTAGCGGTTTACACCTCGTACGGTGTGCCGCTTCCTACGCGTCAATACTGGACTATGGGGGCACCTGCCGTTGATTGCGAGCAGGTCGTCGTGTCCTTTATCCAGATGTACCTTGGTCCTCCCGGGGACGAGGCAACAAAGCCGCAGCGGTGTAACCAGCCGCGCACAATCGTGATGAACATTACGATTAGTCGCGCCATCCCGATCGTTGGCCAGTCTGGCCGTGCACCGTCCGCTGAGCGTATTCAAGACGGGTCAGTCATTTCCGCCGTTGACGCGTGGATTCTCATGGCGTCAATCAACCAACTTGACCAGTGGGAAGACGGCTCATTTGGTCTAGGCGTTATCGCCACATTGAACACTCCGGATCCGCAGGGCGGTTTCCAAAACGTGAACATGCAGATCACGATGGCTGTCCCGTAATGCCAAACTATTCTGTAGTTTTCCGGCAGCCAGTCTTCAATGACTTCCTTAACAGCCCTAAGGGAGAGGTTGGCGAGAAACTCGATAAATGGGCTAAACTCATGTTGTTCCAGGCAAAGCGCCAGGTAGGGGTGAGAACCGGCGCGCTAAGGGCGTCAATTCACATGACCCATGAGCGCATGATCAATGGTCAAGAGTTTCGTATTGGCTCTGATCTAAACTATGCTCTTGTCCATCACCAGGGCAGCAGGCCGCACCTGATTACCCCTGACCGGGCAGAGATGCTCAGGTTTACGTCGCGCGGGCGAGTAGTGTACAGTCACCAGGTTATGCACCCGGGGACAAAGGCGAATAGGTACCTTTCAGACCAGCTCGCCGTTGTCCGCGTGATGTAAAATAAAAACGATACACACCGTATCAATGACAAAGAAGAAAGAGAAATAAACAACATGACTGCACGCTTCAAAGACTTTGGATCTGGTGCCGCTGGTAACCAGGAGCCGATCTCGTTCAAGCTCTACGATGAAACCTTTGACTGTGTAAAGCAGGTTCAGGGGCACGTTCTTCTTGAGCTTGTTGCTGACTCAAGCAGCACCGACCCCGCAAAGGCTTCCGCTGTTGTTACCAAGTTCTTTGAGTACGTTTTGACGGACGAAAGCTACGCCCGTTTTGACCTGCTCGTCAAGGACAAGGAGAAGATCGTTTCCGTTGAGACACTCGCTGACATCACGAGCTGGCTTGTTGAGGAGTACAGCGCCCGCCCGGAAACGCAGCCAGAGGTCTAGCAAACTGGGCAATTGACCTCTGGCCATACATAAATGGTAAAGCCCTTGTTCACGGATTGAAGCTAATGGAAATGGAAGTGAGTGACATGCTAGACGTTATCCACTTCTTCTTCGAGGAAGACCTTAACTTCACATCCGGTGAACAGGCGGAAGCCCAGTCCAAGATGCGCACGGAAATGTACCAAACAATGTACGGGGTGGAGTACAAGTACCCCATGGCGCAAAGCAACACCAAGCAGGGTTTTCAGACGAGCGCGACATCGAACTTCGACTTTGAACCTGAAGATGAGGCGACAATGGCCGCCCGTGAGATTAAACCATTTGACCCGTTGAAACCACCGACAAAGGCGTTCGTACCAGCGACCGACTTTGACGTGGACTCGGCTAAACCGTTTGGCACCGCGCTGGACGCGCCTCTAGGATAACAAGGAATACACGATGGCTGTTGTCGGTGATGCATATATCATCGTTCGTGCCCTGACCGATAAGGTCGAGGGCGACATCCGTCGTGGATTCAGCGGGGTTGACAAGATCGGTGAAAAGGCCGGTAAGGACCTGGCGACAGTTTTCTCTGACGCGTTTAGCAACAATAAATCCAATGGCGATTTCTTCGGGAATCTTGCCAGCGGTCTTGAGGCTATTGCTCCAGAGGCGCTCAATACGCGCAAGGCGGTACAGGATCTGACAGCTAGCGGAAACGTCTTTGGTACTAGCGTTGCTACTCTCATCGGCTCCGTATCGGCTCTTATCGGTGGTCTGGTTGCTCTTGGTGGTAACGCTATCGGAGCAGCGGCCTCGCTTGCCGCGGCTGGAAACGTCCTGGCAAGTTTTGGTCTTGGCATGGTCGCGGCAAAGATCGGTCTGGGGGGTGTCGGTCAAGCCTTTACCGCGCTAAACAAGATCGCCAATGGTGGAGGCGCGTCATACTCCGCCAGGCTCGCCGCGGTGAACCGCGTGCAGGACGCCGAAGCCAATCTTGCCAAGACTATCGAGCAGAACCGTAACAAGCTCGCTGACGCAAATGAGGCTGTTCGCCGCGCACAGATCGCGCTAAACCAGGCGATCATCAAGGGTCGCGAAGAGATCCAGCAGCTCGGGTTTGACGCTGAAGGTGCGGCTCTTTCTGAGAAGAAAGCCGCACTCGAGTTAGACAAGGCACGCGCCAATCTCGCCGCGGTTCAGGATCTTCCGCCAAACTCGCGAGTGCGCAAGGAGGCCGAGCTCGCGTACCAGGAGGCTGAGCTCAACCTGCGCAAGGCTAAGGACAAATCGGCGGATCTAAACAAGGAGCAGAACCGTCTTGCAAAGACTGGCGTTGCTGGAACCGCTGGCGTTATCGAGGCAACACAGCGATTGTCCGACGCGGAAAAGGCGCGCGCGCGTGATGGTGTAGAGGCGCTGCGTTCACAGGCGGCTGCTGAACTTGAGCTTGCCCGTGCGAAAGCCGCCAATGACAGGGTAGGTAGTGGAAGCGGTGGTGCAAATCCATTAGCGGGTCTCACCGCCGCGCAGGTGACATTTGTACGGTTCCTGCAATCGATCAATCCTAAGCTTAAAGAAATCCGCCAGAACATCTCTGAGGCGTTCCTGGTACCGCTGCAGCAAGCCATTACTCTTCTAGTTAATCGCGCGTTCCCGACAATTAATGCCGGGATGACAAAGATCGCTGGCGCCATGGGCGGTGTCGCCGTGGAGATCGCCAAGTCGGTGACAAGCAGCCAGAATCTTTTAGCTCTTGGTAAGTTTTTCACGTCATCCTCAAAGCTTCTTCGCACATTTGGTGGAGCTCTCGGAAACATCTACGGTATCGCACTGACATTGCTAAACGCTCTTGCCCCGACGGCGCAGCGTTTCGCGGACTGGCTTAAAACAACGACGGGTCGCTGGGATACCTGGATGAAGAGCGCCCAGGGTAGTGCGGCGGTTACAGACTTCTTCACCAAGTCATCGGACGCTGCCGCGAAGTTTGGCAAGGTCTTTGGAAATATCTTTAAGGGTATTGGCGCTATTATCTCCGCCAACCTTGGACCAGGCACTGGCGGAGACTATCTATTAAACTGGCTCGTTACCGCAACTGACGGTTTCGGTAAACTAGGCGATTCTGCGAATGGTAAAGGAAACCTTAAACAGTACTTTAATGATGTCGCGGTAAACTCACAGAAGATCTTCTCGTCGGTCGGTGCTCTTATTGGTCAACTCGTGAAGCTTGGCGCTGATCCGACAATCGGTAAAACATTTGACATTCTAAAGCAAGGTGCACCGGCTCTTGGCGAGTTACTTAGTAAGGCGCAAAAGGCCGGACCGTCACTGGCCGGTCTGGTCACGTCGCTTATCGGTATCGCAAACAAGATGGCCGATACCGGTGCGATAAAGATATTCTTTGACACGCTTAAGATCGCGGCTGATACCGTAAGAGCGTTCTTAGACAACCCAGTTGTTAACGCTATTCTTACGGTAACAGGGCGACTCTTCGGCATTGGTGTAGCCTTGAACATGCTTATCAAGGTAAGCAAGTTTGCCTTTAACTTTCTTATCGGTGACCTGATCGCGTATCTCAAAAAGATCTCGTTTGTTGTTAGTGGTATTGGCGACATGGCCAAGGCGTTTGGCGAGCTTCAAAAGGCCGGGTCTGGTGTTGAGGGAATGCTCATTAAACTTGCTGACTCAAACAATAAGTTTGTTTCAACACTTGGCAACGCCGGCATCAAGGCATATGACACATGGGGAAAGATTGGTCCGTCTGTTGGAAAGATGGGCACGGCTATCGGCGGCACATTTGCTGGTATCGGTAGAAGCCTTGGAACGTTCTTCACCGGCCCTGTCGGTATTGCTCTCGGGGTAATTGCTCTTCTTGTCGGAGCATTCATTCTCCTTTACAAAACATCCGACACGTTCCGCGCGCAAATGGACGCAGTGTTCGCCCAGCTCATGGCTGTGTTCGCCCAGGCGGGTCAACAGATCATGGCCGCGATCCAGCCGCTCATCCCTGTCCTCATGGGCGCGTTCACGCAGATCATGAACGCGGTTGCTCCTCTAATTCCAATACTACTAAACTCACTTGTTCCAGCATTCCAGAGTATTGTCACCGCGCTCATTCCTGTCGTGACAATGCTTCTGTCCTCACTTGTCCCGGTAATCGGACAGGTTGCCTCGGCGATTATTCCGCTTATTGGTACGATCATCACAGCTCTCGTTCCGGCCATTGTCGCGATTGTTAACGCGGTTGTCCCGGTTGTCGTGACACTTATCAACATACTGGTGCCAGTGTTTACGACGATCATCAACGCGATGATGCCATTGATCACGATGATCATTAACATGCTTGTCCCGGTTATCACGCAGATCGCGACAGCGTTTACGCCTGTGATCACGATGATTGTTCAACAGGTCGTTCCAGTCTTCACGCAGATCATGAACACGCTCATGCCATTGATCACGATGATCATTAACATGCTGGTGCCTGTTATTTCACAGATTATCACCGCGTTTATGCCAGTGATCACAATGATCCTGCAGTTGCTCATGCCAGTTTTGACGGTTCTGATCAACATTTTCTCTGGTATCATTACTGTCGTGATGAACGTTGTCATGGCGCTCATTAAGTTCCTTATGCCAATCATCACGACCGTTATCGGAGCATTCGCCGGGTTCATTAAGTTCCTCCCGCAGATCGGCACCGTGTTCGCGGGGGTATGGAACGGTATCGTAAGTTTCTTCAAGGGTATCGCCAACTGGTTGATCGGCCTAGTTGAGGGAATGGTCAATGGCATGATTGACGCGATCAACAGGTTCACTAAACCATTCAAGGACGCTATTCAAGCTGTTGTAAAGTTCTTTGGTGGCAACATTCAGATCGGTATCATCCCTCACGTGTCGCTCCCCCGTCTCGCTAAGGGTGGCGTTGTTGCGCCGTCGCCCGGCGGTTCACTCGTGAACGTCGCCGAGGCTGGTCGCCCTGAGCGTATCGAGCCGCTCGACGCAAACGGTATGTCAAAGCGCGACAAGGCGATGCTTGACGCCATGCGAAACAGCGGCGCCAGTGGTATTCAGATCAATGTTCACCCTGCTCCAGGAATGAACGAACAGGAGCTTGCCGCGAAGGTCGGTCGCGAACTCGCGCTCCAGATGCGTAAGGGTGCAATCTAATGGCTAGACGTAATCTAATTTCCAACCCGAGTTTCACGACTGGAATCTCCGGTTGGGGCGGTCGCCAGGGCGCGACGCTGCTGCCGTTCAGTGAAGACGGCAGAGCATGCGTCAAGGTTGTAAAGACTATTCTGCTCAACTCCGGTGCGATAACCGCTGACTACATCGCGGTAACAGGCGGAGCCTCACACTCAATCTCCGGGTACTTCTATATCCCTGTCGGTCAACCTACCAGTAGTCTTACCATATCCGTTATCTGGTACAACTTTACCGCACCGGACGTTTACGAGGAGGTCGGCGTACTCGCGGCCACCCCGGTTACCGTGTCCACCGGTGACGGATGGGTGCGCATTACGCAGATTGGAACCGCGCCTGCCACTGCGACGCACGCCAAGGTTAGCGCGTACCAGCCGGCGACTGGAACGGCTGACTCCTTCTTCCTTCTTGACTCTGTTCTCTTCGAACAGTCAGACTATGTCGGTTCATTTATCGACGTTATCAATCAGGCGCAGGAGACAGAAATTGTCAACCGCGCACTGAGCAAGTACCATGACCTGAACTACATCACCGGGTTGCAGCTTAACGCTGATGTTCAACTTGGTGATCTAGTTTTTAACACGATTGACGAGAACGATATTGTCTGGATGTGTACCGATATTGAGGGATGGTGGACAGTCGCTGAACCGTCACTACCAGACATTCCTCGTGGTTTCCAGGATGGCTCCTACGACGTCTCAGGACGCTACCAGGCGCGTGTTTTAACGCTTACTGGCGTATTTATTACCCAGCACCCGAGCGACGTCGGTATCGCCCGTGAGAAGCTTCTAACCGCCGTTGACTTGGTACGTAAGGGCGCCTGGTTGCGCACCAGTGAGAACCCGACGCGCGCCTCCTTTGTGCGCCTTAGCGGTAAACCAACGATCACAACGGTTAACGCCCGCGGGCGCACCGAGTTCTCGATTGGCCTAAAAGCGGCTGATCCTATTAAATACAAATGGGATGACACAAAGGTAGACGGTGTCACTGTTTCATCATTTGATCTCGCGGAACAGGCTCCAAATGAGTACCAAACCACGGACGTAACAAATGAGGGAACCGCTACTGTAACCGCTAAACTGGTTTTCACTGGCCCACTCGGTGCCGGGTCAACCCTTGACGTGTATCACGACGTTGATGGTTCAACCGAGAAAATGACGATCATCGATGAACTACGTGGGGCTGGAGCTGTTGCCACTATTACCTATGTGGAAATGACTGAGGGGGTCGTGACAGTTACGACCCTTGAACAACACGGGTTGTCGATCGGTGAAACCGTTTCGGTTTCTGGAACATCAACAATTGTTGACACGACCGCTGCCTTGATAACCGCGGTAACCGATACTCTGCCTTATAGTTTCAACTATGTTTTGAACACTACAGCCTCTATTGCAAAGACAGCCTCGTCCGGTGTCGTGTCACTTAACGCGCCAGATGAGATGATCGTTGACACGTATCACCGCAATGTGAGCGTCAACGGTAGCACGGCTGGTTATCGCTCAAAACTTGAAACACTCACTGATTGGCCTACTCTCACCCCGGGTGTTAGCACGGTAACATTTACCGATAGTATTGACCCGTCTCTTGTCTCGCTTAAAGAGTACAACCCGATAAACAACATTGTCACATTGACAACTAACTCTTCCCACTTTTTAACGCCAGGGCAGAATATAACGGTTAATTTTCCAACAACGGCTCAGATCGCATATAAGTCCATGGCGTCATCCGTTGCGACAATAACAACGAAGTCCGCGCACGGGTACTCTGACGGGGATATTGTCACGGTTGCCACTACGCTTGACAAAACAATCACAAATAAGCAGATGACGTCAGGCGTGGCCACGCTCAAGGTCAGTCTCGCGTCCGGTGAAACTCTGCCATTCTCGTCTGGTGACTCGGTACTTGTCGCACTTAACACCTCTGCTTCTATTATCTCCAAGAGCCGAGTCGGCACAACGGTAACCCTTACAACGGCTGGTGCACACGGTTTCTCAAACGGCGACCTCGTGACCGTGCCATTTTCCGTGTCAAACTATGTTGGCACAAAGGCGTATGACAAAAACGTTGCAACAATTACAACGCAAACGCCGCACAACTACTCGGTTACCGACCAGGTCACGGTAGCGCTACCAGTGACAACAACGGTTACCACAAAAACTATTACTGGAACGCAGGTTGTTCTCACAACGAGTAGCACCCACAACTATTCACTCGGGGATAAAATATCCGTGTCACTTCCTGTCACGGCAACACCAACGAGCACTAAAACGTTCTATGGTTCATCAAGGTTTACGGTTACCGCGCGTAGCGCGGACACGGCAACATGCACCTTGACAACGTCCGCGGCACATAACATTAGTGTCGGTAACACGATCACCGTGTTTGGTGTAGGTGCCCGCTATGACGGCGTGTCGCTTGTCGCCAAGACCGGCACAACAGGGACAACGGTCGTGTATGACCGGGATGGTTCCGCTGAGTCATCAATCTCTTCAATTGGTGCCGTAACCAATACGTCGCTAAGCCACAAGGTGCTCGTTGAGACAACATCAGCCCACGGGTATGTGGTTGGTGATCAGGTGACAATTAACCCTGGTATACCGTCAACAGTGAGTATCGCGACGCGCTCAGCAACGTCATCCGCCTGTACTTTAACCGTGGCGAACCATGGTTTCGTGGCGGGTGAACATATCACTGTTACCGGTGTTTCAGCGCGCTATAACATTGCTGACGCGGTTATTACCAGTGTGACAACGAACACGTTTACGTATAGTAATTCTGGTACCGCGGAAAGCTCGACGTCATCTACTGGTACAGTTGTTAACAATACTCTAGCCAATGGTTACGGTGGAACCAAGATTGTCGAGGCTGTTCCAAGCTCAACGACGTTTACGTGTTACTACTATGGTCAGGAAAACGCTGTAGTGAACAGTAATGCCGGGTCGTCCCCGAGTATCACGAATGACACGAACACGTCGCTAAATGGAACGGTAACATTGACCGCCGTGTCAACTAACACCATGACGTATACAAAGGGAGCATAGCATAGCATGGCTGGTACAGTAAACGTTGGTTCGGGTGGAACAAGCAATAATGGTGCTTCCTGGACTGGTGCATCCTGGATTCGTACAGGGTACTCTATGCCAACAGGTAACCTTGCCTGGGATGGTAGTCGCCCGGTAAGGATCAACTCCGCGAGCCTGTCCGGAACAAAAAGCAATGTTAAAAGTGTTTCCTTTAACGGCTATCTGTACGCGTACAAGGGTAGCGGTAGCATGTACTTCAGCCGTTACACCGGTGACGGCAGATCCGTAACGGACTCCACTGGATACACGTGGAGTAACGGTGGTATACACGGTTCATATAACTGGTCGACGTGCCCGGCCCAGATGTCACCACCATCAGTGTCGGCAAGCAGTACCGTTAGTGGCCGCATTGATTTCTCATGGTCCGCGCCGGACAGTGGTAATGACGGTATTTTTTATTACTACATTTTTCAAGACGGAAACCCCGTTGTAGGTACCAGTAATACGTCAGGGTACGTTGACGGTCTAACCGTTGGTTCAAGCTATCAGTTTGCGGTCTCAGCGATCAACGGTGTCGCTGTTGCAACCCCGTCTGGCTACTCAAACTGGGTTACCGTTCGAGGCGTGTCCTCCGAGCCACGGAACCTGCGTGGTTCAACGGCGACAACCGGCTGGTCTCTCGGGCGCGTTGACCTTTATTGGGACGCACCCGCGATAAGCGGTGACGGCGGCTCTTTCATGTACGTCATTAAGACTCTCGTAGACGGCAACTGGTATGACTGGGCGACGACGTCTAATACGTCACTTCAGGTAGCGAACCTTACACCAGGGCGGTCGTACACGTTTGCGATATCGGCGATTAACTCATTTGGTCAAAGCGGCTGGTCAAATCAAATTGACGTGACAGCGTCATATGCGCCATCAGCGGTACAATCGCCGACAGCCGCCCAGACCGGCGGGGTTGGTGAGGTGTACCTTACCTGGGCGCCACCAGCGGACACCGCGGGTGGTATCGCCAATTACTACATCTATCAGTCAACGAGTCCTGACACGGTTTACGCCACGGTTTCCGGGTCAACAACAACGTTCACGGCGACAGGTCTAACACCTGGTGGCTATTTTGGTTTCTTCATTCGCGCCGCGAACGACGCCGGCAACAGCGCGAACTCGTACGGTCCAGCATCGTCAACGGTTTACGCGACCGCACTCGGTCTGCCACTGGCACCAACAAACCTAACCGCGTACAATGATTCGCATGTTGCCGGGGCTTTGACCCTGTCATGGGCACCGGCCGCTGGTTCACTTAAAACAAACATCTACTACAACACGAACCCTCCGACATACATCACGTCAGTTGACGCGACAAGTTACCGTATCTACGGGTTGACACCTGGCCAGGAATACTCATTCATTGTTA